TGAAGCAGACGATGGATGACTATTTCCGCGTGCAATGGTTTTCGGATCCAACGGATGTCTTTGGAAAGAATCAGAGCCAGCGCCAGTTTGTCACACAGCCGTCGACCACGGTTCCCAACGATCAGGGGGCGTTTGCAGATTGGTTGTATCGCATCCCTGGCAAGACCTGCAAGGAGGGCGGACGCGAGGCATGCTTGGCAGGCACGGATGGTGGCCCCATTCCTTGGTTAAATCAGGCATCATAAGGGTAAGCGAACAATTTATATCATATGATGATAATTGTTGTTAGCTTGTGGTAAAATCTACATTTATCATGGTAAATCGAGGTGCAAGTTCAATGGAACAAATCACTTCATAGCGAAGAGAGGATAGGCCATTTATATGGTTTCCTGTTTCTACCTCTTTCTTATGATGCTCGGTATTTATATTTGTTGTAATAATTATATTTGGACGTGAATGATCGTGATGAATGCATCGTGATGTATCGTTAAGATCAACTGCATGTTTGATATCAATTGGAATGCCATATTTTTTTGCTCGATAGAAAATGGTATTATCTTCTATTCCCCATCCGTAATAATTTGGAAATCCATTAATCGTTTCGTAATCTTTTTTCCAAAAACAACAAATAGTTCCTAAGTTTTCGTTTAAACCAATTGGATGCCGAATATGGTTAGGAGGTGTATCATATGAAATAGATCCCCATGAAGTTGGATAGATATCTACATCGTGAAAAATAAATAATCCGTCGGGTCTTACTTTACATACCTCCAAAAATCCAATATTCAACATAGCCCCGCGATTAAATGCTCCTGGTGTAATTTGATGAATGACATAAAAATGGGCGTCAATGCCTTTTCCCTCTAGATAGCCTGTAAATCTCCGAATAAATTCCTGTAAATGTGCATTACGATTCCGATAGGGGATAATAAAATTATATTTCATTATATCATTGTATCATTTCATATTTAAGCTACATTATAGGTCTTTGCATGTATTATAAAATAGCAACTTGATCCATGAAAATGCTTCTCCAAATGATTTGCGTTGATGAAATACATAAAATGCAAATCCAACAAAAATGATTAGAAAGGTAAGCGCATTCATGATTTTACCAATTTTGAGATATAATTTTAGGGATTCATCAGGGGCATTACTATTATTTTCAATGTAAATCTTAATACTCTGATCAATTAATAATAATAAAATAAGTGGCACCGAAAAATACCATTTGCTTTTCGTCATCAATAAAAAGATAAAATAAATAAAAATCGTTTTCACCCATAATTTTCCAATCGAGATATTCTTTTTGGGATTCACAACGATAAATAATAAGAAAAATGCAACAATACCAAAAAAATGTCGAGCCCATGGATTGTGTTTAATCATGCTCTGTAAATCACAACTCACCATTGGACTTAACAGACCAAATAGTAACCATAAATACAGTGCAGAAATGGATTCTCTCGCATCAAAAATATCATTCCATAAAACGGGATGCTTGCCTGGATCGTACATTCTATAGAGTCTTCTTGTTTTTTATGGATCTAAGAATGGGCTGGGTTTGAAGATAGGGCTTGGTACTACAACGAAATTTCTTTAGAGTTTTCCCCTTGGTCTGAAGAACCGAGCGGACGCAGATACCAATGGCAGCCTTCTCCTTTCCCTTCGTTGATCGAGTTTGGCCCTCTGTTCTTCGAACAGAGCATGCTGTTCCGTTTTCAACGGAACATGGATCCGGTCGGACGCGAACTGTTTTCCGCACGGACTTGATACAGTGGCAGAATCGGGTTGTCAGTGATTTTCGTTTTTGCATTCTGATTAGTTCTCTCATTTTTTTATACGATCGTACTTCAGAGATCATGGAGATCAACCGCTTAACTCACTCCAGAGACGACCTTTGTGGAATTCAATCCTTTTATGCCCAATCTGTCGGCCCTGGTCGTTACCAGACTACCAATTTGGTACCTAAGGCCACCGGCGTCAATCCAACGGCAGTTGACCAATTGCTCATGTACCCTCGCGAAGGATACGGCTACAATAACGCAGCGATTGATGCCGATTCCATTCTTCGTAATCAGATTGCCTTTAAGAACAACCGCTGCCAGATCCGCCCCCAGGCGCGTCCCTTCCTTACTGTTCCTTACATGCAAGGTGGCAACCCCTCCCGTGATGTAGAGAGCCTTCTGCTACATTCAGAGCAGGTTCGCATGGGTAAGGAATGCGGTACGGTGACCGAGCAGTTCTTCTCTCAGCAATACACTCCGATGATCCCCATCTTGAAAAACAATATTCAGAACCCGAAGAACCTTGTCCCCGAGGTGGCCGCGGCAGGCTGGGTTCATGGAGGTATTCCCACGCGTTCGTATCTCCGCGATGTCAATTGCTAAGCATATTTATTCAATATGATCCGGTTATTTTCCATTTCTGGATCATGTTAATTTTCTCAAAATGATATAGAACATGTCTGCTGCTCCCAAAAAGACTCTAACGGCTGCAGAGCGCCAAGCAAAATTGCAAGAGATGCTTGCCAAACAGGAAAGAGAGGCCTCGGAGCGTAAGCAGAAGCTGACCGAGCAGATTGCCGCCCAGGCGGCAAAGGCAGAGGCAGAGGCGGTCGCGGCTGCAGCAAAGGCGGCTCGTAATGCATCGCTTGCTGTGTTTGGCGTCCCGGCTATGAAGGAAAAATCCGTAACACGCATGTCGGCAGCAAAGAGGCTGGAATTGATGATGGCCCAAAATGAGGGAAGGGCAACCAATGTAGTGGATCCTGCTGCCGTGAAAAAGGCGGCGGAAGAGGCATTTAAGGCACTGTCTGCCCCCAAGAAGATTGAATATTTGCGTGCAAAAGCCGCGGCTGATATTGCAGAGGCAGAGGCCAAGCTAGCCGTATACAGAGTAAAGGTGGAGGAGCGTCTTGCTCGTGATATTGCCGCAGTGCATAAAGAGACGGGTGACCCTGCAGAGGCCCTTTCCGACCTTGTTTCTGCGGTGGCCTCTTCCTCTTCTTCCTCGATGGCTGCCTCCCCTGCCTCGGTGAAGTCGGTGCGTCGCACCACCCAACAGGTGTTTAACAACCTTCAGCGTGAGCTGGCATATGAAGAGGGTCGTGTGCAGCGCCGTGCGGAAGGTAAGGCACTCTCTCCTCGCCCCACCGCGACACGCAAGTCTACCCCTGAGAGGGTTAAGACACTGCAGGCGAAACTTGCAGAGTCCCAGATGAAGCTCAACTCTGCCGCCACGAGAAAGCTTGAGTCGGCTTCGAAGAAGTCCGCCACGAAACAAAAGGCGAACAACAATGCGGCCAGACTAGAAGCCTATATGCGGGCACGCGCGGAAAAAAAGAAGGCTGAATCTTCTGGTGCAGCCGCTTCTTCTCGTAGCAATGAGTAAAGCGCTAACAAGACGGCGTCGCCGTTTCTTTTAGACCCTTAATGAATTCTCGAATCGCTTGTAGATTCTCTTCCACGGAGCAACCAGGCTCGGTGGAGAGGGTTAGAACGGGAATGGTCGTATTCTCAATCCACTTCTTGTGCTGTTGATCCAGTGCATCCAGATAGTCGAGTTGAATGCGATCCTCTCCTTGACGATTACGAATCTGGATACGATCCTTTGAAGTGGCAGAACTCGTAGATAGATAGATGATCCCATGTACGGGATGTTGTTTGCTAAAGATGGAGAACCATGTATCATAGAGCTCCCATTCCAGCGGATCCATGTCGCCTGCATCGCGGAGCATTTCCGCAAAGACATATTTATCGGTTAGCACCGAGCGCTCGGTCAGAATAATGTGCGGCCCCTTCACGGAGCGATCCAGACGCTGGACCGCTTCCTGAATGTTTTTGAGGCGAGTGAGAATGGCGCAGTTTTGAAAGGTATAGGCCCAACGCTTTTTATCTTCATAGAACAACTCTAATAAGTTCTTTCCAGCCGCATTGTGAAGAGCCGTCCATTGCCCCACAGGTTCATCAACCACATGGAGATCGGGAAGAGCCTTACGGATCTCCGCCAACAGAGTGGATTTGCCTGCGCCAATGTTACCATCGAGAGAAAGAATCAAGTGTGACATAATGGACTGTCTTATCCATCCAATGGGGAACCTACATTGTCAATTTTTATCGCATTTAAATTCAATCCCGAGATCAGAACGAATGGCACTCTATTTAAGTACCGTCGAAGATGCATATGGGCCCATTTTAACGGCGCACTGGGAGAAAAAGGAAGACCCGCAGCATTATGAATATCTTACCTCGCAGTTTGTGAACCCGAATCCAAAACGACACATTTTGGGCCTTGTCGGTGGAAATGAGGCCAGTTTGATTAAAGGCAATATGGTCGATTTGGAGTCCGATTTGCGCGGCATCAACATCCCGAACACCTTTTGCCCGTGGAAACAGTATCAGCCTCCGCCGAAGCATCAAACTGAGATTGTCCGAGACAACACCAAGATCTCCCTCAAGATTGATGTGCAGAAGGCAAACCTACCGGCCTATCAAATGATTGCCTACCCTGCAGTGGTGGCACCATTTCCCATCAAGAACGAAGTATGCGTCACTCCCGAGAAGTATTAAATACTTTAGAATCTGTTATCTTTTTCCTCGCTATTTTATTAAACATAGCTAATAAGAAGAATGTCGTGCTATACTACACAGCAGGCTCTAACACGCTTGCGAAATGATCCCTTTCACCAAGTGGATGATATGAGAATTACATCGTATGCCGCCCGTTATTATTTAAATCCACCCGCTGCCAACTGCCCGACCACCTTTCCCGTCAATGCAACGACCCGCCTTCAAAAGAGTGGAAATTCATGGGTGGAGGGAGAGTGGAAAACCGATGTAGAGTCCGATTTGAAGGGTATTGACCGCCTGGGTACCAAGATTCGTTGCGACAATGTCCAATATAATCCTGATACGAATGCCTTTACCAATCGCGGTCTTAAAAATGCGAAAGATGAAAATGTGCCGCAGACCTTTGCCCGCCTAGTTGATCCCCCATGCACCCTTCGCACCACGGGCTGGAATCGCTGGCAGCCTCTCTTCCATAATCCCCAGGAGACCTTTGAGACACCATTTGACTTCTTTATTCCGTCTCGTGATCTTGATAAGGATAAATACAATACGCATCGCATGCAATCCTGCTTTACGCCACGCGACCAGCCACCCATTTCTGAGCTGGGGCATGAAAATGACATGTATCCTCGCTACCCTTCTATCCAGACTTAAATGACAAGATTGTATTCAAGCTATGCAGGCAATAGTAGAATTGATACAATGCAGTATCGCCTGTTGTTCATGCTTCTTTACACCCCAACAGGAGCCAATTCGAATTCTAATCAGATCCGTTGATAAACCGTTACTAACTTACTCCTCTTCTTCGGGTGTGAGTAACCACATTTGATGCTCTTTCATTTTCGCCATTTTCAAATGACCTTGCACCCAATTAAAATGTACCAGTACGGCGGTTTCTTTTAATTGATCCACATTTTCATAAAACATTTTTCCATTTGGATAGTGCTCCAATGGAAGAGCGTTCATCATGCATGCTGGTTTGACATATCGGTTAAAATAAGTTTGATCGTTATTATCAAATGCACAGGTCTGATATTTCTTCTGCCCTTTCTCGGATACACAGTCATAAAGTTGGCACAGTCGATCACTGGTTTTGATATACAAATAACCCGTGCACATATTTTTGGTATTTCCATTTTGCTGTGAATCATTTTGAACCCAGACATCATAGGTTGTATCTTGTTGCCATGTTGTCAAATCATGAAGTGGATTGGATCGAAAGACAATGTCACCATCCACCAATAAGACATTTATGTGAAGAGACAGAATCCGATAAATGAGTTCCAATTTCAAATAGCAGATTCGATCATATCCTTTCGTATTCCAGGGGCAAAATGTGCCTAACTCATTTTCCTCCACGCAATATACCTGATAGCCTCTCTTTCGAAGAATGGCCGCGCCCTTGGTATCCAGACACACTAATAGGACTTTTTTATCCAATCCAAAGGGTTCGAGGCTCTTTAGCATGTTAAGAGTGTATAAGAGATATCCGCGATTGGTGATGGTGGTGATCACGGTTTCGCCAATAAGACATGGAAGAAGATGGTCTGCCGTTAAAGAAATCGACATAGTCTATTCTATGGAGTCCTATTTATGCTCCGTTTTCAACAGGGTGCCCTCTCATTTTAAAATTTGGTCTTTCAGAGATCGGGTCGTCTTTTACAAAAAATTTAAAGGTAGAAACTGGTAGTATGGAAATCGCTGCCCTGTCAGGACTTCTTGGATTAGGATGGGTGGTCTCACGAGCCGGTCAGAAAAAATCATCTGCCCCACCAACCCTATCAGCCTCTCAATCAATGGCCCAAAATGTAGCCTCTTCAAGAGTTCTCCCCCCTTCTAACCGCGAACAGCCCCTTCTTCGTGAAGGATTCATGCCGGCTGCGCGAGGTCTAAACTCGGACCCTCTTACTGTCGCCCCAAAAGGTGCAGCTGCCACGGGGTTTGGCCCCGAACTCGATATGATGTATCAAATGCCGAATGGCCAAACCTATCCATCGGAGCCCAGTACTGGGCCATACGGTACGGCACTTGGTTATTCCTCTAATAAGCCGCCTTACGCCCCAGGATATACTCCGGGTACGATGCCAGCCCCTTCTCCCATTGATTCTAATGTCCCCATGATGGAATATCGTTCTGATAATACGGAAAGCAGCCCCACATACATTGATAGTGATTATGTCGTTAGTCCACTATCAGGTCAATCCATTCCATCCAATGAGTTTAAGCATAACAATATGCAGCCTTTCTTTGGAGGGCGCATCAAACAAAATATGGCACCTCAGGCCAATGTCAGTGTGCTCGATGCCTACAATGGAAATGGGTCCACGCAAATGAAAAAGCGCGAAGTCGAAAATATGTTCGAGACCAGCCGCGCTCCCTATGGAAATCCTTATGGCATGGAGGACAACACCGAATTCTTTCAGTCACGCATTGCTACACAGGCGCCTATTGCCCGAAATGGAGAGCGCCCCTTCGAACCCACCAAAGTCGGCTCAGGAATCGGCGAGAAGTTCGGCTTTGCGGGCAAGGGCGGATTTCAGCAGCTGGAAATCAATGAAATCATGCGTCCCAAGGATACCAATGATCTCCGTGTCATCTCCAATCCCAAGGAAACCTATGATACACCGATGGTTCCTGGAGGCCATTTCATCGGTGTAAGCGCAGAGGTCAGCGATGTCGGTGAAGTTCGCAAATACAAGCCCGATACCTTCTACATTGATGAAACGGGTGAGCGCTTCTTTGTCACAAACGGTGAGCTCATCAAGGAGACCGTGCGTTCCACGCAGGTTCTTCCTCACACCACGCGTCCAGAGACCTCCGTCGAATACGAGGGTGTGGCGTCTTCACAGGACTTTGGAGAGAGCTATGTCACGGGTTCGTACCGCATGCCGATGTCGCAGCAATATGGCGGTGCAGGTTATCGTAATGCAGACATGACAACCTACTATACGAAGGACATGGGAGCGCATGAGGCGGATTATGGTAAATCCTCCATTGAGATTCGCCCCAATGAGCGCAATGAGACCTCGGAGCGTGTGATGGCGCTGAATGCGGTCCCTGCTGAGAACGGTATGGTTATCGCACACTACACGGATGATGCTCGCCCCACTCGTCGCGCGGAAACCACGGGTAACATTCGCATGGCAGGCACACCGATCACCTATGCTGAGCGCGCCCCTGCGATTACTGTTTGGGATCCGAAGGACATTGCTCGTACCACTGTCAAGGAGTCTACTATTTATCTGGATCGCCCTGGTATCATGGCGGCGGCCTCGGCGCCGAACCGTCTGAAGGTCTATGATCCTGATGACATTGCGAGACCGACGCAGAAGTCGCAGCTGTCGACCAACCTGGCATGGACGGGACCAGGTGGCAATGGTGCGTGGAACGATGTCATGGATCCGAGCTTTGCGTACAACATGCGCACCAATCCGAACAAGGAGCAGATTGCTCGCGGCCGCAAACCAATCGCTGGTGCGGGCAATTCGGCCACCTTCAATGGCGATCCAGGTCGTCAAGTGTCAAAGAAGCTGGATGCGGACTACATCAACGACCGCGCTCTCGCCATCAATCGCTCACTGGATATCACGCCAGGCGTGGGCGATATCGGTCGCGTGGAGTATCGTGTTCCCCTCAAGCTGGATGTCAGCCGTGAGCGCAACACCTATAGCGCGGTGGAGGCCGTTGACAATAATCCGCTTATGCAGAGTCTTCGCAAGAATGCAGAGATTGATGAGGTGGCGATCCGTGAATATCGTCAGTATCTCTCCGCGCAGGCATAAATTATTCGATTCTAATAAAGGGAATGTCTTGCCCTACATCTCACCGATTTTCTAATGGATTTCGAGTCATTTATCAAGAATCTTCGCAGTCCATTCCCGTTTCTAGTATTCATGTCTTTTGCAATGTGGGGTCTATCTTTGAAACAGATGGTATACGGGGTGCCTCGCATTTGGTAGAACATATGTGTTTTAAAGGCACGGAGACCATTCGAGAGGCGAGAAACCTTCTCGTTCAGTATAATAAGATCGGCGCGGATTTCAATGCCTACACGGAGAAAAGATATACGACTTATCATATTAATTGTGATGATGCACATGTTCCTATGTGTTTGAAATTGCTGTCCGATATGATTTTGCATTCTGTATTTTCCAAAAAGGAATTCTACAAAGAGCAGAAGGTCGTGATTGAGGAACAGATTCGCGGGCAAGATAGTCATATTAGTATTCTGGGGGATGACATGGATGCGATTTATTATAAGGGCAGCCCCTATGCAAATCCGATCGATCACATTTCATATCACCCTACGCCCACGCATTTATCCTATGAGGATATTTTCAAATGGTACAAATGGTTTTATCATCCCTCCAACATGGTATGTAGCATTGTAAGTAATTTGTCATTTGCGAAGGTTATTTCGATGTTGAAAAAGACCGCATTTATGGACCCACCACCGAAAGAATGCCCCCAACTTCCATTTCCCTTTCCCACACCGATGGCGGCATTGGCACCGATCAGTTCGGGAAAGGCGTGTATCCGATACATTCAGAAAAAAGGTGTGGCGGCGACTGTTTTGGCGATTGGATTTCGCACTTGTGGCTTTAAGTCTCCTGATAAATATCCGCTGATGGTCTTGCAGCAAATCCTGAATGGATTTAGTGGAAGATTATTTACAGCGCTTCGTACTAAGCGTGGATTGACCTATTCTTCTGTATGCAATGTGGAATTCAATGAACATGCGGGATATCTTCAGATTCGGGTCTTAACGGATCCAAAACGACTCATACAAGAAGATTGTAATGGAGTTCTGCCTGTTCTTGTTCATATGATAGAGGAACTCCAACGAAAGGGGGTTACGGTGGAGGAGGTGCGTCATGCGAAGGGAGGTCTGAAAGGTTCTTATTTGTTGAATTTACAGTCCATCGATGCGATTGCGAGCTATAATGGTTCACAGATCATTCTTACGAATCAGCCTCCAAAGGTTCCCTTTCAAGAAGTGTACGAAACTTATTTGGCGAAGGTGACAAAGGCAGATATTGATCGCGTCATCAAAACATATTTGTGCAAGGAGAATTTGTTGGTGGGAATTCTGTATGATCATGCCGTTCCGAAAAAGAAGATCGAGGAGATCGTGGATCGTGTGGAATAATCTGCGGATAGAGTAGGATGGCAGAAATTCTTGAAATAATTTCTGCACTGGGAAGTTTAATCACATCGTCAAGTTTTAGTAGTAATAAATCTAATACAAATCATAATACAAAAAAAACATTGAATCAGTATTTGTATAATATTAAAATTTTTTTGTTAAACTTTCGTAAGTTATTTGATCAATTAATAGAAAAATTACAACTACTTGATAAGTCAACATTAAATAAAAATTCTATAGATGATATATTTTATGATATTATTCCTAAATTAAATGGTGACTATCAACTACTAAATGAAGTATATAGAGATAATACACCAAATAATAATAATGCACCAGCAGATATAGAAGGAAAACTTGATACAATAGTACATAATGTTCCTCAAATAATGGATAGAATGGCATTAAACATTAATATTATGGTAGGATTAATGAAGAAAAAAGAATATATATCTTCATTTACAATTAAAAATAATCACTTTTCAATTAATAAAAAATCAGGAGGGCGTCGAACTACATATCGGCCATCCAATTGCCATACCAAGCGCACCCGACGAAACTCCAAGAAAACTCGCCGCGCAAAAAAGCATTCTCGCCGATCCCGTCATCCTCGTCGTCGCACACGAAGAGTTTAAACAACTTCATCCATACATGAGTAAATGGAGAACAATCCAGAGGAACCAACTGTCGCCCCTGTCAAGGAGAATCCCGTTCATGAGGAGTCCGCGCTAAGCTCATTTGATCGCGTAAAGGGATGGTGGGGGGACTATCATCAATTTGTGGCAGGTGCAGTATTTGGCGTCTCCGCCATTCTACTGGGATCCTTCCTTCGGTCTCGTCGCAATTAATTGTGCGGATAGAATAGAATGGCAAGACGCAAGTGCAGAACAAGAAGAAAGCGCCGATCGGGTGGTGCAGAATCTCTTGATCCGGCACCCTATCCCGCAGCCGTTATGGCGGAGGGACGGCAGCCAAGCAATGAGATCATGGAGTGGGCGACGACAGCGGGTATTCCTGCGCCGCTCAATATGCAGAATGTGGCACATGGTGGCAAGCGTAGCACGCGTAGAAAGCGTCACGGAAAACGCCATGGAAAACGCCACACGAAGCGCTCTAAGCGCTCTAAACGCACTAAGCGTAGCAGAAAACACAGTGGAGGTGATTGTGGCTGTGCGATTCGCCCATAAAGGAAGATATAGTTCTTCTATATCCAATATGATATATTGAATATAGATAGAATGGCGGATGCAGCAAGAAATCTGTCAGTTTTAACAATGGATGACAAAACACGCGATTCTTATAGCAGTGCTCTTATGCCTGTTTTTATTGCTGGTGGAGTAATGGTTGTAGGAGCTGGAGTATATAAATGGTGGACAACGCGTAACCAACAGCCAGAAAATCCGACAGTACAAGACCAGTCAGTACGAGAACCCCTTCTACAAGGACAACCGCCAACAGGAGGCCGACGCCTCACCCGTCATCGAAAGAATCATAACAGAAAGACGCGTGCTAAACGAAGAACATAAACCCTCTTACCGATGAATTGATAAACGGGGCATGGACTCTCTGTCTGAAGGACAAAGCATACTACCTCAACGAGGCATGGACCACACTCCCATTATTCTAACCGGCCCTCCTGGATGCGGAAAAAGCCACTGGATTCAGAAATACGCCGAACAAATCAACAAACAACTCTTTGTCTGCCCCTGCCGAAAAGATCGTACCCTTCGTGACGGCCGCCAGAAGCTCCACATTTGGGCCCGCCGCACCGAACCCGCCATTTTGTGGCTCGAAGGCGCCGACGATTTAACACCCGAAGCACAAGCCTTTCTCCGCCGCATTTTGGAGACGCACGCCTCGGATGTACTTTTCATTTTGGAGTGTCGCGATGCAGGCCGTCTTCAAGAGCCCATTCGCTCACGATGCAAAATCAAGAAAATCCCTCCTCCCTCCTGGCCAGATCTGGAGACCTATCTCTCCTCCTTTCATGGTGTGAATGCATCAGATATTAAGGAGTATCTTGAACCCAATGAGTATTCCTATCGCCGTGTCATACAGTGTACCATGCTGCAACTTCACTATCCCGAAACATGGAAGACAACCCTTGCACATCGTCGGCAAGAACGAAGCGAATTATCTACCCTATCCGCTGATCAGCTGATCTCTTATATTCAGCGGGGATATCATCCCGATACCTTCATTCATTCCCTTTTATCCGATGAGCGCATTCTAAAAGACTACGGTGCCTGTATGGAACGGGCAGGGTCGTTATGGGCGTTTTTGGGGAGTGCATTGCATCGTCGTACCCATGCGTTCGATACGGTCGCTACAACAACGCCAAAGGAAGAAGAATGAACCGTGATTCCGTGCTATCTGTCTACTCGGATGCGCGAACAGAGTACACCAAACAGCTCTGTGTCTTCTTGGTTCCCGCTTATTTTCAATTCTTTGTTGATTTGTTGGAGAAAGCCAAGCAGGCCATGGTCAATGAGCCAAAGAAGGGGCTCTGGCAATTCCAGAATTACTTGAACGACATTCATGACTGGAATATGGAGCGTGTGAATCAAGAAATTCATATTATTCATACCAATTCGGGTTGTGACTATTTGGAGGATCTTCTTACGGCGGTTTTCATTGCCCACACGAAAGTGCTAACGGCCATTCGTCTGTCCTCCAACCAGAAAAAGGTGGAGATCAACATCCCTAAAGTTGAACATTTTCTCTTCAAGGTTCTATGCGAGACATCGAAATTGCTATGGAGTTCCACTTATCTCTTTCGGGATGGTATTTCGGGCATTGAGAAGCAGCAGAACTATCGAAACATCGAGACGATTTTGAACGATGGCGTTTTGCAGGCCGTGCGCAGCATGGTCCCCGTCAAGTCCATTTTGAAGGATTTTGTGAATCAGGATGTTACGGAGGAGGATAGTGATGATGAGCCCGAAAAGAAGGAGGAGCTAACTGTTCCTCCAGCTGTTTCCATTACGGCAGAGGAGCCAAAGAAGGAAGAGCCAAAGGAAGAGAAACCCGTTGTACCTGTTATAGCACCGGTTGTAGAGAAGCCCGAAGAGAAACCGCTTGAAGAGAAGCCTGCCGAGCAACAGACCATTATCATTGATGATAAGCCTACGGTTCGTTTTGGGCAATTTGATGCAGTATTTGATTCAGATCACCCACATGATTCCGATATGATTTATGATCCGAAGGAGGGCGAAGAAGATGATCCTAATGAAAAAGATGCTCCGGTTCTTGAAATCATGGAAGAGAGTGGATCCTCTCTTATGGATGGGGTTGATTTCGATGTACTAGATGCAAAGAATGAAGAAATGGGTTCGGATGACTATGAGGTGTTGTCATAAAAGCGCGGTTGCAAGGCGTGTGTTTTTCTCACACGGACTGAATAATGATGCCGTCGTGGTTCCCATGGATACTTGTGGGCGGAATTGTCTTTATTCTTCTGAGCTATGTTGGTGCGAAATACAAGGACAAGGAGTATCGTAATATTCAATTTCTGCAGGATTTTATCAGCGGTGCGATTCTGATTGCGTTTACGGGTGTTTTAGTACCTGATGTCTTTCCGAAAGTGGAGCTCCCCTCTATGATATCATATCTATCAAGCGAATTAGTCGATGATCAAGATTTGCAAGTGGGCCCGCCCCGTCTGGCCGGTCGATAAATTAAATGATAGTCAGGGATAGAGATGTCACCCACGATCTATGACTCATCATTGATTACAAAGCGTCGTCAAATGAAGGCCGAATCCGGCAACTTTATTAATCGCATTCAGAACCCTATTCAGCCCAACACAGGATATGCACCCGCCCTTGGAATCTGGGATCAGTCCATTATTAATGATGTAAAGAATGGTCAGATGAAGTATTACCGCAAAGGTATGGGAGGTTGCACAACGGTTAGCAATGGATGCCCTTGTGAGCCCCTTCCCGCTTCAGATAATGCATGCTGTGGTACCAATTAAATGTACACTCGTTTGTATATGATAGAAATACGAATTACTATCATATACATAATAAATAAAAGTCAAGAATAGAGATGCCAACGACTATCTACGACTCGTCATTGATTACAAAGCGTCGTCAAATGAAAGCTGAATCTGGCAACTTTATTAATCGTATCCAGAATCCAGTTCAACCTAATACAGGATATGCGCCAGCTCTTGGAATCTGGGATCAATCTATTATTAATGATGTACATAATGGTCAAATGAAGTATTACCGCAAAGGTACAGGAGGTCTCACGACTGTTGATAATGGATGCCCCTGCGCTCCTGCTATAGTAAATGAAACAGTTTCTATTCCTCCTGACGTCCCTGGACCTGTTAGAGATATTCTACTCGAATATGGAAGTGTAATTGTTACATGGAATGCTCCAAATAGTGGTGGAATTCCTACCTCCTATACAGTATCTGCTATACCAACTCCACCCAGTGATTTACCAACGGTTACCGTTACAGGTGTTCTTACTACTACTTATTTATTTGCAAGAGAAGACTTGGTATTTGGCACAGAATATCAAATATCAGTGATTGGTGTCAATTCATTTGGTAATGGATCTCCTCCTTTACCTATACCATCTATTTTTGCACCATATGGTGCGCCATTTATATCTGTTTCACAAAATAGTCAAGTTGATCAACTTGTTATTGGTGTTAATTATAATACAAGACCTGCATTTGCTTTAACAAGCGGTACTACATTTAATATTAAGATGTATATTAATGGTACATTACAGTCGACGCCTTCCTATACCTCAAGTATCACACCTCCTTATGATGCAACAATTACAGTATCAGGATTAACACGAAATTTATATACATTTAAGATTCAAATTATAAATGAGGCCGATAATAAATATTCATCGTTTAGTGACGAATCCAATCCTATCGCTCCTTCTGTTTTTCCTGGACCAACTATAACAAGTAGTAATACTACTTATATTTCAGTAACAATTAACTATGATCCATACTTCACTGCGTTTGTTCCAGCACTCGGAACATTATATGATAATAATAATAATATAATTGGTACAGGCGGCGCATCCGTTAACCAAATGACAGTAATTGGCCAAGGTTTGTCATCAGACACACCATATAATGATTGTTATATAACAATCAACGATACCGTAAATATAAGTGGTCCAAGTACAAGATTTAGTTTTAGAACAGAAATTAATCCATTTTAGGAATATCATCTGGTCCAAGTGCAAGATTTAGTTTTACAATATAAATATCTATAGCTGACAATACATATGTACAGCCACCATCCAATAACATATTCTCTATTACTTTACGATTCTTTTTATTAAAAAACATATTATTCACAATATGTTTTTATATAAAGATTATTTTTGCTGGAATAATATCATATGTATAGTACAAATTAGACGCCCATCGAATAAACGGTTTCCTCCGTCACACCCGTCCATACGAAGTTCTGAAACACGGCATGCGAAAGTTGCTCTTTTGGCACGGCTCGATGCACATCTTGCGCAATACGGATATAGAGTTCAAATCCCTCATATTTCTCTTCTCCATGGCGATCCTCATAAATGGTCTGGCCCGCATCATTCACCGTCCAGCTCCATAGCAAATTATAAAGCGGCGACTTGGTCTCATACACCTTCCAGGAATCCTCTTGGCTCAGAATGGCGACATTTTTTCCTTTCTTCTTGGATGGCGGATCAAGAAAGAGACCGTCGATAAGACTGACCGAGAGGCGGCACAGATCAAAGGAGGGATTGGGGACCACTTTCGGTTTATGGTGATCGAAGAAGGGTCCGAAATTATATTGATCTCCCGCATCCTGATCCGGCCAGTGATCATCCGATACCCAGAGGTGCTTTCCCAATCGAAAAATGGAGCGACCAAAATCAATGATCGTGAAAATCTTTCCATAGGTCGGCACTTTCCACATCGTTCCATCCTTCTTTTTGTAAAATAAGAAGGCCTTGTCCGTTTTTCTCCACAAAATATTATTGGAGTGGAGATCATTGTGAGTGAAACAGATGGAACTCTGAAGAAAAGTGAGTACAGAAATGACTTGAAACAGCCAGGCAATCCATCGTGCCTCCCATGCCGCGCTGCCGCGCTTGCACCCGTCAATTTCATCTTCATCCAGCAAATCGTCCATGACACCCTCTTGCGCCTCTTGTGCGATCAAAATGATCGGCATGTTTGGAATTTCGAGGCAAATGTCAAAATTACCGTCCATGGAATCAGAACCAGAGCCAGATCCAGACTCCGAACCAGATTGAGACTCTGAGCCAGAGTTCGACAGAGACTCCGCGTCAGATGGAACATCAAAATCAGAATCCTCAGCCGTTTGTTTCAGGATTTTTTTATTGATCTCAAAAATATCTGATCCATTCTCCGCCTCTTCTTCGATGTTATCAAATGTGATCGATTCCACTGATTCGATGTCGCTCTGATCCAGAGGATCCATGAATGAAATCGGCTCCAGCTCCGAATCCGAATCCGAATCTTCAAAGGGTGATGTCGTAATTTCCTTGTAGAGTTCATCCAGGGCCTCTTTATCTTCGGTGTTCTGATGCAAGAGGGTCAGGCGAGCGCTATGTGACTGCATGCCCTTCCAGAACCATCGGCATTGGCGATAACTGTCATATTCATTCGAAATATTGAACTGATAGATCTTGCTAATCCCCGTAAAGGTTCCATACGAAAGAACACAATGCGGCGTGAGATCCAGTTCGCGAAAGCGGCTCAGTACGAAATTGGCGACGGCATCCACATAGGCCTGATTATTGTGACTGTGAAGTTTAAGAAGAGTGTTCTTCCATGTCTTTTCACTTTGAGGAAGAAGCGGATGCTCGGGGCATACATATTTCTCCTTGATCATATCGATCGGGTTGAGAAGATGAACCACTTTGGTAAAGACCTCGCAGTCTTCGGTTTGATCGGGTTGATCATAAACGGCCCGTTTGGCCTTCCAGTGTTTGGGACGATCTTGTGAGACCCATTCCTGAATTTGGTACTTGGTGGGAAGCTCCATGTTCTTGTGAGAGAGGGCCGATTCAGGGATGGTAAACAGATCAAGAGCGGGGAAATAGCGTTGCAAGTGAGTGTAATGAGAAAAAGAGGAACGGTCATTTTCTGATAGTTCATGCGCTCGGCAGGGATCGCGCTGAATTCCTTTCAGAATGGATCTCATCTCATTTCTTCGTAGACTTCTCAACCGGGTCCACAAGCGCACCATGCGGATAGGCATCACAGTACAGTCGGACCAGCTCGCCCTTGCCGATGGAATTCTGTCGAGCGGTATCCTGACTGACCGTATAGTCCAGTGATTGAAATCGGTTACACAGAACGGTCCGATCGATTCGCGAGGAGATCCAGTGCCAACTTTTGGGGTGTAAGTTCTCTAACCCCGTCTCCACAATCTCACCACATGCTCCTCCATAAGCTCGAATGGCAAAGTCGGCTCCAATAGGTGATGTCGGTTGGCCATGTGTATCCTTTGGACCCAATCTCATGAACTCCCAATCAGGATGCGTTGTTGGTAATGTAATAAAAGGACGAGCATGAATCTTTCTCTCCCAGATTTGAAAGCAGCACTTTGCGGCCATCGGAGGCTCAAAGGAACAGGGCTCCAAAGGGATATCTTCATCCCATACCAAGTGAAGGGAGCGGGGTAGTTTATTATGAACACTGACACGACGAAAAGTGCGTGGAACAATGAAGGCGATGACATCGGCCCATGGCGCTGCATGTTGAAAGAACCTGATGGCAAGAGAGCTGACTTTGCCAAAAGGGGGGTTACCGATCACCAAGATGGGGGCATCCATGTCAGGCGGGGTATACTCAAAGAAATCTCGCTGAATAATTTCGGGATGTTGTGGGGAAAGATCCATCCCTATGCGCTTTTCAGTGGGGATTCGTGTAAGAAAGCTGCCATTGCCTGCACTGGGTTCAACGATCAATCCCCAGTTAGACCAGCGATAACGATTGCCCACATGCTGGATACATCGTTCTGCAATAGCAGGAATGGTATAGAATTGATCAAGGCCTGCTTCTCGTATACCAGCCGCCATCGTATATGATGTCAGATGATATAACCCGATCTTCAAATTTTACGATGAAACGCGTGTACAACATTCATGACAAAAAAGGGTTGTTGTACTAGAATTATCATGGCATCACAAGGGGGTCTCAATGTCAATCTCCGGAAGTTTGTGATGAAATCCATTCCACAAGATGCAGTTGCTGTCTTTATTGGTCGTCGTCGTACAGGTAAGTCAACTATTGTTCGTGATTTGCTCTTTCATCATCAAGATATGCCGATGGGTTGTGTGATTTCCGGAACAGAAGAGTCAAACGGTTTCTTTAAAAAGATTGTGCCACCCATGTTTATTCATGGCGAGTACAACCCTGTCATTTTGGCAAACTTTGTAAAGCGCCAGAAATTGGTCATGCAACGTATTCAACAAGATGAGGGCAAGGGCATCAAATCGAATATTGATCCCCGTGCCTTTATGATTTTAGATGATTGTATGTATGATGATTCATGGACGCATGACAAGAATATTAAATATTTATTTATGAACGGACGATGGCTCAAGGTCTTCTTCCTTATTACCATGCAGTTCCCTCTTGGTATTCAGCCCGCTCTTCGTACCAATGTCGATTATGTATTTATTCTGAGAGAACCCTACATGAACAATCGCCGCCGTCTCTATGAAAATTACGGGTCTGCCTTTCCATCCTTTGAATTTTTCTGTCAAATGATGGATCAGTGTACTCAAAATTACGAATGTCTTGTGATTAACAACAATACACAGAGTAATAAATTGGAGGACACCATTTTCTGGTATAAAGCGGAAATTCACGGCGAATTTAAGATGGGTGCGCCTGAATTGTGGCGTCAATCTGAGATGTTGGCGCGTATCAAAGAGGAGGAGGACATTAACCAGTATGATCCCCGCACTTCACAGCGACTGAAAGGCCCCGCCATCAATGTAAATAAGAAATATTAATAGGATGAATCGATACAGCAAACATCTTTCTGGTATTGTGTTTATGATACTATTGCTTGGAATGATCATATATTTTACCGTGAATCTACGGTCTTGTGAATCCTTTGTGGACGCGGGTCGTTGTGGCGTGGATTTACCCTCGTGCTCTGGAAAACGCATACGGTGTATGAATGGATATTGCAAATCGGATATCCCTCCTGAGCTCCCTTGTCTATCCGATCTACCTATGACGCCACCGACGCGTTATTAATAAAACCTCACCCTGTGTTAGAAAATGGCTCACTCCAAATCAATGGGCATTGGCGCAATGGTTGTTCTACTTATTATTGCCGTTACCTTACTACCTATGATTGTTCGTTATGTCAATCGTATGGAACCGCACTTTGTCGCTGGATTTCGCAATTACATGAGTCCGATCGACTACAATGGCAATTCCACCGATCAGGGAGTCACTGATATTCCTGCCATTGGCCGCACCTCCCAGCTTCCTTCATGGCGCCCTGACCTCAACACGAATTACCTCTGCCGCTCTCCGAACGAAAGCGGAGTGCCATGCCCTGAGGGTCAGTTCTGCGATGGTACGACACAGGCATGCGTCCCTGTGTATGCAGGCGGTGATCCCAACAAGAATTGGGTTGGATATTTTGCGTAACAAAAAACTCATAATAGTTACTATTATTTATTTTTTGTATTACTTTGTTGTATATTTACTTTGAATCGGATGATGATTCCGATGGTGTTACCGATGGGGTGACCACCTCATTTTCAACCTTCTCCACAGAAACCGCAGCCTTCTCCACCTTGCGCTGAAAAGCCAAATCACCCTGGCCGCCAAACATGGAGTCAAACTGACCCGACGACGAGCCACCCACCACCTGCTTCGAACCCTTCGTGCGCTCCTCGAAGAACTTCTCGCGCGAGTCCTCATTCTCCTTGTACTTCTTCATGAGCGTATTCAGCTGATCATTCGAATACTCCTGATCCTGCACCTCATGCGGCTGAGGATCCCATGGCGTCCACTTACCAACATCGGCCATAAAGATGTTGTGGTACTTGTCCTTCGACTGGAGCTTCTTCGCCTTGAGCTCTGCCTCCTTCGGATTGCCATAGACACCGCGTACTTTCACGCCGCGAATGGAAGTGTGAAAGTCATTCTGCGCATGGAACTCCTCCTCCAGCTTGGTCTTGTGCGAATACAGAAAATCATCATAGGCCTCGTTGATCTTTGTCTTGTTGAGATCCGCCTTGCTCTTCTGCACGAAGGAACCATACGAAGTCATGATATCATCCACACGCAGACGATTCTTACGGCAAAGGGCAGCGGCCTCAAATTGATCCTTCTTCTCGAGCTCCGTGGCATGCTCGTTCAACTCCTCATTCACATGAGTTACGGTATCGACCAGGAACTTCTCCAGATTCTTGATCTTCCAGTCGACCTCGTAGGCATGAAGGAATCGCTTGAAAAAGAAGAGGTCCTTCTTTTCGAGCACTTTCTCCGGACTCAGAAAACTGAGGAGCACATAGCGCTGGCCTGGAATCTCGGTGTCTTCGTCTAGAAAATCTTCCAATACGGTGTCGGGTTTATTGGTGTCGCTCATCTCTATGATTCTCTGTGTTGCTATGCTTTAAACTCATTACCCTGTCTGGAGCCATCCGAGTTCAGATGAGTTTTTTTCTTGAGACTGAATATAGAAACATGATGGGCTACGGATTTGCTGAAATTGTTAACCGCGTTATTAAGTATCTGATCGAGGGTCTCGTGATTGCCGCCGCGGCTATCTTTATCCCCAAGAAGGCCCTCCCGATGGATGAGGTCGCCACCCTCGCTGTCCTCGCCGCCGTTGTGTTTGCCATCCTGGACGCTGTGAGCCCGAGCGTGGGAGTTACGGCTAGACAAGGCGCAGGTTTTGGACTAGGAGCCAACCTCGTCGGCTTCCCTGCCCGCATGTAAATCCGGTTTACATCAAAATGACTATCATATTGAATAGATGTCCTATTATTTATGATAATTACAGTATATGTTTAAAATCGTATGAAATAGTAGAATGGGAAGTTGGTTTAGTTCATTAGAGTCTTCTTTTGGCCCATCTGATGAAGCTATAAAAGAGGCACTACGAAAAAATCAATCTCCCCCGCCGCTAAACGCAATACAAATACAAAAAGAACGAAATGAGAAAGAACGGGCCCATCGAAATTCCTTTAAAGGTGGTAAACGCCGCTCATTGCGTAAATCATCGTGTCGATCGAAGAAACGCCGCGGGACAAAGCGTCAAGTCCGTTAAGTCTCCTCGCCGAATGATGTTCTGAATGTCCGAATGAATCTTGCAGTTATTCGTTCGCACCAGGGTCAAGGACAGATCTCGTCGGCCTACGAGCAAAGGAGTCGCCAGAAAAGTCGCCAGCTGACCATAATGAATTTTCTTATGAGGACCATAATATTTCACTTGAACGATATGCTGAAAACATTCGTCGATTAAATCAATTCCTTTATCCGTCAAAGGGAATCCAGCATTTCGTTTATGGCTCAGAGGAAGATCCTCATAGACATAAAAGGGACGGTTGTGCTGTTTGGTTAAATGGATGGCTGCATAGTATTCAAAGAGAGTGGGTCGGTGCCTAATATGGAACATCTGATCCTTCAAATAACGGAGATGAGATTGCATGGTACGAATTACATCCAACAATTACTGATATCAATTTTATGCTGATTATAATTTCTCAAACATGGAAAACATTTTAAGACCCTCGTGAAAAAGACGGACATCCGCCAAAATCTTTTTCGCGATTGCCTTTGTATTTTTGTTGCGATACGATGAAAAAACCCAAATGTTTGAATTATATTGTTTCCAGTGCTGATACTGTTTGTAATCCGAACCGATTGTCATGTAGATGCTATAGAGTTCTTTCTTGTACGCTTTATGTGTTTCATCCATTGGAGGCTGCGGAGTAGAGGGCTCACGAGTCTCAATCATTTCAAAAGAATCCTCAAAAATGAGCCCCATCCATTTTAGCATGCGATCCATTTGTAACTGATCGAGTTCGCGCTCATCATCGGTATCAGACCGAACCAGCGTCGGGGTGGGTCGGTTTCCTCCTGAAAAATAAGAGGTGTAGATACCCGTTAGGCTCGAAGCCATAATCGGTGCAATGTTATTCACCACCAAGTGGTACATAAATTCGGAGGCCACGGTCGCCATTTGTTGTAGGAGGGAATTATTTTGTAGGCCCTATTCTTTTTCTAATAGCTTTTTCAAATTAATACAAATTTCTACATTGTAGTCGATATTTGTATTAACACCGCATTCATAATCCACAATTGTACCGTCTAGACTGTACGAATATACCCCCATTTCATATCAGAACAGATCTGCTCCCATGTCTTGTCCTGCAAATACAACTTATCGCGATTTTTGAGCAACGGAAAGCAGGCCAGATACTCATCCATCTCCAGCAATTCGCAAAATTTATAAAGGACATACCCATACGACAAAAAGTTGCGCCGGCCCTTCGGGCAATGCTTCTTAAACGACGGCTGAATTTCCCGAAACATATGGCGCAGTTTCTCCTCGTCTTCGCGCGACATGAACGGCGCATTTTGTCCATTGAGCCGATTAATAATGTGAGGAATGTGTTCGTAATATTTCGAGCATTTCATCTTTCGAAGAATTTCACGCAACTTCGTGGGCTTGAGAGATCCCATGTTGGTGATGCGTTCTTTCTTAAGTTGAATCAAGATCTCATCGTAAATATCGGCGGGAATTTCGGTACTTTCCTTGGCCTGAAACTGGGCGAGCCATTCATTAAAATGATTAATTTTCTTATAGGCATAATAACAAATCTCTCGAGGGGGGTCCTTGTAGGATGGCTTGTCACTGTCGACCAAAATGAATTCCTGGTGTCCGCATTTTGCGCATGTGAGATTGGCCTCATTTAAACACATATTCATTTCATTTCCACAGCGCTCGCATAAAGTCCAAGGATCATCATATTCATCCTGGTTGCTTCGGCCCATAGCGGGATCCTCCAAATGCAAATATTCATTGAGAAGCTGGTGACGCTGAAAGCTCTTTTTCTCATTGGAGGGCGCAGGTTCCGATCCATCATTGCTGGAATCCAGCTGAAAAGAATCAAGCACACTATCAAGCGTTTTCTCTTGAGCAACTTCCTCCAAAATGGCTAAAATGGATCCAGGTTTCGCTTTATTCGATGTAAATGTCGCAGTTCCCTGTTGAATTTGGTCCTGAATGTCGTAATAATTATACAGAATATCACCTGTTCGAAGATAATAATCCATTACCTCTGTTCCATTTTCAATAGACTGAATCCGCTTCTCTAACAATTCCGCATCGCGCTCCCATCTCCAGCTTTCCATATCCGTTGTGGCCTCTTTGATCTTCTTTTGAAGGTGTGATAATTCCTCTTTGTATCTTTCAATGTTATCTTTTTCTTCCAACATGGTTTGAACTTTCTGATTGTGAATGGCATCGAGCGTGGTACGAGCTTCTGGGTTACTTCGCTTCGAACTCTTTACTTTGAAAAATGCACTGTCACTCATCAAATGTACTTATACGGTATGTGTGGGGTGGTTTTAAACCCCTCCTGTTATCAATGGATGATTGCGTGTGAACTGCGTTTAAATTCTGTGAAAAATGCGTACGGTATGAGTTTATGATCCATAAAACAGATATTCAATCGTAATGGGTTCAGAGGGTTCATGTTGATAAACATGGGTGCGCTCAACAACATGCTGCATACGCCGATCAAATTCAGTTTCTTCTAGATGGAGGATTCCTGCATGAGTATAACGAAAAGGCGAAGGATGCTTATGATTTCCCTCTTTGTATTGATCGGGATTCATTCGAAGAAAGACAATCTTTCGAAATCCAATATCCTCATATAATTCTATCATGCGTTTCTCTTCACATGTATAATTTACATGTCGATTCTCATCAATTTCAATCACAAGACAATGCGATCCAAAATCAATGAAGACATCGGGTCGGCGTCGCGAACACCCCCCTTCTACGATTTTATCAAATCGCATGGTAAATGTATCTTGAAAGTGTTTTTTAAGATAGTCAACAACATGGTGCTCTTTTAACTTATATTTTCGAGGGATTATTGCATCTGGATGTAATACACAGTAGCATCGAAAACAGTAGGGTTTCCATTGGGATCCGATAATTGAAATGGCTTTGCAATGCTGACAGGCACTGGAGGGGGTACAAATGATGCACTGGTTCTTTTGTTTATCATGAGGGCATATATAACTACCATCGCATTCTTTACAGATTGATTTTCGTTTTCCATGTTCACAAATGAGATTACCTTTACATTCTACACATTGATCGCGTATTTTATTATGATCGCATATATTTTTACTGCCGCATGTTACACATATATATTTATTATTGCGGTGAATGCACAATTCAGATCCAACGCATTCTACACAGCGACTTTTTCGTAATTGATGTTGACATATACTATTTCCTTGACATTCTATACAGTACTCTTTTCGTTTAGAGTGTTCACATAGGTCATTTCCATTACATTCCATGCATCTACTTTTTAGTTTTTGATGAGGACATATACTACCACCTTTGCATTCTATACATCGATTACGGCGCTTGTTATGATCACATATACTTGCACCATGGCAATCTATACAGTTTTGTTTAATTCGATTATGTTTGCAAATTCCTTTCCCACTACATTTTTTACATGAATATTTATTTGTTTCATGTTCGCAAATACAACATCCCTTACAATCTTTACATTGAAATGAATATCTACCATGTTCGCATTTTTTACGAATATATTTAGGTTTCTCCTCTGCCATTACTAACTTAGTTTTATGATTTTCATAAATCAAATTTTATTTTGTAGTTATAATTTCGAAGATATATATTTGATATGATACATACTTCATAAAAATAAAATGTTAAGATTGAAAATCATCCCGGCCATTTTTCAAAAAATGTGTTTTCCCAAAATTTTTTTGTATTCTCTAAGTATAAAACTACCATGACAGGGGGCGGATTAATGCAACTTGTAGCGTACGGCGCCCAGGACGTGTACCTGACTGGCAACCCGCAGATCACTTTCTTCAAGGTGGTGTACCGCCGCCACACCAACTTCGCCATGGAGTCCATCGAGAACCCGTTTAACGGCGCCCCGAACTTCGGCAAGAAGGTCACCTGCACCATCCAGCGCAACGGTGATCTCATTCACCGCATGTACCTCCAGGCTACCCTGCCTCAGGTGCAGCTCCAGTCGACGGACGGTTCTGGCGCTCAGTTCCGTTGGCTCAACTGGATCGGTCACAACATCATCGATTATGTTGAGATTGAGATCGGTGGTCAGCGCATTGACAAGCAGTACGGTGACTGGCTTCACATTTGGAACGAGCTCACTCAGGAGGCTGGCAAGCAGGCCGGTTATGCCAAGATGGTTGGCAATGTGCCCGAGCTCACGAACCTCCTGTACCAGGGTGGCTCGACTTGCGACAACGACTGCTATGGCGGTGAGCCCCTCACTTCGGAGGTCATCACCTCGTGCTCGCCGATGTACACCCTGTACATCCCGCTCCAGTTCTGGTTCTGCCGCAACCCAGGTCTTGCTCTGCCGCTGATCGCCCTCCAGTACCATGAGGTCCGCATCAACCTCGAGTTCAACACCCTCAACAATGTCTGCTGGGATTACTCGAACTCCTCGGACCCCCACGCGATCCGCAACCGCGTCGGCCAGTGCGGTCTCGCCGCCGCCTCGCTCTATGTCGACTACATCTACCTCGACACGGACGAGCGCCGCAAGTTCGCCCAGGTCTCGCACGAGTACCTCATCGATGTTCTGCAGTTCACGGGCGGTGAGTCGATCACCTCGTCGGCCAACAAGCTCAAGCTGAACTTCAACCACCCATGCAAGGAGCTTGTCTGGGTCGTTCAGCGCGACTCGTTCGTGTCGTGCGACGACAACATCATCAACCCGTGGAAGGGTCAGCAGCCGTTCAACTACTCGGACTGGTGGGACCGCTGCGTGCTCGAGTCGGGTTACTCCGTCACTCGTGTCGAGGGTATGGCCGGCAAGAACCCGACCATCACGGGTCTCCTTCAGCTCAACGGCCACGACCGCTTCCAGGTTCGCGACGGCAACTACTTCAACTGGGTCCAGCCGTACCAGCACCACACCAACATCCCAGCGGTTGGCATCAACGTGTACTCGTTCGCTCTCCAGCCAGAGCAGCACCAACCCTCGGGAACATGCAACTTGTCGCGTATTGACAACACCACGCTGCTGTTGACTGTCTCGAACAACGCCGTCGGCACTAACCTGTCGTCGACTGTTCGCGTGTACGCCACCAACTACAACGTTCTTCGTATTATGTCGGGCATTAACTTCGTACTAAACGCTTGCGCTGCGTTACTGTACGGATTTGCATTAGCAAATCACCTGTGCTCAAGAGCTAGCTGCCCTGCCAACAAGCAGGGGCAAACAGTATGACTAGCTAGTGGTTTTGGAGAGATCCAAGACTGCAAGATGACCTGGTTGCGGGAAACCCCTTACAACCTTTGCTACTACTCTTTTTTGGAAACATCTAAGAGAATCCAGGGTAATGACCTCGGACACAGTAAAAACGCAAAGGATTGGGCAATCCGCAGGCGAGTTCCTAACGCCGCTATGATAGGCAATGGAACCGTTTCAGAGACTGCAAAGGCATCGGTAATCAATGAAGGTCTAATCAACCTGAGATTGCCTAAGGTACAGTCCAGCCTCCTTGGAAACATGGAGGGAATGATCACTTGGGGTGGTCTTGCTTATAGCAACTAAGCACTTTTGCTTGGTTATTGTATTACATTTTGTATTACAATTGAAAAATTAATAAAAATCAATATATTTTTTAATTCCGATGATCGGTACATAAAAAATATATAGGAAGTACATAACAACATCGCTTTCTTGGCCGAGAAAGCGAATATATCGTTACAACATGTGTGGCGGTGAGATAAAGTATGCATTTTAAAAGCAAACCTCGTTTTCGTATCCGGAAAGCGAAAACAAGTATAAAGACCTAATACTATCTATATTTAGGAACAGTATGTCAGAACTCAATATTATAGAACTGATTGAAAATCACCCGATTTCTAAGCTTACACATACATATAATGTAAAATTATTGGATAAAATCAAAACAAACTTCTCAGATACGGAGCAGCAGTTATTCATTGGAAGTTTTTATTGTTATTTGAATTATGATACAAAGAAGGATTTTATAGTCGATTTGGATAATGTATGGAAATGGTTGGGGTTTAATAAGAAATATAATGCAAGTATCGTACTAAATAAGCAATTTACAGAGAAGATTGATTATATTAATCTCGCTCCTGCGCCTTCAGGAGCGAGATCTGATGATGAAAAATGGGGCGGTCAAAATATCAAAAAAATCATGATGACCATCAAATGCTTTAAATCATTATGTCTCAAAGCGCAAACTAAGAAGGCGTCTGAAATTCACGAGTATTATATGAAGATGGAAGAAGTATTGCATGAAGTCATAGAAGAAGAAGGGACAGAACTGAAACAAAAAATGGAGGAGCAAAAACGTCTATTGGATCAAAAAACAGAGGAACTACGCATTACTCCTGAACTTGAAAAACATCGTATTCTTCTGAAAGAATATGGACACATCACAGGATCTCTTGTTTATATTGTTCGAATCAAGCAATGCGACCATGGAAAATACATTATTAAAATTGGCGAATCGCGAAAGGGAATTAAGAATCGTTTTAGTGAATTTAAGCAAAAATATGGAAATCAAGTCCTAATTTTAGAATGCTTTCCAGTTCATGATTCAGCTGGATTTGAAAAATACCTTCATCACCATTCTGAAATCCATCCTCATCAAGTGAAGAATCTGGAGGGACATGAAAAAGAACATGAATTATTTTTGATGGGTGGAGAGCTAACTTATCAACGTCTTCTTCAGATTATTGAGACAGGTATGATTTCTTTTAATAATCCAGTTTTAGAAAATGAACGCCTGAAACTCGAGAATGAACAGTTGCGTGCGGGGACACAATCATCCCTACACCTGTCTACACATGATACCACACTCCTTCAATTGCTTCTTCAAAAAGTTCAGACTCTAGAAACTAACAACAAAGAAATCCTATCCAGACTCAACGCAATGCAAACCAAAACAGTAACAGCATGCTCTCAACCAGATCCGCATCTTGGTCCTCGCCTTCAGAAGATTCACCCAGAAACGCTACAAATTCTTCATGTCTATGAATCGGTAACTGAATGTATGAAGGAAGATCATGCAATGAAACGACCAAGCATTAATAAAGCCGTTCGAGAAAATACAGTATATCGTGGATTTCGTTGGCAATTGGTAAATCGCGAACTTGATCCACATGCTATTCAGACTCTTGAACCTACTAAAGTCACAAAAGTTCAAAAGAATGGATATGTTGCAAAAGTGAATCAGGAACAAACAGAGATTCTTCATGTATATCTCGATCGTAAAACTGCAGCACAGTGTAACCAGTATCCCTCCATCGCATCCTTAGACAATGCTGTGAAGAATCATACCATAAAAGATGGATATTATTACCAGCTCTATGAGGAATGCGATGCTTTACTAAAGAATCAATTTCAAGCACGACATGGAAATGTTCTACTCTATCATGACGGAATTGGGCAATATGATGCAAATCATACTCTTCTCACAGAATTTGCAAGTAAATTCGATTGTACCGCACGAGCAGGGATTAGCCAAAAGTCCCTCGCAAAAGTCTTAGATAAACCCATTCCATATAAAGAATATTATTTCAAGAGTCTTGGTGAGAAACTTTTTTTGTAACCCCGAACGCACCAAAAATTGACCGGCCCGCATCTTATCTTCTACGGCATATACAAGAATGTCCTGTCAGGCCCCCATCCAGCAAGGCGCAAGAAAAGGCGAACTCTGTGGTAAAAACACAACCGAGCAATACTGTTCCAAGCACAAACGCCAGGCCATCATGGATAAAGCCGAGAAGGAAAACATCAAGTATTGTGACATTGCACGCGGTTGTTATACCATTCTGGAAGATCATCAAGCAAAATGCGCGCATTGCCTTCATAAGGCCCGAATCAATGACCGAAAAGCAAATGATAAGAAACGACAGGATCCGAATCTCTGTTTGGATTGTGGTCGAACACTAACAGAAGAGATACGAGCGAAAGGAAAGCATGAGAAACATCTTCGAAGATGCGTTCCATGTTATACAAAGTTACAAGCACAAGAAAGCAAACGACCCAAAAGAGAGCGAAACTACAAAGCAGAGGCATGTACCAATAAACATGTCATCTGGAATCATTATGTCAAAGGAGCCAAGAAGCGCGGTATTGATTTCTTACTTTCTAAAACTCACTTTCAAGAATTGATCGTGAAACCGTGCTTCTACTGTAATCATCAAAAGGCGGGGGAAGTCAATGGACTCGATCGTATCGATAATCAAAAAGGATACATCGAAGAGAATGTGGTTCCCTGCTGCGAAGCCTGTAATGTCCTAAAAGGTTCGCAACATCCACAAGAATTCATTGATAAGATGCAGGCGATTCATTTATATCAAACCAAACAACAACCCATTTCGCCTGAGTTACTGGAAAAATGGATCACCTATCTGTCTAAAACGATTCCATCCTATAAAGCCTATTCAAAGAGCGCAAATTCGCGCAATATCTCCTTTGAACTATCGGAAATAGAATTTTCAGAAATTGTCAAACAACCATGTTATCTCTGCGGTCAAATAGGAAATAATGGAATGGATCGCCAGGATAATATAAAGGGATATTTGCTCGAAAATTGTAAGCCATGTTGCGGACATTGTAATTTGATGAAAAGAGATCGAACCTATGAGTCAATCCTACAATGCGCATCGCATATGAATTATGCCGAATTAACGACTTTCATCTCTTCCAAACAAATTCCGATTCGAACATCAAAGTTTGAAGCACGAATCAAAGTAGAACATCCTGAAACGCAAGAAACGGTCTCTCTGGAATATAAGCCTCTAAACGAAATCATTATTCCGCAAGAACCTATTCCACTGGAGATTCAACAACAATTACAGAAGAAAGAGGTAGTACCCAAGCAATGGAAAACCAAACAGATCAATGAATTTATTCAGAGTCATCGAGAAAATGAATACAAGGCATACTGTGAGCAGAATAATGACATGTCGAACTTTCCCGATTGGGAGAAAGACTGGATGGCATTTGTTGGATCCGTCAAAGGCAATAAAGAAGCGGAGCCGATTATTAAGGCATTTGTCGAAAATCTCAGACGAATTCGTCACAATCAGTTATGTGCAAAGGATATTGTGGAGAAAGAAGACCGAGAGATCTGGCCTGCGATTACGGTAGCAAAAGCATTTCTGGAGGGAAAGTTGGAGAAATTCAAGGCGCACACCGAGGCCCATACAGGAGAAAATGCAAATGATCCAAAATGGATGAAGCGATGGTCTGCCTTTGTAGAGTCTTTGGAGAAGAATCGTGACCATCTTCAAGAATTAAAAAACCAGTGCAGCAAATTTATGGCTGCGCAACGAATCAAGAAATATCGCCAATCTACATAGAAAATGAGCGCTAACCGACAAGATGACAAATGGAAATTTATTGGAGAAGTTGTTATAGTAGACTATCGCGAATATCATTCAAAGGCAGCGCGCATGACAACCAAGAATCGCATAAAAGGAATCCATGAAAGTTTTGTAGATCTTCTTCAATTTGTATGGGGCCGCGATCACGAACAAATTAAACAATACATCGAGAAACGGAAACCAGAGGATGAGAAATTACAGAAAGTCCAACATAAAGTGAAACCCGAAATTAAAAAGATGTTAGACATTGATCCAATCCCCGCCAGTAGTTTTACGGCTGGAACAAACATACTGGGAGACTCCGATCTTGATTTTAATATTCCTGTTCCTGATATGGATCTACGAAAACTACTTATTTTGGCAACAAAATGCGGTAATTATGGGTACGACTTTGCAGACATTCGAAATGAGGGGCAGCCAGGTGTGAATTATGTTTTTTCTAAGTTTGTAGATGGCGTTGAAATTGAAGTGAAACTTAATCATGCCATCCCTTATATGGAAGTAATGAATAAAGTACATGACTATTTGGATCATCAGATGCCGAAGGAACATAAACAAACCATTGCATGGATCAAGCAACATTTTAAGGATTTAACAAAGAAACGAGCAAATACAGAAGAAGCAAAGGCAGCAGTAGAGTTAGCCAAAAGGCAGTATAAGGAATTCAAAGCGCTCTATTACGAACATGCGCTGTATCCGATGGGACTCGGTGAAATGATGTATCCTGTCAAATAAATCATTTATGACCTTTTAGAAACGCGCTTATGAGTATATCCACCAGAAACGGATCGCATTTGTTTTTTTAAAAATGAATGTGTTCGCTTGGCATTGCGCAATCTATTCTCGATTGCATCAATTGTTCCCTGATAGGTTGCCATTAATTCATCTTTTTGCTTACATGCCGACCCATTAGAAACAGAACATAGACCTTGAATTTCTTCGATTTTTTTCCTATATTCTTCGAGCACGGTTTGATTTTCAATGAGTTGGCGTTCCAGATCACGATATTCATTTTGTCGCCGCTTTTTGATGTAGGATGGAGTATAGATATGTCGCATACCTGGCTTTCTCTGTATTTCTGCTTCTCCAATATGATTCTTTAGGGTTTGTGCGATTCGTTTTGATCGTAACATTTTTTTCGCTTCTTCTACCGCGATCCGTTGTGATTCATATGTGCGATACAATGCATTTGTATTTCTTTCTTTTTGTTTTAGTTCCATGGCTTGTAATTCATTGGCATACTCATTTGCATACTCATTTGCATGACGGGCCTTCCGTTTTTCAAATGCCGCTTCATTTGTCATGTATTCATTTTGTGCTTTTTCGAATGCAGCAAGTATTTCATTTAATTTCTTTTGTTCCTTATGTAATTCTTCTTTTTCTTTTGCTTCCTCTTTAGAAATGGTAGATAAAACAGATTCAATACTATTGCGTAAGACATGGGGTGTATTATTATTCCTACGAGTAAATAATTTGTTAGTCACTGAGTTGTTACGACATACAAAATTATAATAGACTCCTGGCTTGCTTTTACATAATTCTTTTTGTGTTATACGAAACCGATCGTTGATCTCATTCAATATATCATGAAATGAAGTAACATCTTTATCCGTCAGATCATCTATGTAATTTAATACATCATCGGGAAGAGGATATGCACTATGTTCGTATAAATCACCAATGTATTTGTAAATATCTTTCAACTTTCCTTTTTCTACATCTTTAAATCGTAATCTATCTTTTTCATAATGAAGCTCTTTTTTATAGTCAAGGGAGTTGCATTGTTTTGTAGGATCATCTAAAAAAGGATCAATATCAATGATGCCTGATCCAAAAGAAGAACATCGACGATAAGGTTTTTTACCCGGAAAACAGCTTAATGGATATAATATGAAATTAGGACACATGTGTCCAGGCGTATAAATAGCAACATTCCCAAATGCGTTGTATATTTCGGCATGATGTTGTACTGGATCTTTTAAAATGGTAGGAGTCAGTTCACATAATTTGTTGGTAAGCTCACTATGTTCATAACTGATCGCGCCTGATTTTACTTTCACAACAATGATGCAATTCTTTGGAACTCTAAATTTGGTATCTCCTTCTGATCCATGTCCGCGAATGAGATAGGCTTTTGTGGCAGGTGTCACCACAAATGGCTCTTTTTTAAGAGATAATGAATCTGAACTCATATCCTTCCTATTATTCTATTATATTTCATATTGGAATAATAAATTTGACAAACATTTACATAATACATAACGTATAACAATGTCAGATATATATCCGATTGGCACAAAAGTAATGTCATTTGAGTGGTCGTTACTTAGAAAAAGTATGGGAACATATGGTGTTGTTGCTGGATATCGTCCCGATGAAAAGAAGTATATGCTTATCCCAGCAAGAGCATCGAAAGAGATGAGGATTGTTGGCGGGACAGAATGTAAAATAGCAGATGCCGGCTTTCCAAACAATGCTACGACAAATGCGATCTATGAATCATTAGATTTGCAGAGTGAATATGTGTGTAAAATTGAAAATATAGATTGATTTATCATATAATAAGAATGGAAGTACGAAGTGAAGTACGAAGTGAAGCACCTCAAGAGATAGAAAAGAGAGAGTGCATTATTTGTTTAGATGAGGCAGAGATAGAATGGAGAGAATTAGAGTGTCAACATGGCTATCATAAGCAGTGCATAGAGAATTGGATCATTATTAATGCACGATGTCCTTTGTGTATGAAAGATATCAATGAGAAGATTGAGAGACCTATCGATGCAAATGTAATTGAAGAGCTACACAATAGGGCCATTCTTCGTTATCTTATCTTTATCTTTTGTGTCGTTGTTGTAATCATTGTAATGGTCTTATGTAGTTCATAATATATTATAAAATTGATATAATCATATCATAATTATAACATACAACCATGCAGCATATGAAAGAAATCGTTTCCAAATATGTCCATCGATTTATTTCATCAGAGATTGTTCGCCCTACACTTGGAAGATGGAATGTTCAACATAATACCGAAATGATTCACTTCAAAGTAGATCAAGCAAATACAGATCATTCATGCTGCACTCTACACGATTTTCAAAAACAAAATGATAAAGAAAAAAATCTACTTCCATATTGTGTATAATACATCATTCCACTTATTTTTATAGTATGTTTAATCCTGAATTGAATCCACATGGAGTCATTTGATTACAATAATGGGGTTTCTATGCGATAAATTGAAATCGCGGTTCACTTGGAGCACTTGTTTTAGCTGCATTACGTAATATGATATAACAATTAGAAAATAATTGTCCTGGCCTGCTGGCTGGTATGCCAGGAAAAATCACAAAAGCTTCAGGCTGGGTTACTGGATCTTGTCCCTCCTTCTCAACAGAATTGCCGCTGCTGTCTATATAATATAAGCTACTGCGTGCGCCAGTTGGAACAAACGCTGTAAATTCTTGATAATCTACAGATATACTAGAGAATTCAAAGCCGTCCTGTACATAATGGCTTGTATAAATAGGGATCGCCAATGGTGTAAAAGAAGGTACAGCGCCTCGGCTACTCTTATTTGATCCATCTGTTAATATGATATAAGAATTTGTATAAGTGATACTTGGTGATAAACCACCTACTACCATTTGTGTAGTTGTTGCGGAAGCAGTGCCAAGTGGGTTTCCACTACTATCATATAATGTGCCACTTGATGGATTAAATGGATCTGCTGGCTGTGATGTAGTGCTATAAGCAGCATATGTAATTGTTACACTATTTCCTCCAGGTGTAGCAGAATTTACAGTGGGTGCAGTAGAGGCGGTTGATATGGATCCTACTTTATCAGACGGCATACTTGTAAATGTACCATCGAATACTGTAATATACACATCAGAGTAAGTTTGACCCGAATATAAGTTGTTTATTCGTACTGTTCCTTCATCTACCAGTGTAACATTAGGAAATTCTCCAGTTGAATAAAATACTTTTATTGATTGTGTTGTGCCAAACGGAGCGACAGGCTTCGTAAATGTTAGAGTAATGGTTTCGAAAGTTGAACTAGTCTGCTGTAACAAAGTTGGTTTAAGTGATAAGGTTTTAATGGTAAAAGGTGTACTTGGATCTGAGCTTACTCCTGAAGCAGTAAGTGTTAGTGTACAATCATTATAGATAGTTGCTGCAGCTAAATTACCAATGTATATTGTATTTGGTTGGGTAATTGACACAATGGTTGGAGTTGCACCTGACGCGACTACAGTGGCACTGTCAAATGTGAATTGTCCTGGAGTTGCCGAAGAATAATTAGTAATTATAAGGGTCGCGTTTGTTGCACTTGACGCATTAGAGGACAGTACCACAGGAGCAATTCCATTTGTAGTAAAGGAGGGTGTGACAGTGGATGGAGAACTATCAATAACAATATCATTTATTGTTTTTCTAAATAGTATGGTAAGACTCGTATAGGGTGTATTTGGAGTTAAGCCAGTAAGAATGACAGATGTATCGGTTAGACTATTATAACTAATACCTGGTATATTGATAATACATGTTGCTCCAGTTATAGAATAAGTATTATAAAATACTTGAACGGATGTACTTGTAATATTGGATCTACTTATAATAGTAGGTCCAACGGGATAGACTGGAATATTCTCATTTTTTATGCTGAATTCTGAAGAATCAGTACTATTAAATAATTGTACTTGAAAGGTATATACATTTAGATAGGATAGATCATTAACTACAATCTGATTAGGTGAATATGCCGCGCTAGAGGTGGATGTTAGCACATTATTTGTATAGGTTCGAAGATTATAATTTGTTGCAGTGAATGCGGTATAGGGTGTTATATTGATAGTAATTGTATTAGGAGAAGTATTGGAAGAACAAATAGTTGTTATTGGTGCAGCATATGGTTGTGACATATATATTATATCTACTAAATTAGTTTATTAGATATAAGTAGCCGGACAGCCACTTGATAATTGTCCAAGTAATTACTATAAAGATAGTGTATGTACAATAAAATGATGTATTAAAACGAAATGTAGAATTTAAAGGATCTTCCTCCTATCTTACATAGAATGCGTGCTCTATTTCTTCTTCTCTCGCTATTTGCTCTCATCCAAGCTCAAGAGTGCAATGGCCGCGGCCTTGCCACACTGACGCCTCTACATGCGACGGCAGTCGAGAATGGGTGTGTCAGCTTTAGCGTTAGCGCTGGCACAGGATGCGCGTGGATGTGTAACTATTGCGCGAATCAGCTCGGGCCTAATTACTATTTTACGAATCAAGTCTGCACCTACCAAGGAACGGGCTGTGTAGGAAATCCACAGGCAGGTATAATGTATACATGCTGTTCTACATAAATCAGTAATTGTTCTTATTTGAATCATTTATAAATCATTCAAATAGGAACTCCGCTGAGCCGGAATCGAACCAGCGACCTGAGGATATCCAACCAAACGACTACAGTCCTCCGCTCTACCAATTGAGCTATCAGCGGTCAACCAACTGATAGCAGATGAACGATCAGCAGGCTATCTCCGTATCAGAACTTATTTTTAGAAAATAGACGCGTTTTCTCTATCTCATTTTAAATCATTCCCATGATCAATCATGTCGAATCAAGAAGACGCGGCGCTACTAGTAGCCCCACCATTTGATCCGGTTTATGTATACAATCAAATTCAACCGTTTCAACACCATGATATGGAAAGCGCAGCAAAATCCATTTCACGCCCCGAACAACAGAATCTTGATTCATTCATTCTTATTATTGATTTTCCAAATTTTGGAGGTGGAGTACAATTTTTCTTACAATCCATTCTTCAACGATACAAATACAATAATACATTTATCATTATGCGAAACATCGATAATATGATAACATGCACAGTAAATGATAGCAATGAGTTATTTCGCAAACCTGAGCAGGCCGCCATTTCATGGCTGAAGAGTAACAAAACCCATATCAAAAAAATATTTGTCAATCATTTTGTCGGCCATAAACCTGCATTGATTGATGCTATTTTTCAATTATCCATACCGATTACTACCATTACACACGATTATTATATGATTATGAACCATCAAACACATCATCACCTCCTATGTAAGGATATTCCACAATTATATAAATGTGCACCGCCTCATTTGCATAAGTATCATAGCATTATTATTCAGCATCCTGCGAATATGAATATGATTGACCATTATATAAAGCCGCATCAAACCATTATTTCAACCCCCTTACCTGATTATACAAAATCAGAAAAGCGGATCACAACTTCCAATGAAAAGATTGTTGTTGGAATTATTGGAAACATCACCGAAATAAAAGGATCAAAAATAATGGAAAAGATTGCCACCTATTATAAAAATAATCCGACCATTCATTTGATTGCATTTGGTTCATGTCCTTCGATTAAAAGTTATCCATATAAAAATATAAATGAATTAAATACCCTATTGTGTATCCATCAACCAAATGTGCTAATCGAAGCAAGTATTTGCATAGAGACCTATAGTTATACATTAAGTTTAGCCATGATTACACAGCTGCCGATCATATATCTCTATAAAAATGGTGAAACAACGGTTGAACAACGCTTACAGGACTATAAACATGCCTATCCTTTTCGAACCATTCGCGAATGCAATGATTTAATATACCAAAAGAAACAAGACCATTTTTATACAATCGACCCTACTATTCACTATACGCCATTTTGGGATCAGTACTTTGGAAACTAACATCGATAGTTTGCAACATAATTCTCAACATCAGAATAGGATTCATACTGATATCCTATCCGTGTATGATAAGCAAACCATTTTCCTTGGGGCTGTAGTCGTTTCCAGTGCATATCAAGACATCCCCACGATGATTTTCCATTTTTTTCAAGATTTTCACAACTTTCTTGAAAATTATGGAGCAAAGTGGGAAGATAGTCTCGATGAAGAATATATCCTGATGTTGTCTGTGCAGACAAAATTCGCTGAATGAAGGGAGAAGAGGTGGGTTGTGCAGAAAATGAATATATTCCATGCGCTAGCATAAGAATATCATAAGTAGGGCATCCTTGAAAGAGATCCACAATCTGTTGATTTACCTCTTCAGGCAAACTCGATACAAATGTAAAGTCATCTTCCAGAATCAAACAGTTTTTCCACTCAGGATGTTTCATAAATAGTTGCAATGCTTTAATGTGACTTTTGGTACAACCCAACGCGCCATGCTCTGGGACATATTCTGCGTTAATTCGATGCGATTTTGATAAAGTAGGATCGATCTTTCTAATTTCCTGCAAGACATGGTCCATACGATCCGATCGATGATCTAAATTGATGTAAAGAATTGCATCAATATATTCCAGACAAGAAATTGCAGTCATTAGATTATAATCCAGACAAATCTTTAGATTCCGTTTATCGCCCTCTCCAGACTTTAAGAATAGATGTATTATAATTTGCTTGTGATACAATATGTGCGGCGGTTTCGATATTATTATTCTGAGACTCAAATGCCTTTGGATATGCTAAAATGCTACCAAAATTGGATGGAGGAGAAGCATCTGTTAGACGCTCATAATATACTATGATACCCAGTACGCGCTCAAAGGTTTCACGGTCATTTCGAGTTCGAATAGCGGGTATCAGTTTAGAAAAGAATTCGTATTTTTCTTCCAATTGTTCTACCACTTCTAAGTCAACGATACAGGTTCCACCAAAGCATCCTTTCCAAATAAATTCGGACTTGGAAAATTCATCAATAACCTCTTTCGACTGAGGTAGCAAGGATAAAAAGGTTGAAATCTTACGATCCTTGCGTACATCGGCATGATCAAAATGCCAGTGAAAGCGAATAGGTCCCTCTAATTCGGAAGGCTGAAATGGACGGTTAAGAAACATGCTATCATGCAGAAAGATCATACGATCCGCCCATTTCTCCTTCAAAAAATAATAATAAGGAAGAATCTCTCCTGCCCCCTTCCATTCACTCTTAATTACTTCCGTATCTGTCAAACGACCATTTACTGTATTAATTGTGGAATTATCATCAATAATCACAATAGGATTGGTATAGTATTTGCGAATTGAATTATAGGAAGAAATCCATAGATCATTATCCTTTACTATTTTTAGATTTCGTAAGATGACAAACACATATGATTTATCATTATGAACGAGTAGTGTTGCAAGAGGAGAAGGCTTTGTCTCTATTTTTCGAGTAGAATAGGTCTGAGAATCTTGAATGAGACCCTTATCCGGATAGATAATTTCATTTTCCTTTTTTTCCATTTTTTGCTGAAATGTTTCCGATAAGATCACTTGTGGTTGTTGAAATCGCGGAAGAATCTGCGGGCGCAACTCGGAGGGGATCTGAGAAATATTTCTCTTTTGGAGAATATTTCGATTGGCCCATGAAGTCATTTCTTAGCGGTCATTTTCTTTTTTACCATTTTATCCTCGGCCCATACCCCGTTAAAAATGGAGCATGGACGATGTGCGGTTATTCTCTATTTTTTATGAAGATACAGAGAAATGGGAATAACCATGTCACAGTGTACGGAGGGATGGTGGTTCATGACAGAGCAATCACAATTACAAGAAAGAGTAATTGTGTTAGAGCAGAAATGTGCGACAGCCGATGCAAGTTATAGCACCCTTCAGAGCAAATGCTCCGAAGTAGATCATCGATGCGAACAATTACAAATACAAGTCAATGGAAGTCGAACCGAAATGCAATATATTCTTCTTCAACTGGAAAAAGTTGAACAAAGAATGGAAACAATGGATATGCAACTGCATGCATTTATAGAGGATACGGATATAGTTGTACTATCATCCAAATAATCGCATCATAAGATAGAAATGAGATCTATATTTGGCCTAAATTATTTTGTATTTTGCATCACTGCGCTTATTTTGATTTTGTATTGCACGAGAGACATGCGGGATGAAGGGTTTTTTGTAACCTCCGCTGTATTCGACCAATTAGCATCCACAAGTGTAGAGGAATTTGGCATGTCTCCAGGTGTGATGGATCAACTAAATTCTACACGTGCACCACCAACAAGAAAATGCAATATCTTTTCAGGATGGGGCAGTATCTTTTCAGGATGGAGCGAACCCTTTGCTAACACCTTCCCTCAATTAGAATATTCGACCTCTGTAAATAAGGTAGACCGCAAAATTGATAAACAGATCTACGACAATTTGACCATACAGGGAATGAACCGTATGTCACCAGAATCAAAATATACACCCTATCACTGCCCCAAGGGATTAATGGAGTGAAAACGCTCTTCCATCTCCACCGATTCCCAGTGAATCGTCGGCCGACCATCAGGATAGGCATCATAAGGAATAGCCGCCTCCGTTGGTTTCTCCAAAGAAAGAAGCCGATGGAGAGAACGGAGCCGTCGATCGATCGGATGTCGAACCGACTTGCACTGTGTTCGCCCCAGCTGCTTCCAGCGCCATTCAAACTGAAGCGCCGTTTTCCACTCGGGTAATGCCACATAGCATGCGCGCTTCCATTCAAGACCTTGTGCGACACGTATCCCTGTTGCCCGTGCCCCACCCGCCCGTTTTCCATTATGTTGCAGCAACCGTCGGTCTGGATCCACCGTTGCTCCAATATAAGTATGTCCTTGATCAGTATAGAGGAAGTAACAATATGCCATATTGTTCTATCATATTCATTTATTTAAATGGGATTATTATGTGTGGTGGCCTTGTCTATCACAAGAGCAAATCATAGAATTATTGCACCATTAGCTTATATTATTGTGTTATATAATTTCATAAATTGCTCTATAAAAAATGCATTATTACCCAAATGACATGTGTTATCGGAATGCTCAAATTGCAATGTACCGTCTTCTCTTTCATATCGTTCATATGGATTAAAATAAATATATTCATACCGACAACATAATTTGCAGATCATTGTATTTAATTTTCGTGTATATCGAACACGTGCATCATCTGTCCCAACAAATGGAAATTCATGTAAGACTGGTCCATTAATTGACTCATAATCCATTCGTCTTACGGGAGGTATAACCCCCACTATAATTACTTTTTTATGAGATCGTATGTTATTCTGTAATGTTGTAAAATACTTCTCTACAAGATCTGTAATAACAACATCTTCCTCTTTTCCTACATCAACTTGTCGTTGTATATGACATCTGCAATCAACTTCGCCATATGCAATGCAAATAATGCTATTCGAATCATGCTCATTGCTATTAAAGTTAATAATGGTATTATCTCTTCCAATTCGGAACATTGTAATACTAGATTGATGATAATCCCTGTGTGGAATGGGTAAGTTTTTAAAACTAAATTGAATATGACTATCGCCGTAAAGATATATCATTTATAAATAATGTAGAGATAATAGGTAGTATAAATTATTACATATGCTCTACATTATAACTTAAAGATAATAACACTATCCCCAACTATAATGATTCTTACCTATTGTTTTATTGGTCCTTTGCCTGATTATGCCATCGACACCATTCATCAGGCGCGATTATTTTACAAAGGTCTCATTTATTTTATTATTAGTGATATTCATTCACCATATGTCGCTGAATTAAAATACAAATATGATGTTACAATCATTGACTATCATGAAGTAATCGATATCGAATTTAATAATTGTGTAAATCAATATTTTGATAAATTTGCCATTGTACCTGCATTAAAAGGAAGAGAAAAACTATTTATCTATTCCTTTGAACGATTCTTTCTATTATATCATCTTATGGATCAATATCAATTATCAAATATATTTTTCCTTGAATTGGATAATTTAATTTATGATGATCCAATGGTATGGGAAACATCATTTGCATCAAATGAAATATCATATATGTATGATAACCATGGTCGATGCGCTTCAGGTATTTGTTTCATTCGAAATAAAGATATACTATTAAAATTCACAGAGTATTGTAAACACTATATTGCAACAAATACTGATTTTTTAGCTGAAATGTTTGCGCTCCATGCGTTTTGGGAGGCTAATAAAGATCGGGTACAGCTTCTTCCCATCCATTGGCCGGCAGATGATATACCAAAGGAAACATATATGAATTATGATTATTATCAGAATACGATATTTGATGCAGCAGCTCTGGGAATTTATTTGGGAGGATTAGATCCATACCATACAAATAATGTAATTGTAACAGGACAAAAATCAAAATGGTCCGCTATCGATTATACAAAGTATGAATATAAATGGATAACAGATGTTAAAAATAGAAAGATACCCTATGTACTACATGACAATACATGGATTAAAATCAACAATTTACATATTCACTCAAAGGATCTCAAATCATGCCTATCAAGTCAAACTTAAAAGTAGATATATTTATTAAATGGCCCTGTTAAAGGATATTCTTTTTCCACTTTTACAGTAAATCCAAAATGATACAAAGGTATATTATTCCATGCCATAAATCCATATGATACTTTTGGAAATAAATGTTGAATATAGTGTGTTTGATGTTCTCGATCAATTTCACTAAAACAATAATTGCTAACAAAAAAGAGTGAATCGCTCTGAATATCTTTACCATAGGTATAGGCGGAATGAAATTCCATTTTAATTGGTATATTAAAATGAGACAAATAGATTTGTTGCAATCTATTTGGCATTGGCAGATCAACAAGATAATATGCTGTAATTGTAATATTATATGCGGCAGATAATTGATTTAGTGCGAGACATAAACCACCATATCCACAACCTACTTCTACAATAGGCACTTGATCTATTTTAAGATCATTCATATGAGATAGAATTAAATGTGCATGTAATAAATAACGAAAATTACTGGGAGAGGTTGTTATAAAGCCATAATCATATTTTTTTCCACCTCCAATCCTATCATTTTCTTTACAGTATGACATAATTTGATTAAGCATAAGAGGTGTTTTATTGGTTAGAATCTGAAGGTATTCTTTTCCCTGTTCAAATGATACATGTTCAAGCATATAAGTAATACTATCATGATTTTTAAAATCGGTCAATGACTGTGTATGTACAATCTGTTGAATATAGTTTGTAAATTTTGTATAGAGTGTATCTGACATACTAAGGAATTACAGTATCTTTACTTTAAGTTATTATCTAATTTAAATAGAAGACCATCGTTTCAGATCTTTGGAGTGAACATGTAAATTAACAAACGGCATTGTATTTACATACAAGTACTTTCCAACCCATTCCAGTTTTACCTTATCACATTTTACAACACATGTTTCATTAATAAATCCAATCGTATTACTACTATCATTACGAGGATCAATACCACCAATGTATTGACCCACTGCTGCCGCATCAAATAGAAACCCAAATTCATCTGCATGTTGATAAAAATCAGGGTGAATCGGGTCACAGTAGTCCTTGATAATAGGAAGAGTTCCAACAAGATTGGGTTGACTCTTCTTAAATTTGCTTAGCGCATACATGTCATTTATCCGATATGTAGCGCACTCAATACATGTATCCAGCAATAAACGAAGGATATCGTGATTCTTAAAATACAAAAAGCTAGGAATACATCGATCTTCTGCATCCATCGCGCACCACATGGATTTTGACTGAAATACATTTAATTTTGAAATAAAATCAATATAGATTAAATTATCATTTTCAATATGGAAAATGTCATCTAATTTCTGTGCAACAACATGATCATAGATATAAAAAAATCGCATCATGGCGTATTTCCAAAATCCATTTCGAAAGGTTGAATCCAGACAATTATTTCTCTCAAATTCCTGTCGTTTATCGCTAATTGGTATGTCTTCAAGAGGATATAATTCAATACCTGATATTAATTTGTCACGATGCTCTGAACTAATTAATACATGAATAGAAATATTGGTAGAGTGCTGAATTTGTCTAATACAGTCATTGATATATTCTGGAAAATGACTTCCAATATGGACTAAAACAAGTGTAGGCATATGGTATGTATAATATTAGTCTGTTTAAGTAATTTAAAGTTATTATAGCAGTATATATTATTCATGTCATTTGATATTGTCATTCCAGTTGGACCTAATGATCTTAGTATCATATATTCTACCATTCGATATACAAAGGCCAATATCATTGATTATCGCAATATTTATATAATATCTAAACATGAGATTAAAATAAATGGATGCATTTATGTATCAGAGGATCAATTTCCCATTCAAATTGAAACTGTAAAAGAAATGGGTGATTTTTGTGATCGAGCAGGATGGTATTATCAGCAAATTATTAAATTATATGCGGGAAGATGCATCCCTGAACTTCTTGAAAATTATGTAGTACTTGATTCAGATGTGTATATTCTAAAACCACTATCATTTATGAATAATGGTGTTCCATTATTTGCAACAGGAATAGAACATCATCCTCCATATTTTGAACATATGAATCGCCTTCATCCATCTTTAAATAAACAATTGAATGCTTCAGGTATTTGTCATCATATGGTATTTACAAAAACCTACCTTGAAGAACTATTTAAACTAGTAGAAGACTACTCATCCAATCAGACCCTTTGTCCAAAGGACAACACATGCTGCTCCGTTGAAAACGGAGAACGGACCACAGTCCTTCGTCCATTTTGGAAGATCTTTTTGGAGGAACTTTCTCATCCCATTCCAGAAACAGGGGCATCCGAATACGAAATATATTTTAATTTTATGGTACATTATCACTATCCTAATATGCACATTCGTAATTTATATTGGATGGATTGTGGTTCATTATCCGATGCACAGCCGCATCATGACTATATTGCCGTTCATCATTGGAGAAGATAATACAATATAAAGATAACTAAATTATAGTGTATATGTCGATAAATAAAGGAGTAGTGTCAGTTCATATCAAAGGAGGTCTAGGAAATCAACTCTTTCAGATTGCTGCTGCCTATGCGTATGCCAAAAAAGAGGGAGGCATACTTCAAATTCTTTATAAAGAACATAATGGAGATCGCCCTGTCTACTGGGATACCATCCTACACCGTCTGAAACCCTATTTGGTACAATCCATTCCTCTTCAGATAATCCACTGGAATGAATCACTTCCTACCATATATCAGTCCATTCCATCATTAACCTCTCAAGGATTGTTACTTGACGGGTATCGACAAACCTCCAAATATTTTTATAATTATGATATCCAGCAAGAATTACGCGAATTATTTGCGCCCTCTTCTACACTAATGGATGAACTATCAGTGCGATATTTATTTCTATTAGAGAACAAAGATCGTGTGGTGGTTGTCCATGCACGCCGAACCGACTATCTTCGAAATCAACATATGATTGACATTCATGGCCCACTCTCATCCAGTTATTACAAAGAGGCTATTCGACGAATGAAAGAGAAAGTACAAGACCCCATCTGGCTACTTACCAGTGATGATAATCGATACTGGATGGAGATAGAGAATGAACTTGATATTCATGCACCTGTGATTCTAATGAATGAGTCTGATATTCATACTTTTGCGCTTTTACAGCAATTTCAGCATATGATCATATCTAATTCAACCTTTATTTGGTGGTGTGCCTGGATGGCAGATGCGAAGTATGTGATTGCCCCATCAAAGTGGTTTGGCCCAGTCGGCCCCCATCCCTATCATGATATTTATGAGGATCATTGGGAGAGAATCTAATCCGGTTGCGTATAAACATAATATTGATATTCTTTTTTATAGTAATGAATATCATTATTCCACTATGTGGAATTGGAAAACGGTTTCAAGATGCAGGATATAATAATCCTAAGCCACTTATTGATGTATTTGATAAGAAGATGATTGATCATGTGATTGATTCATTAGACTATACATCAGATGACAAATTATTTATTATCTATCACACCTCTTTAGATAATGATGGATTTTCATCCCATATGAAACAGCGTTATCCATTCATCCATTTGCTCCCTATTTACAAACGAACAGATGGAGCGGCAGAAACTATACAATATGGAATTCAACAAATTCAATCTCAATTATCATTCCATTTATCTACTCTTCTTATTGATTGCGATACGCTCTATCATGTTCCTATTCTTGAAAAACTAAGGGCAATTCATACAAATATGACGATCTGCTTTGAAGATACTAATTCAAAACCAATCTATTCCTATGTTACGATTGATTCCGATCATAGAATCAGAGATATCAAGGAAAAAGAAAGAATCAGTCCTTATGCCAATACAGGTGCCTATTTTTTTCAAGACATAAATGAATTGCATCATTATTGTGAGCTTGTGATTCAACAAAACATACGATTTAAAAATGAGTACTATATTTCCTGTGTGATCAAACAAATGGTGGAAAAAGGCAAACCCTTTTATGCCATACCTATTAAAAAATCACAATATCAATCACTAGGAACACCTGAAGAACTGGATCATTATCTTCAGCATCGTCAGTCTTTTCTATTTGATCTGGATGGTACATTGGTTAAAACAGATACCATCTATCATAAAGTATGGCAAGAAATCTTAGCACCATTTCATATTCCCTGCACGGAAACCATTTTTAATCAGTATATTCAGGGAAATAATGATGCATTTGCCATGCAACAATTAAAAATAGATCCTACATCTTATCAAATAGAAGACATTTCTTCCTTAAAAGATCAGTTGTTTCATAACTATCTGGATGAAATTCTGGTCATAGAGGGTGCAGTAGAATATATAAAGAAGCAAAAAGAAGAGGGCAACTCGGTTTGTATTGTTACAAATTGCAATCGAGACACATGTGAAGCGATTTTAACTCATATCGGTATTCGATCATTCATTCACTATATTGTCATTGGAAATGAATGTAGCCGCCCAAAGCCATATCCTGATCCTTATCTAACCGCAATGCAATTACTAAAAACAACCCCTAATCAATGTATGATATTTGAAGATTCCAAATCAGGATTACTAAGTGCACAGGCGGCTGCACCTCGAATGATTGTAGGTGTAAATAATGGTACAAATGAACATATTTTGCGCGAACTTAATATAAAGACGCAAATTACTAGTTATAACAATATGAACATAGATAGCATTGCAAATGAATCTTTGGATCTATCCAGTCATCTTACACAAATGATTCATCGATCTCTCTATCATAAGTATTCCATTCAAGACATTCATCTGGATACACAAAAATTAAAGGGAGGATATATTTCCGATGTTATTCGTGTGAAAATTAATCTTACTTCAGGCGAAACTCTTGATACTGTTCTAAAATATGAAAATGACTATACCTCTTCCCTAACAAAAATGGCCTATACACTTGGATTATTTGATCGTGAGTATTATTTTTACGAACAGATTCGTGATTATATTCCCATTTGCGCGCCCAAATACATTGGAACCATAAAGGATTCTAACTTTGTATCAAAAGGAATCTTACTCGAAAATATTAATCAACCAGGAATGGTACTCAATTTAGATTTAAACAAAGAGAGCGTGGATGTATCGCTAAAAGTGATCGAACAATGTGCGGTCTTTCACTCTCAGTTTTGGAACAAAGATCTATCCAAATCATTTAAAGATCTCAAAAAACACAATGATCCTCTCTTCCGCCCAGTATGGGGCGACTTTTTACGCGAACGCTGGCCGCTTTTTTCTGAAAAATGGAAGCACGTTATTTCATCGGAATTATTGACGAAAATGAAAAGAGTGGTTGATCGATTTGAAGAGATTCAGGACTATCTAAGTATGGATCATTTGACGATTTGTCATGGAGATGTAAAATCAGGAAATATCTTTTACAAAAAACAAGAGTATGGGTATATGCCCTACTTTATCGATTGGCAGTATCTTGCTAATGGAAAAGGAGTACAGGACATTGTTTTTTTTATGATGGAAAGTTTTAGTGTGGAAAACATCAAAGCATATTATGAGCTGTTTAAAATGTATTATTATATGAAAATAAAAGAAAATGGAATACATTATTCGATGGAAGCCTATCAGAAGGATTTTGAATATGCCATTTGCTATTTTCCCCTATTTGTCGCAGTATGGTTTGGAACAACACCAACAGAAGAGCTAATTGATGTTTCCTTTCCCTTTCTGTTTATCCAGAAGTTTATAGTAGTATTTAAAAATTCTTCATTATTCTGATACTCGAACATATAGTGCATCTCCCCAACCATAAGGTGTTATATCTGTAATTACACGCTTAAAATGGTATGGTTTCAAAAAAGCATCAATGTCACCAATTAAGCCACATTTTTTGTACAATTCTTTCTCATTTACCTCTAAATATAGTGCATCTGCATAAGGAAGCCAATCTGTTGCACCTTTTAGTGCTAGTAGTTCTGCTCCTTGAATATCAAAATTCCAAAAATTACAATTCATAATATCAATATTATGTTTTGGAATAAAAGAGTTAATGGTTATGCTTTTTTGTCGAAGTGTATTAATATAAACGATATCAGGATGCGCCTGAGAATGCGTTCCAAATTCTAATACACTGGATGATGCAAAATTATTTGATACATTAAATGTAATATCTTCATCATCTTTATCTGTAATAACTGCATGGTATACATTTGGTATACCTCGTTTCTTTGCTGCCTCTACCAAATGGGGCAGAGCATCAATCCATACAATATCATTATCTGATAATTGGAATTCATGATAAAAAGGGAGCTCTTCACAGGTATGTGCACCAATATGCAATACACCTCTTGGTTTAATATGATATGCAGCTAATATTTCATGAATTTTTTCATTAGGAATTAACATATACTCACTTATGTATATTAGTCTTTATATTCTATAAAATTGATAAATGAAAATACTTAGATTATTCTTAAGAATGGCTCTTATTCAACCCGATCTCTCCATCATGCCCGCTGTATTGCCGCCACATCCCTATTCCTTTCCCTTGGACCCTTTCCAGCAGCATGCCATTGCGGCGATTGCAAAAGACGAAAATGTCCTCGTTTGTGCCAAGACAGGTTCAGGAAAGACGCTGGTAGGAGAGTACCAAATCTATCACTCTTTGAAAAAAGGAAAACGGGTCTTCTATACCACCCCCATTAAATCACTTTCCAATCAGAAATTCTATGATCTGAAACACCAATTCAACGAAGCCACTGTGGGAATCATGACAGGAGATATCAAGTTCTGCCCTGATGCACAAATTGTGATTATGACCACCGAAATTCTACGAAATCTGCTCTACAAAAAAGGGACGGCCACCGAACATCTCGGGCTAACCGCCTCACTTTCCATGGATGGCGTGGATGCCGTGATCTTTGACGAGTGTCACTATATCAATGATAAGGACCGCGGAAAGATCTGGGAAGAGACCATGATCTTGCTCCCTCCCACCATCAATATGGTGATGCTCTCTGCTACCCTGGATCATCCCGAGTATCTCGCCCAATGGCTCGGCACCCTGAAGCAGAAGCCGATTCACTTGATTGAGACCCAGTACCGAATTGTGCCGCTTACACACTATCTACTCCAGTTGCAGGCACCTCTAGAAAAGCTTATCACACTCATGGATGATAAGGAAGTCTATTATGAGCAGGCCTATCTCTCCTGGCTTCGCGCCCAACAGGGTCAAGAGCGCGAACTTCGTGCCTTTCAGCAAAAAACAACGGAGGCGCGGCGTCTTGGTCAAACCGGTGGAATGGACGGAAAAGTACACTCCTCTCATTTCGTCCATCAACTCAACGAGGCCATTGCCTTTCTCGAAAAGAAGGAGCTTCTCCCCGCTCTCTTCTTCGTACTGAGCCGAAAACAGTGCGAGTCCTATGCGAAGAAAGTGGAGCATACTCTCTTGAGTACATCCGATACCGCCACCGTCAAGCATATCATTAGCTTTCACCTTCATCGGCATCTCAAAGATCTTGAAGTCGTTCCCCAGTATCATCAGATCTATGATCTCCTGTGCCGAGGAATTGCGTTTCATCACAGTGGACTTCTCCCCGTTTTGAAAGAGATCATCGAAATCCTCTTCACGAAGGGGTTTGTCAAAATGATGTTCTGCACGGAAACCTTTGCGGTAGGCCTGAATATGCCGACGAAGACCGTTCTCTTTGCGGGGTTCAAGAAATACGATGACACCACGGGACATATGCGAATGCTACGAAATGATGAATACCTGCAAATGGCGGGACGAGCAGGTCGGCGCGGAAAAGATGACAAGGGCGTCGTCATTTATCTACCGGATCGCGAGCCAGTGTATCCTGAGGAAATGTATACGATGATGAAAGGCGCCCGCCCACCCCTTCAAAGTCGCATGGACTTCCATTATGATTTCCTGCTGAAAACCCTTCAGGCCTCTCCGCCGAATCAGCCCCTGAAATGGCTCACCATCATGGAGCAGAGCTACTGGTTTCAACAACAGCAAAAGGAGATCTCGAAACAGCGCACAGAATTGTCCCTTCTCGAGAAGAAGCGCAAAGAACTAAATCTGGTGGAGCCCTTTCTCAGCGAATGTGCCAAGCGATTGGCATTAGAGCAGCGGATGAAACAGACAGTGAATGCGGAGCGCAAACAACTTCAACGCGAACTCGACAGTGTCAAAAATAAGCAAATGGGTCCAAAATGGGCAAAGGCGCTTGCAGATTATCAGACACTACAGGGAATTGATCAAGAACAACAACAGATCATAAACCATCTCCAGGAATTAGAGGGGCACCAGCACAGCATTCAGCCCATTGTCACATTCTTGTATGAGATGGGATACCTTCGTCACGCCGATCCCCTGACGCTCACCAATGAAGACCTTGGACAAAAAGGCATTCTTGCTACAGAGGTCAATGAGGGACACCCGATCTTGATGACGGAACTCTATGTAGAGGGGCTACTTCACGGTCTAAGTGGCAAAGAGCTGGTATGTGTTCTGGCATGCTTTCAAGAAGCCAAAGAAACAGAAGATGCCACTTCTGTTTCAGAACTTCGTGTCAGTGCCGCGGTTGTCTCTGCCCTGAAGCAGATCCAAGACATGGCGCACACCTTTGAAGAATTAGAGCATCGCATCAGTTTGCCAGTAGAAGGGTATTGGTCCCTCTCCACACAGATGGTCGAACCCATGTGGCGATGGATGGAAGGAGAACATGCCTCCGTCATTTGCGCAGAATACAACTTGTTTGAAGGAAACTTTATTCGCTCGGTCCTAAAAACCGCCAATATGTTGGAGGAATGGCTCTCCATGGCAACTTACTCACAGCATACCGATCAGATTAGCAAAATCACAGAAGCTAAATCCCTTATCATTCGTGATCTGGTCGTATCCGACAGCCTCTACTTACGACTGAACTAACTCACTCTTGTTCCAATTCTGAAAGAGAAGTTCTACACGCTCACGAATCGGCAGAAGATTCGGATAGAGCCGCTGGAGCGTTGTTGTATCCAGTTCGTTATTGGAGCGCTCGGAAAGCAAAATCTTCGCCTGTTCCTCTTGTGTAAAGTTCGCCCACACAAAGGTCGGATCCACATATTTTTGATAGAGCTCCAAGATTTCATTGTGCTCCACGGTACCAGGATTCGTTAGATTGATCGTCCCCGTCGTCTTTTGTAGGGCCAAATCAATCATGACAGGAAGCATATCCTCCAATACCGTCATGCTATTCGGAATGCTACAGATCTTCTCATAACTGGTGATCTTGGTAACAAAATTACGAGGATGATGATAGCCCACAATTGGCATGCGAATGCGAAGATTGAGAACGGAATCCTCAAAGAAATGCATGAGGCGATCCGTGAATCCTTTTACCGTCGAATATCCGCTGCCGAAGAAATTGGGAGCATCCCTCTCCTGAAACATGCGTTGCTCCTCGGAATAAGTGAAAATGCACCCCGTTCCAAGATAGGTAACATGAATTCCATACTTCTTTCCAAGAAGCGCGAGAACAAGGGGAGAATACAAATTATCGCGAACATTCTCTACCAGTTTTCCCTTTTGTTCCAGATAATCAATGGTGGAATATCCTGGGCCATGCGTTCGCCCAATCAGACAAAGAATACGATCCGCATTCTCAGTTGCCAATTCTGCCTCTACACCCGTCTCATCATCTGCTCGGTATCGAGCCTTAATCACAGTATGTCCTTGCTTTCGCAGAAGCTTTACCACCATACCCCCAATCCATCCATTGCTACCATAAACAAGCCACCTCATTTACTGTATCATATCCATCCTGGTTTAAGTCATTATCTAAAGACATACCGCATGATATGGATAAAATGAATCACTGGTATGAGCTAGAACTGGTACGAACCAATCCATCCGTTTACGCCTATTACACGGGTGATATCATCAATTGTTCAGATGCCAATGCAGGATGGGATCTTCATGCAGCGGAAGAGGTAACAGTTGAACAAACTCCCATGTTCATTCCATTTGGCGTTATTGTTCGAATGCTGAAAGTGGAACCTATGCCTCATGGAACATCCAATGAGTATCTGAAGACGGATAGTCATTTTTTCTTGGTACCGCGATCCTCGATTTATAAAACGGGACTACTTATGGCAAATTCACCAGGGATTATTGATAAAAGCTATCGCGGAGAACTCAAGGCACCTGTATGGTCCATGACAGGTCATTCGCAGGTCAATCAAGGAGATCGTATTTTCCAAATTGTAGCACCAGACATGGGATGGATTCGTAATATCCGCATGGTGGAATCGCATCCTGAGACCGAGAGAGGTGCAGGTGGATTTGGTTCAACTGGGGTATAATCAAGTTTAAAGACATATATAATTCTAATTGGATAGAAATGAACTCAACACAGCAGCTCACCCATTTTATTAGAAATAATACACCATGTATATTTGCTAAATATGGAGATGGTGAATTTAATGCAGCCAATTTTTGGAATGGAGGTAATTGCGATGGAACACCTTATACAAGAAATTTAGGAGAGAAGGTTCGCGAGTCATTTATCTATTCCAGTCAACAGCCAAATGCCATGATGGGGGCGTGGCACGATACATCCAATCGTGCATTTTGGGAGGGATTGGGTAATCAGAATGCAAACTGGAAACCCATTAATTGGGTTGATTTTCATACCGTGCTAATTGATAATAATAAACCGATCCATCATTCACCAGATCGATTGAATCTATTTACAGCAATAAAGGAATCTACGCGTAAAAAGATATATGTTGCCAATGAGAAAATGAGCCGAGCAAAAGAGGCATTCTCAATTGATCATCATATTGTAGTTGATCAAAGTAATTGGTTTGATACTAATTACGATGCAGTATTGAATCGCATTAAATATGCAGTAGAAAATGACAATACAATGATTTTAACATCTGCTGGCATGGGTGCAAAATATTTAATTAGTAATTTGCATGAATTATATCCAAATGAAATTTATATTGATATTGGCAGTGGGTTTGACCTACTGTGTACCAAACAAGTTACACGAACCTATAATCCATCCTATCATGAACTCTGTCAGTATTTAAGACCAATGCTACCACCCTCATGGTAAATACCTAAACACATCCTCTATAGAATAGTCAATGACGCACTACTCAGACCATACCTGGCCCGAGCTCGGTGTCACCTATCAATGGAACAATGCAACGATTATCGATTCGATTTATACAAAGAGAGATACACATGTGGAAATGGTGGAGCGCCCCCATTGGGGTGTCGCTTGTTATATGAATAATGCTATTCAGAGTTGTGAGCTAGATGAGGCGATATATCATGAAGCCCTGGTCCATCCTGCCATGGCAAGTATCTATGAACCCAAACGGGTCATGATTATGGGAGGAGGAGAAGGTGCGACAGCAAGAGAAGTTCTGAAATGGCCCACCGTTGAAAAGGTGGATATGTATGAATGGGATCAGGAAGTGGTTGAACTCTTTCAAACGAAGTATCCACAGTGGGCCAAAGGAGCATGGGAGGATCCGAGGCTTACCATTCATCATCATGATATGATGGAAGCTATTCAAACTCCACCAGATCAATTATATGATATAATTATCATCGATTTGTTTGATCCATGCGAAGAAAATCGCGCGCTATGGACTACTCTTTTCCAACATCTTCCTAACTGGGTACCGATGGATGGCTCTATTGTACTCTATGCAGGAATGCGTTGTATCACACAGACCATTCAACCCCATCAATATCTTCTACAGCTACTTGATGAAAGCCCGTTGTATCATATGAAGCATGACACTCGTGGAGAAGTGATTCCCTATCGTGTCTTTATCCCCTCCTTTTTGGGAGAAAGCACTTTTTTACTTCTTACATCAAGTGCATCGCCTCTTCTCTGTCATAAAATGGAAGAAGTATCACATATCACAAGGGAGGTATGGCAATCCTATCAAACATTTAATGGGTAAGGGTAGATGGTGTTTTCCATGGAGTATATGTATTAGATGCGGCGATCGTCACGGTGGGCTCTATCTTATCAGATATGATCGACTCAGCTGCATGTGTAGGTTGAAATACGGATAGATCCATTTTCTCTCTTTCTTGTATCAACTGAGACAACCGTTGTTGGTTTTCTTGATACAGAGAGGAATCGGAGGGACGATCCGCGGTCATATGCTTGTCAAAGCGTCGCATCGCACAACGACTCATTCTACTACCATGATTTAAAAATTGAGAAAGATGCATACACAGAGACAAATCATACGATGTCTGCATTCCTTTCCTCTCAGTTGGGGATCAACCAAGTCGATGCACCTCCCGCACATCTTCGCGGAATCCTCCAGACCAAAGATTACCATCACTTTATGATTCTGAGTGACACTGGTAATCTACTTCATGAGTTTATCGGAGCAAAGCAGGCGAATAAATGTCTTCCAGGCGATCATGTGGGATGGGTAACACATTCGGTGGGAAATGAAAAATGCGAACTGGAGCTACGCGATCAACACCCCCTTCTCGTAGGAACATTGGAATTGACAAGCAAGTCCACCTATGGAATGACCCGCCGAGGACATTTGATGTATCTCTGTACACCCTATGACAAACGCTACCCTCCCTTTATTGTCGGATCGTCTGAAAAGGATCGCAGTCAGAATCTGATTGTCCTCATTAAGTTGGAAGAGTGGGCAGCCCAGTTTCCCAGAGGAAGCATTCAACAAACACTGGGTCGGTCGGGAGAGGAAAAAGCTGAACTGGATGCACTCATATGGCAGGCATGCCCTTGGAAATATCCCGTCTATGCCTATCAACCCAAGCTTCTCCCATCCGTTTCACGGATACGACTATCGGGAACCACCTTTCATATCGATCCCGAAGGATGCCGTGATGTCGATGATGTGATTACGATGGAACCTATACACGGGTCAAATAACTGGCTCATCACCATCACGATTAGTGATGTGGCTGCCTTTGTAGAAGAGGGAAGCGCCGTTGATATCATGGCCTCTCTGATCGGTCAGACGCTGTATGATACAGATGGTCGTGTCCTTCGTCCGATGCTGCCGGCCGAATATTCAGAACAGGCCTGTTCCCTTCTTCCAGGTAAAGAGCGTTATGGAATCTCTCTCCAATTCATCTGGGATACACAGACCATCCGAGACCCAACATGGTTTCAGTCCGTTCTCACGGTGAATCAGTCTTATACCTATGAGGAATTCCAGGTGTCCGATTCTCCCTTTCGACCGGTTCTTCAGGCCGTTGCATCCCATTTGGCGAAGAAGCCTGTAACAGACTCCCATGAATGGATTGAGCAGATGATGATTCTCTATAATACAGAGGCGGGAAAGCAACTGAAAGCGATGAAACAGGGTATTGTACGACGACATTCTGCACCAGATCGCGAACGACTCCAGGCCTATCGAGAGCATGTTCCTGAACTTGAAATGCTTGCGTTCTCATCCGCAGAATACTGTTTGGCAGAAGAGGAAGATACCATGCACAGTGGATTGGACTCCGATCACTATGCACATGCCTCGAGTCCCATTCGCCGTTATGCCGATCTGGTGAATCAGAGGGTACTTACCATCTGGATTCAGGGATCAACCGATTATTACATTGTTCCGCAGGCCATGTATGACATGAATCTACGAGGAAAAGCAATCAAAAACTTTGCACGCGATAGTACCTTTCTACGCGCGATCAGTGCCCATCAGACGAGCTTTGAAGGGATCATTATGGAGAAGAACCCGATGGAAGGAGACTTCGTGAAAATCAAGATCTATGTGCCGCAATGGAAACGAATGGTCTCCACTACTTATCGTATGATCAAAGATCAGGATCGCGTTCTTTCACGCGACGAAAAGACAGAAATCGATGTAACGCTCTATCGCAGAGTAACTGTCCAATGTGCCTTTATTCTACAAAATCGAAACTGGAAAGAGCGTGTGATTCTGAATATTTGCTAAAACAGCCTAAATTCAAATGAACTATTATGTAATAAGATGCATGCATGGTTTGATCTATATTCTCGAAAACAAACACAAATAATGGCTCCACCCATTCAGCCAGAAATACCCCATACTGTCGTACATAAATGTCCCTTTGAAGCTATGAGTCATCGACGCTTTATGCAAATGAAACAGATTCTCCATTTTTTTGATTCGATCTCTAAAGGAAATGATCGAAAATGATCAAAACCAATAAAATTGACAAATGCAGAGTCTAAATCGGTATAACAGTTTCTATCTCCAAGACAGAATGCCAGCCGGTTTCAATCAACATTCTTCTGATATCGAGTCTGTCGTGGGCGTCCAGTTCAGCGTCCTCTCGCCTGAGGAGATTGAACGGAGCTCCGTCGTGGAGATTACTACGCACATCACTTATGAAGGAAATGAGCCAAAAATCGGAGGCTTGTTTGATCCACGCATGGGCGTTCTGGACAATGGAAAAATCTGCCGCACCTGCGGTCAAACGAATCATGGCTGCCCCGGCCACTTTGGACACTATCGATTGACCCGTCCTGTCTATTATATTCAATTTCACGCCATGATCATGAATGTTCTCAAGTGCATTTGCATTCGCTGCTCCAAACTTCGAATTGATAAGGATCTCCCCAAGAACCGAGATCTTCTTCATCGAAAGGGAGAGGCGCGCTGGAAGAGCATTCTGGAGGAGTCTTCTAAGATCAAGCGTTGCGGCCAGGAATGCGAGGATGGTTGTGGTGCTCCTCAGCCCGACAAGTTTACGCGCGAGGGCATTGCGCGCATCGTGGCGCACTACCAGGAGCTCAAGCAACAACAGCCGCTGGAAGTGGAGTATGTACATCGCTTGTTCCGTCGCATCTCGGATGAGGATGTCGACTTCATGGGCCTGAGTCGCTTCTGGTGCCGCCCTGATTGGATGATCTGCACGGTGCTTCGCGTTCCGCCCCCGCAGGTTCGTCCATCCGTCGTGCAGGACAATAATCAACGCTCAGAAGACGATTTGACGCACAAACTGGTTGATATTATCAAAAACGACCGCACATTGCTGCAAAAGATCGAAAACAATTCAAGCAAAAATGTCATTGATGAGATGACCAATGTCGTTCAGTATCATGTAGCGACCCTGGTCGACAATGACATTCCTGGTGTGGCTCCCTCCGCGCAGCGCAGTGGTCGTCCCTTGAAGTCCATTCAGCAGCGCCTGGGTGGAAAAGAGGGTCGTATCCGTTACAACATTCAGGGCAAGCGTGTGGAGTTCTCCGCGCGTTCGGTCATTACGCCCGATCCGAATCTGAGTGTGGCGGAGATTGGTGTGCCGATTGAGATCGCCATGAACCTGACGAGCCCTGAGCCGGTTACGCCCTATAATCTCAAGAAGCTATACAAGTTGGTGCAGAACGGAGCGGATAAGTGGCCGGGTGCCAAGACGATTGTGCGTAAGGATGGGCGCATGATCTCACTGAAGCATGTGAAAACGGAGGAGATTGTCCTTTATGAGGGTGATGTGGTGAATCGTCACTTGCTCGACAATGACATTCTCCTCTTTAATCGTCAGCCGACGCTTCATAAGATGTCGATGATGGGTCATCGTGTGAAGGTTCTGCCGTATAAGACCTTTCGCATGAATGTTCTCGCGACCAGACCATACAACGCGGATTTTATGAAGGAATATAAAGCATAGACATCATATATAGATAGAAAGATGTCCGGTGTAGTTTATCAGATTAGCTGTCAGTCAGCAAAGATGGCCTATATAGGCCAGGCAACACAATATAAATATAAAAATGGCAAACCATATAACTATGGAGCATTCGGCCGATGGAATGACCATGTAGCAAGTTCTAAAACGCGTAACACACCCTTGTGTCAAGCCATACAGAAGTATGGTCGAGATGATTTCAAAGTAGAAGTTCTGGAAGAAGGACCTCTTGATACCCTTGATGAAAGAGAAGCATACTATATATCTGAACGCAATACCATATATCCAAGTGGATATAATGTCGCATCACATTCACGAAATCGCCATCGAGAAACATCTAATCTGCATGTATTCTACGAAGGTAAAGTGAGATCAGCCATTATCTCTCCTATTCGAAAGAATGGAGATCTGAAATTGGTATATGTTTATCTCACAATGAATGATGATACGCAACAAAGGTTAGCGTTTGGACAAAAAGAAGATTGTACCTACGAGGACACGATTCAGGAAGTAACGCAGTTCCTTGAACAAATACAGTGTCCTTATACTATATCCACTGCGAGTAGTACAGTACTATCTGAAAAGTATGCATTAAAACTGGAAGAGTTTAAGGGTAAAGAAATCACCTCAGTTCGTATTACAAGTGCTTCTAATCTGATTGCGGTCTATATTGGAACAAGTGATATGAAATTGAACAAGGATCATAAACGAATTTGCTTCGGAGGAAAAACAATATCAAAAGATGATGCCTATAAGATTGCCAAACAATTTGTGACTGAACTAAATATATCTGAAAATGTGCTTTATGATTCTATTAAAAGTTCGCAACAGGTGACTGCCTGATAGGGTGTTGTATCTTCTATCAGGGAAAACAGTGTAAATACATCCATGGGTAATTTATCGCCAAAATTATCTGTGATATAATCATCTAGTGTCAAGGGCAGCTGCCTGAGATGCAAGACCCTCAAATTCAGGGGAACCCCTAAAGCTTATGACTACGAACCACACTTTGAAAAGAGGGTGGGGCAGCGGATAACGACCGCAACGAGAACGTAACAACGTCATGAGATGTGAGCCAAGCGAGGTAAACAATGGGCAATCCTGAGCCAAGTCCTAAGGGTTTGTATTATGAATATGATACAAACTACGGATGCTGTGCAACGAGTAGATGTGGGTCGGTTGTATTATGCTAAAAATCAGCATGATATGGCTTAAGGTGTATTCTAGTCCCTTTCCGAAAGGTAGGGTAGTAACGTTTGATGGCGACGAAATGAACGCGCACCTGCCTCAGAGCTATGAGGCCATGGTAGAATTAGAAGAAATAGCGGCGGTGCCGCACCATATTATCACACCGCGACATGCAAAGCCGATGATCGGTGTGTATCAAGATACGCTGGTGGGTTCCTACCGCCTGACGCAGCCAGGCATCGAATTTACGCAGCGCGAATTCATGAACTTGATGATGTGGAACAAGCGTTTCGACGGTCTGATGCCAAATGCTCGCATTGTAGATCGTAAGCGCTGGACGGGCCAGCAAGTACTGAGTGCGCTGTTGCCGCCCGTTAATATCGAAATGCCAAACAAATCGTATAATCGTAAAACAGACAACAAAGATTCAGTCAATTATGTGAAGATCGTAGAAGGTGACATCATACAGGGTGTGGTGGATGGTGACATCTATATGAAGCCGTCAAAGGGCATTGTCCATGTATCCTATAATGATCATGGCCCCACGGACACCGTGAATCTGCTGGATTCGCTTCAGAATACAGTGGAGAACTTCCTCGTCCTGAACGGCTTCAGTGTCGGCATCAGCGATTTGATTGCCGATGAGGAGACCAACCGTCAGATTCAAGAGAAGATCCAGGAGCGCAAAAAGCAGGTCGAACAAGTGATTCTGCAGGTCCATCTGGACTTGTTCGATAACAACACAGGCAAGACCAACCAGCAGGAGTTTGAGGATCAGATCTTTGGTATTCTCAATCAGGCGACCTCGGATGCAGGCAAGACGGGCCAGGAGTCACTTTCAAACGAGAATCGTCTCTTGGCAATGGTCCGTTCGGGTTCGAAGGGAGAGCCGCTCAATGTGGCACAGATGATGGCGTGTCTGGGTCAGCAGGCCATTGAGGGTAAGCGTGTTCCCTATGGCTTTACGGATCGCACGCTTCCGCATTACAAGAAATACGATGACAGCGCAGAGGCGCGTGGGTTCATCGAGTCCTCCTTCATTCGTGGCCTGACCCCGCAGCAGTTCTTCTTCCATGCCATGTCGGGCCGTGAGGGTCTGATTGATACTGCTGTAAAGACGGCTGATACAGGTTACATTCAGCGTCAGCTTGTCAAGTCGATGGAGGATCTGACAGTTCAACACGATGGCACCGTGCGTGATGCCAACAACAACATTATCCAGTTCCACTATGGCGAAGATGGAATCAACCCAACCAAGATTGAGACACAGGGTTTGCCGCTGGAAGCACTCTCTCAGGAGGATATTCGTACCGTCTATGGCATGCAGAATCAGGATTGGAGCGCGATCCTGAAGAGCGGTACTGTCCGTGAGAATGATGAGTTGATTGTTCAGGCGTATGTGGAAGAGATGCTTCAGGATCAGCGTATGATGGTAGAGGAAGTCTTTCAGAAGAAGACGCATGAAGATGGCAGCATCTTTGCCCCTGTGAACTTGGCGCGCTGGGTTCTCAACACCAAGACACGATTTGGCATCAAGAACACTGATCAAACGGATCTGACTCCAAAGATGGTACTGGAAGGCATCAAAAAGGTCATTGACCGCACCCACCCCTATCATAAGATCTGGTGCGCTCTTCTCCGTTTCCACCTTGCGCCGCACAAGATCATTGTGGAGGAGCGCTTTACAAAGAATGCATTCGAAGTGCTGATGGAGCTTATTGTCATGACGCACATGAAGTCATGGGTGCAGCCAGGAGATCAGGTGGGCATTGTGGCAGCGCAGTCGATTGGTGAGCCAGCGACACAGATGACTCTGAATACTTTCCACCAAGCTGGTGTTGCCAGTAAATCAGCCGTGACGCGAGGTGTGCCGCGTCTGCGCGAACTTCTCAAGGTGACGCAGAATCCGAAGGCGACCTCCCTTACGATCTATCTGAAGCCCGAATATCGTAAGAACAAGGACAAGGCGCGTGAAGTCGTGCAGGATCTGGAGCTGACAGTGCTTCGCAACATCACAGACAAAGTGGCGATCTACTGGGATGAAAATGATGATAAAACAGTGGTACAGGAAGATGTTCAGCTCATGTCATTCTACCGTCAGTTCGAAATGGATACACAGAGTGCGAATTGGTCGAAGTGGATGCTGCGTTTGGAGCTAAATCGCGAGGAGATGTTTAACCGCAATATCTCCATTCAGGAGGTTGTATCCGTGATTAAGGTTCAGTTTAACAATGACATCAATGTTGTGTATAGCGATTATAACTCAGACAATCTCGTGATGCGTATTCGTCTTCCCAATCGTGATAATGACACTGCCTCGAATCTGGATGAGTTCACTAATCTCAAGAAGTTCCAGAACAAACTACTGAATAGCATTGTGATTCGTGGTCTTCCTGGTATTAAGGCCGTTACTTTCCGCAATGACAAGCAGTTTGTGGAGATGGTGGAGGGTCGTTATCAGGAAGTGGAGCAGTTCGTACTGGACACAGATGGATCGAACCTGATCAAGGTCATGAACCATCCCGCGGTCGATGGAACGCATGTGTATTCCACGAATGTATGGGATATCTATGAAGTACTTGGAATCGAGGCAACTCGGGCGATTCTCTTTAATGAAATCAGCGGTCTCTTTGATAGCGTGGGCGTCAATTACCGTCACCTCTGTCTTCTGTGCGATGTGATGACGCGATTCGGTCGCTTGATGTCGATTGATCGTTATGGCATCAACAAGAATGATATTGGTACGCTGGCAAAGGCTTCATTCGAGGAGACGGAGAAGATTCTACTGAAGGCTGCGCTGTTTGGAGAGGTGGATCCAGTAACAGGTGTGTCGGCGAACATTATGATGGGACAGGCGATTCGTGGTGGAACTGCATTCTCCCAGATTCTGCTGGATGATCAGGCGCTACCTGTGCTCTTGCGGGAAATTGATGTGGAGAGAGGCCGACTGGATCAGGAAGAGGAGGGCGATTTGGATCAGATGGAAGAATCTCGTCCCTCGATGGATGATCCATGCGCACTTACACAGTTCCAGATGAATATGGTACTTCCCACTACAGAAGTGCCTATTGAAATGCAGTTGGATGAGCCTGATGTAGAAATTGATATTGTGGATGCATAATCTAAAGATAAAACGGAGTAGATAGAGTATGGAAACAGTGAGACCGACATGGGAAAAGACAACACTGTTTAGACAGATCATTCAGCCATTGGAGAGTGATCTGGTCTTAGAGTCAAATCAAATCGACCATGTGAATTCGGCGGAAGAGACCGCATTACATCAATGTCGAAATCGTATCACTCGGTATGAAGAATCACTTAGTAATGGTAAAAATTGGGAGTACTATAAAAAGATCGTAAATCCATTCGAAATTGTCTATACACAGAAAAAATATCAGAATTTCCCTGAGTCCATTTGTTTTTTAAAGCCACTTTCTCGATCCTATTTTAAGATGATTGAAATGTTGGATCTGCTGCATTTTTTTGAAATGTTTCCACAGGAGGTCATTCGAACCGCGCATGTATGTGAGGGGCCTGGTGGATTTATTGAGGCGTTATTCGATGAAGCGGGTAAACATGACAGGACGATTCACAGCAGCACTGCAATGACATTAAAGTCTCGAAAGACAAACATTCCTGGATGGAAGCGTGCCACCCATTTTTTACAGAAAAATAAGAACATTAACATTATCTTTGGAAAAGATCATACAGGTGATATCATGAAACCAGAAAATCAACAGTATTTTATTGATTACACCGCACAACCCGATCAGGAAAGAACGATCCATATCTTTACTGCCGATGGAGGGTTCGATTTTTCATGCGATTATATGAAGCAAGAAACGATGGTCTTTCCGTTATTGCTGGCATCCACCAAAATTGGTTTAGAAGTGCTGAAAGTGGGAGGAGTCTTTGTGCTAAAGCTGTTTGATTTCTATCATCAATGCACGATCGATCTTCTTCGCCTACTCTCTTTTCACTTTGAAGAGTGGACACTGTATAAACCGTGTATGAGCCGACCATGCAATCCAGAGCACTACTTTATTGGAAAAGGGTTTACAGGTTGTTCCAATAAAGTGCTTGATGTGATGCGATTGTGGTGTAGCATGTTAGAACATGGCCAGCCGCTTGAGTCTCTCTTTGTTCCTCAACATAGCGAGTCAGAGTGGCTCCAACACATTCAACAAGTGCGTCATACTTCTTTTCATTTGCAGACCGAATATTTAGAGCGTGTTTTTTCAATTATTGACAGCAGCAACGAGGATGAGATTCGCACCTATTTGAAGAGAAATGAGAGGACAAGTTATGAATGGTGCGTACGATTTAAGGTTCCGATTTTTTTGCACCGCTACCATTTAATTGAGGCGTCACAAAGCGATCCACCAGCTTCTTTCCCACAATAACAGAGGCCTGGTGTTGAGACATATTGCCGTTTCCCATTTGATCCAGCATCGCCAACATACTTTGAATGGGAGCAAGGTCTTGACGACCAATGACCTTTTTAAAAAGTTCCGGATAGTTCTCGATGAATTCCGGGACACGGGCGCGAATGACCCCTTCCGAATCACCCTGTGACATCCAGAGGGCGATGTCTTGTAGCATGGTGCGAACATACACGGCGCGATTCGTGGGGTCATATTCCAGCGGTCTGGCTTCTGCTTCGGCGGTGGCTTCTGCGATGCTTTGACGATCAAGAGGGGGCAATGAGTTCTTATTCGACATGCTACGATCTGAAATGGAGTAGAAAAAAGGTTTTATATTAACTCACATGAATAGAATATTCCATCATATGGCGGCACCTGTTGGGAATCTGTCTAATGCGCCAATCCTTATAAAGCCTGTCATACTTGGTGGAAAGAGTACAATTAAAAATAGTACAGAGTTGGCAAATGTCACGGCGAAGTCTAGGGTCCTTAAACAACATCAAGCAGATAACAGTCCAGATGAACAACCCTCTGTCATGGTTACTTTAGGTAAGACAAATGGTAAAGTTACAGTGCAGGGATTCTGTTCGGAATCAACTGAATATGCACTTTCTATCATTGGTGTATTATGCATCGTGTATGGCATCGTCGCAAAATAGTGATGGAATCTAATAGTAGAAGATGTGGGATACGGATGACATATGGGATAATGAATCAACGGACATCATTGTTGTAGGGATTGATGAGGATTTTCGTAAGCGCCTGTTAAAGGCAAAGCATCGGCTCTATCATGCCATTATCTTTGCTCCCGCGCTGGGTACAAAAGAGGCGCAAGATAATCGATTACTTCAGGTCTATTTGCATAAATTGAATGCATTTTATGTGTTAGCCATTCGCGCACAAGATGCACCCATCGAGGATACACAGTTGCTGATCTTTCCAAAGAGAGCACGGCCCATTATAAAAGAGGTACTGGATTGGATTACTGTCTATTTTCAAAAGAATAGCATTCCTCATACCATTCCATACGAACAATGCATTAAAGCTAATTTACATACCTATCAATATATGCAAAATTTTATGATACCCCAGTAGAAATGCCTTCTGTGCAAGAGTGCCCAAAAGGGTACCGACTGCGTAAAGGTTATACTCGCAGGTTTAGACAAAGTATTGCCTCCTCTGGATACACTGTGCGCCGAAAAGGAAAGGTGATTACGATTCACCCAAAGACAGATTCCATTCATGTACCGTCCGGATGCATTAAGGATCGTACTCATACCCAAAAAAGTAGTGGAAATCAAGATAAAACGCGAAGTCTGCGAAAAGGTGTGATTACATCATACGGATATCAATGGGGGTTATCTGATCCTCTTCGCCAGCGTGCCCTAAAGAAGGTCATTAAGGAGTATGGTGTTCAACCCGTGTACAATCGATTGAATACGGTAGCCACATTATCTAAAAAAGCGGGTCATCCAGGTCGTCTACGATTTGAGCAAGATGTACAGTGGATTCGCAGACATTATGCTCTAACAAAGTAAGTTGCTCTTCATTTGTCGGTATCATCGACAAGAAAGAGAAATGTAGAAAAGATTTCCCATAATTGGTTGTAGAGGGTGAGTAGGAGGATGCCACGCGATGATGAAAATGACGGCAATAATAATTCTTTTGCCAATCCTACCAAAAACACAGGACAGAATGTAGAACTTGCAGAGTTTTCTATAAAGCAAGACCCCGCCGCATCAATTTCTCTTATGCCGATGGCCGCCGCCGCTACTGCAGTCACTGCCATGATTCCAGATGAAAATTCCACTCCATCAAATGAATTATGGTCTGTTAGCGGCTCCATTTTCTATTTGATCTTTTTTGGTGCACTATTTTATGTAATCATATTTGGTGTTAGTACAGCAAACCTACTAAGTAATGTGTCGGATAATGACTGGGCCAGCAAACGATGTCAGCCATGGGTATTACCGATTGCCGGCTGGTTAGGACCAAAAGGCACGAAAGCATCTGAAAATTTCAACTTTTGCATGGGTAGCATTTTTAAAACACACTCTATGCCATTTGTAGGATCCGTTACTTCAACCTTTGCGTCATTTACAGACCTATTGGGCTCTCTTTTTGATTCGGTAGGATCGATCCAGACTACCATTGCAACATTAGGAGGCGGTATCAATACAGTATTTCAAGAATTTACCGAGCGACTCTCTCATTTTTTCTTTAAATTGCGAATGAGCGGCATTTATTTGAAGATGCTCTTTGGACGATTGTACGCGGTTCTCTTTTCCGTCATGTACATGGGAATGTCAGGAATTACAGGAATGACTTCCTTTACCAATACCTTTCTCTTTTCCTTCCTCAATACCTTCTGCTTTCCAGGAGAAACGGAGGTCATTGTAAAGAGTCCAACAGGTACGCCTGTACGCACCCCTATTAAAGATGTGAAGATCGGTGATGTTCTCCTACCAGGACATACAACGGTCACTGCACTATTCCGATTTTATTCAAAGGGTCAACCCATGGTTAAACTGGGTAATGTTACGGTAAGTACCAATCATTATCTCATGCATAATGGAAAACCTATTATGGCAGGAGATCACCCTCATGCCATTCCGCTGGGTCCATGGAATTCAGATGAGTTGCTCTATTGTCTCAATACAACCGATCACACCATTCCCATGGAATATCTGACCTTCCTGGATTATGATGAAGCACCCGAATGCGATGAGCCAACCCTACGATGGATTGAGAAGACTGTTAATGCAAAGGAGAGTACATCTACGAATTATGCATACAAGGACGCCTGCTTTGCCATCAATGAAGAGGCAAAGATTAAAACCATGCATGGTCTGGTGGCTGCAAATCAAATTCAAATCGGCGATTATCTTACAACAGGCTCAGAAGTAGTGGGTATTATCCGCCGCCAAGTCAGTGAAGTCTGTACCCTCTCTAATCAAGTATCCTTGACTCCTGCCACACTCTATTGGGATCAAACCACCAATCAATGGAAGAGAATGGGAGAACATCACGCTTATCGCCAAAATCACTCTGAATTCATATCGTTTGTTGTCGTTCCTAACTCACAGATTGAGCTTGAAGATGGAACGCGTGTAAGAGATTACATGGAGGTCTGTTCTCCGGATTCAGAAATGTATTACGCGGAGCATTTAGAGTCAATTGTATAAAGAGTTATTTTAGTAGTAGGGAATCTCGTCCATAAGGAGATGGATGCAAAATGGCCTATTATTCTAATGACCATCGTCCTATTTGCCATCATGGGAATAGTGATTGCAAGTATGGATCGAAATGTAATTATGAGCAATTGGGCCGATAACCGATGTAACCTTTCCGTTATGTTCACTTCCTTTCTTTTTAAACCAGATTCGGATACACGATCGCGAGGTGAATTTTCAACAGACAACTTTTCATTTTGTATGCAATCCTTTGTGCAAAAATTTATGGCTGCACTCATGATACCTATCAACGCCATCATGTCACAACAATTCGGTATTATGGATGGAGCCATGGAGGCACTGGGTATGATACAAACAATGTTATCAACGATGTATCATGCATTTACATCCTATTTAGGTAGTTTTTTCGGAAGGTTCAGCTCATCTGTCTATGAAATGAGCCGCATCATTCAATATTTACATATGGCGGTGAGTCGTGCAAATGCGATGGCAGTATCCATGATTTACACAGGTCTCAGTGTATTTCGCGGAATGCTGAATACCATTCAAACCATCATTAAGGTTATTCTTATTATATGTGGTATTATGTTGATTATTTTAATTATATTGTTCTTATTCTTTTTTGAGTTTATTCCCCTTATTATTGCTGCATTGATAGCGATCGCATCTGCTGTTAGTCTATTATCATTTATTATGCCAGATTCTGTTCGTAGTGATGCGGAGAGTAATAAATCAAATTGGACATGTTTTGCAACAGGGACCCGCATTCATCGAAAAGGAGAGGCAACTGGAACATGTGTAGAGGACATCAAAGTAGGAGATGAACTGTCAGATGGTAGCCGCGTCACGGCCGTGATTCAATCAAACGGATCACAAATTGAGCTCTATGATCTTCTGGGCATTCGCGTATCAGGGTCTCATTTGGTACAGCAGCCCAATGGTGAGTGGAAATCCGTTTCATCCGATAAACGAGCCATTCAACTAAAGGAGGTATCCCCCATCTTGTACTGTTTTAATACGACTTCCAACTGTATTCCCATTCAGTCTCCTATTACGAATACGACCTTCCTCTTTCGCGACTGGGAGGAAATTGGAAATGATGACCACAAAGGGCAATACATTTGGAATTACATGGTATCAAACATGTTAAACCGTGAATCAGCAAATAAGGCATGGAAGCATAATCTCAAAATGAACTGCGAGGTAGCACTGGTTGGAAAACAGGTGCGCGTGAAAACCATGCATGGATGGGTGCCGATCTCATCATTAGCCACTCCATTTGGAAAAGTAATGGACCGGATGGGTAAAGAACAGGACATTTTAGGGATTGTTCACGGAGAAGTGGAAGGCGCCGACCAGAAAAATGAGACATGGCATACGGAACACTATGAAGACCATGATGGGGTCTGGATAAAGGGAACCTCTACTGTGCGCCAAGGTACGCATCATCTTCAGGGTATGGCATTGATTACTGAAACAGGAGAGTATATCGTGTGGGATCCATCTGAGCAAAAAGAGAAAATAGTACGAGACTTTACGGAGATTGGCTATGATTCCATTTATGAGACCTATTCATTTGTAGAGGAGAGACTCCGGACCTATTATCCAAACGACAAAACAGAATAGGCGTCATTAGATTATCTAAAGCGTAATAAGTAGAATGAAAACCGGGTTTCTCATCACAGGTTTAGTATTATTGCTCCTTGCTAATTTACTCATGGTATATTCCAATCGCATGGGTCGCCGTGAAGGATTTATGGGTTATTTTCTCGAGAATGCGGGTCCATCGGGACTCGGCAAGTACAAGTTGGAGCCGATTGGCGCATTTGATGATGTTCGTGTGACACCCAACAATGGTGTTAGCTCATGGCGTGGAACCGATCCAAATGAGCCGCTGTTGGGCCCTGCCTTTACACCCGGCCCCGACAGCCTCTTTATCTTTAAGAACAACCAATCGAAGCCTGAGTGCTGCTCTGCTTCGTATGCATCTGATACTGGTTGTGTCTGCACGAGCCCCGAGCAGAGAAATTATATTAACATGCGTGGAGGAAATCGTACGGTAGAGGACGGTGTCTAATCTATTTCATTGTATTCTATGATTATTAAAATGAAGAAATTCATTATAACAATCATTCGTTTTATCTAATAGAATGAATGCAGCAGCAAACTCTCGATCTACTGCAAGCAACGCAAGCAACGCAAGCAACGCAAGCAACGCAAGCAACGCAAGCAGATCTAACAGCGCAAGCAATGCAAGCAACGCAATCAACGCTAAAGTGAACTCAAATAGCTCATTTATTAGTGCTCCTATTGCAAATGTATCGGAATCGGTTAAGAAAATGATGAATGGTAATATGTCATCAAACTTTACAGAACCGATCAATGAATCCATTAATTCTGCTTTTGAAAGTGATACATCGCCTTATGTATCCATCCCCATTATTCTCGGATTAGGCCTGTTGATTATTTTATTCATTATCTTCATTATCTTTCGTAATCAAGTTAGCATCGGATTAGAGATTGTATGGCAGAAAATAAAGGCCATGTTTGGCTATTCTGAACCAGCCGTTGAACCTGCTCCGCCGTCCTATGCCCCTGATTCACCTGTCCCTGAGCCCTCCGCAATTGAGAAGATCCTACCAGGCAAGAAAGAGGTCTTTAACATCGCACAGGACAAATATACCTATACGGATGCTGAACCCTTATGTAAAGCGTTTGGTGCAGAGCTTGCCACCTACGACCAAGTAAAAGAGGCATGGAATAAGGGTGCAGACTGGTGCAATTATGGATGGATCAAGGGTCAGTCAGCGGTCTATCCCACACAGCAATCCACTTATGATAAGATCCAGATGGGCCCCGAAGAGCAGCGAATGTCATGCGGTACCCCAGGCGTGAATGGAGGTTACTTTGACAATCCCGAGCTCCGATTTGGCGTGAACTGCTATGGTAGCAAGCCATCAGAAACAAATGCGGATGAGCGCAACCAGATGAAGAAGAATCACAACTTGACGCCAGAAACCATCCTATATGATAAGAAGGTACAAGACTATAAGGTCAATTTGGATCAGATCCCAGTGAATCCCTTTACATCGGGTACATGGTCATCGTAAATTATAGAACAGAAGGTGATAGTTCGATCTCCTTTTGTACGGGCAGGCCACTCTGCTTGAGTGTTTTGTGAAGGGTGTATCCACGATTGGCACGAATGAAGGTCATGATATCAAGGGTCTCGTCTTTGAGGCATCGATGGCGAAAGTAGCCGTGAAGCAACTCCTCGATTTTGGAGAGAGACATAGGGTTCGGTTCGCGCTTGGTCGTGACCTGAATTTTACCACGATTAATTTGAATAATGGCGCTCTCCATGCCTTGTTGTTGAAGTGTGGTAATAATCTGCTTTTCAAAGTCATCCTTGATCTTTCGAGAGGCGCCATATTGTTTATAAAAGGAGGAGGCCAGATTGCCATAATGTAACCAAGATCGTACATAAGTACCAATACCGGAGTCAGACATGGTTGCTATCCATAGCGTTTTTAAATTGTTAGACACTCTTCACACAAGACGGACACAATGCGACTTTATTATGATTCCATAATAATATCACAAAAATGAGGATGACAATAATGAAAATAATGGCAAATACACAAATGGCAATAATAAGATAAGGGAAGGATCTCTGAAAAATGTATTGGAGAAAGGGCTCGATGACAAGCTGTTGAATATAATTTTTAGTATCAGAACTGGCAAGAGATAATGCAAATTGGTCGATTTGTCCTTTTAATATATGAATAAATCGCTCCTTATCCTTTGTCCGGTCAGGTGGCATTTTGTTACTGTGGTGAAATTAACCGATCTCTTCTAATCGCTGTGGTCAGAGATATGCCGACCTTTAAAGCGCCTCAGTATTCAAAAATGGTACATGCCACAACAAAGGCGATTGAGCCTTGTTATACCTTTCCTATTGAATTCACGGACTCAGAGGAGACTCCCACCTTTGTAGGGGATGATACAGCCTCTCTTTCACTGGAGTCCCTTCAACGCACAATTCAAGAGAATGCTACCTGGTGGGATGGAGTGGTTCAGTCCTTTTTGCAAGCCTCGGTCAAACTTTTTTCAAAGCCATATACGATTCAGCAGATTCATAAGATTGCAAAGCATACCCTTCAGGGTACTGAGCCAGCACAGTTTCCTGTTCATGTAACGGTACAACCTGTTAGCATTCAGATTCGTAATGGATCATTCTGGGTACATTGGAAATATACAACAGAGCCCGTGCAGATTGATATTCCGGATCTGGCTGAACCAGATGATACGGTACTATCTACTACCCCTCTTCCGGTTCAGGCACAGGTGAATAACGAGATATATGAATTGAACCTGGATGACCTACCGATCGATAAAAACGCTACGGAGGCGCCGCTTACGCTTGCCCCACCCACCAAGTTCTATGATAAACATAAGGTGAAAGAGGCCCGTCTAAAGGCGAAATTGGCAGTATATCGAGCCCAACACCAAATGACAAGGTATTATGAAAAATACGGTACGGAACTGACGGACTCCGATACAGGTACGGGCTCCGATACAGGGGAGGAGTCAGAGGAGGAGGTCCAACTTTGAAAAGACGTGTTCGGCATACTTTCTTATAAAATAATGCCCTCATTCTTTTATAGAAAGTAATGGCAGGTACAGAAATGAAGAACGTCGTTTTAATCGCCCTAGTTGTGTTGGTCATCGTATTTGTACTCTATCAATATGATTCGTCCCTTTGCGGACTGCTAAATACCTATCAAGGCTTTGAAAACCATGGAGATAAGCCGAAGGCAGCGACCGAGGAGCAAGAGAAGATGGTACAGGCAGAAGCCTTTGCTGATCCAATGGAGGATAAGGCAGCCAAGAAGCCAAATGGTGCTGCCAAGGGCAGTACGAAGGTAGCACCAGCCGTGAAGGTTGCTGCGCCAAAGGTTGCTGCGCCAAAGGCTGTTACTGAGAAATTCGCCGACCTCTCCTCCTATGAGGGCCCGGCCAACTTCGGCGCTGCCGAGGCCCCTGCTGGCTGCTACCCCCGCGACCAGATCACACCATCCGAGCTCCTCCCGAAGGACATGAACAGCATCTGGGCCGAGCAGAACCCGATGGGACCTGGTTCGCTGAAGGGCAAGAACTTCCTCAGCGCGGGTGCCCTCATTGGTGTCAACACGGTCGGCCAGAGCTTGCGTAACGCCAACCTCCAGTTGCGCTCGGAGCCGCCGAACCCTCAGGTCCCCGTTAGCATCTTCCTTCAGTCGACGATTGCCCCGGATATCAGCCACCGCCCGCTCGAGATTGGTGCCTAAAACGCAATTGGCATCTAACCCTTTTATTTTTCATAATTGTATTGTCAATTGGTATGATCGAATTTACAATACACTTGATAGAAAGTCATGATGAAGTATGTGATCTCCGTCCTTCTTGCGGCAATCGTCGTATTATGGTTCATGAATAACCGTCCCTCTATCGACGGCTTCGTTGATCAGATCTTGCGCCCACCCATGGCCTATCCCTCCGCTGTGGCACATGGATGCGCCCCTGCAGGTGTAAATGCCTCTCCAGGCCAGCCTCAATATGAGCAAAATGCAAACAGCCCTCATGTGAACCCCGCCTATAAAAATGGTAACCCACAAAATGTATTTGCAGAATACTTAAAACAACCATAAATAATATCAGGACACATGTCTCAAAAGGATATTTTACTGGGGTGTATGCTGATCGCCTATTTGATCCCCATTCTCTATGTCTATTATCAGTTTATCGACAACCCCAGTATCTGTGATATCATCTGTAAAGAGGATGCCAAATATATGATTACTGCTGCCATGGTGATCATGGGTGCCTTTACCATACAGTATGAACGAGAGCGAAAGGACACGACTTCGATAATCATTATTATGTGCCTCTTGCTTGGCATTTATGGACTCATTTTTAGCTACGATTCCTCTTTGATCCATTTTGGATTTGTAACATTGACCTTTCTCTCCATTTTAGGGTTCATGGTCCATCATACTCGAAAGCATGGCTCGAATGGATTACGGATGCTCCTTTTGATTGCCGCTTATTTTGCCATTACCACGGTCGCATTTTTGAATCAAAGCATTTTTCTATCAGAGGCCCTCTTTATTGGCACCTTTGCGGTTTATTATCTTTCTCTTCACTTTATGGAATCATAGTAGAATAGATGTCGATACTGGACAAAGCAACAGAGATGGTAAAAACCATTCTCGGTGGAGGCAACTATCCGACGGTCTATGTTACCTCCACTGTTGATGGAAAACAATACAAGGTTCGCGACATGCCCGACAAGCAACATGCAGCCAATCTAATGGCAAATCTGCGTGCTCGTCTGGAGAAGCTATGTAATACCCTGGAGAAGAAGTATCCTGATAAGCCCCAGGTGAAGCAAATGGTCCGCAATTTCCGCGCGGATCCCTCTCGTTTTATTGAGGCTACGCCTGACTCTGAGCACACCTCCTCCACCGTGAATAAGGGAGAGGCCATTTACATGTGTTTGCGGCAGCGTGAGGCGGGTGATGAAAGCCTGGTAAATGAAAATGTGATGACCTTTGTGGCGCTTCATGAGCTGGCCCATGTCTGCACGGAATCGATCGGTCATGGGCCCGATTTTTGGAATAACTTTGGCTGGCTCCTGAAAGAAGCAGAAGCCATTAATGTGTATCGATATACGGACTTTGCCGCCCATCCTGTAAATTACTGCGGAGTCTATATCACAGATTCACCGAGATATGATCCTGCAAAAGATGGCACGAATTTTCAAATTGGTACCATTTCTAAGCGAGTTGAGAAATGATAATCTGTATACAAAAGCAAATGAATCCTCGTGAAATGGATCATTTGCTTTTTTTTATAAAAAAGCGATAGGGATGGAGTCAGAGATAGACCATATCTTACATCCAAAAGTACTTCGTAGCCTGCATCAGCGTATTCCTCCGGTCCATTGTATTATTTGGAAGGGAGGAAATCGATATGATACCGTTGTACTGGATCAACGAACCAATACTCAGATCTATCCATTTGACACCATTGATACCATCAAACGCATGCTATGCTATCGTTTTCGCCAGGATTCCGCCTTTATTCCGCGTTTTCTATTTGTGGGAGTCCCCCAAGAGAATCCTGAATCAAAAGAAAACCCAACAGAGGACACTACCTATCTCCCTATTGATTATTTATGGTATCCGCCAGGATCCAATGATCCCACACAACCCTATTATCTGAAGCATCCACTAAAGGCACTGAGAGAGGGAGATGATCGCTTTGTGACAAGACAGGGAAGCTTTACCAGCCCGAATTATGACAATCGTGGGCGCACCATGATGGAGGATGTCTTTTTGAAGCCGAGCGGTGGAACACTACCTGTGTTTCATGTCTTCCCCCTTTCGACCCTACTTCAAACCTATCAGGAGAGCCAAGCAATTGCAGAGGAAAACTGGAACAGACGATTTGCCGCATATTACCCTGATATCAGTCGAGGAGGACCCTACCAGGCAACGGATGCGGATCGAACCTTTGCGGAGAAGGTGCATTATTTCATCTCACATCGCGAGGAAAGTGTGAGTCGGATCAATGAATATTTGGAGGAGGAGATCCAGCTTCCTGAGATGACTCTTACAGGTATTCGCCAATTACTGCTCTCATGGCCCAAGCCTGTGGAGGGATTTGAAGGATGTGCGTCCTTATTCTATCAACTTCCGGTTACAAAAGAGCGCCCCTATCTTCGACTGTTTCCCGCGGAGGGAACGGCTATCACCAAACTTCATGTGGAGGGTGTACTCCCTATTCCCAGTTTGGATGATCCCCAGTTATTAGAAGTATGGAGCAAAGAGGTTAACCCAACAAACAGTGATTATTGCAGCATTAAATATGTGAATCGTCCGTCAATCGGTGATACACAATCCATTTATGGAACCATTCGTGTATTGAACGATGGAACCATTAACTTGTTGTTGCAGCCGCCCATTAATGTTCGGTATTTACACCCCACCTTTGATTTTCGTAATTTTGCAGGGATTATGGAGAATGTATTTGAAGGCCTTCCGCAATCCTTTAATGATTGCAAATTACAAGAGATTGCCGCGATCTTTGCGCTTACGACTGAACTCACTGCAAAGAAGTTTACAACGGAACGGCTCCAACAGCGATTACCGTTCTTTAAGCGGTTTTTTACCGAAATTACACCGCTTCCTGATGAAAATCCAATTCTATCCATTCGATACAAGGCGGTGAGTCAGTATGCGATGGAGGACAAGATCTTGTCGTTCATTACACAGTTGGCGACCAAAAAGAGACTCTTGCGTGGAGTTCCTCTGGATGCAAGTGATCTGGAGCTGATTCAAGAGGAATTTGAAATTTCGTATGAGGAGGCGCGTCATACATTGGAGGAGTGGTTTAAGAAAGAGAGTGCATTTACGCTGGCATTACCTGAAGAGGGTGAATTCATGCAAAACTATAACCCAGGGATTGATATTCATATTTATGCCCAGCAATCCTCATATCATTTTCATGTGCATCGCATTGATAGCTATCAGAATTACCAGCGTGTCTATACCTTGTTATCGCTCCTATTTTATGCGGATGATGACTACTTCGCGGGACAAGAGAATGACCCTGTAGAGGATGAGGTGGAACAAGTCATGGAGGAGGACAGTTTATCTATGGAGAGGGAGGAAGAAGCAGCAAGCGCAGTAGCAAGTGCAGCAGCAGTAAGCGCAGCAGTAAGCGCTCCTGCTAACAGTGCAGTAGCCATGTCCATGCCAATTGATATGGGGCAAAAGAAAGCAACGGTATCTGCATTACCATCCTGGTTGGCACAATCCCTAGTAGCCGACGAAGATGACGAAGAGATTGAGGAGGAATCTGTTGCAGAGGAACCTGTTGCAGAGGAACCTGTTGCGGCAGTGGTTAAATTAAAGCGTCCTGGTATTGCCCCTAAAGTGGAAGAAGCTCCTAAATTAAAGCGTCCTGGAATTGCATCTGCACAAGTATCTGCACAAGTATCTGCACAAGTATCTGCACAACCATCTGCACAAGCTGCAGCAAGCAGCCGTGTCATCAAAATTGATCCAAAGGGATGGTTGATTAAGAAATTACAACAAATTGATCCCACCCTATTTGATTATAAAACCGTCGATAAGAAATCTCAATATAGCCGTTTGTGTCAAGAAGAGCGCCAGCCCGCAGGTCTAACAAAGGCTCAATATGATGCCATGAAAGAGATTTATGCAGAGAATAATGTGTTTTGGATTGAATACCCTCTAGAAGGCACCGAAGATCCTCGCCCACCAAAAAATACAGAAGTGATTACTGTGATGAGATATGGTTCTACCATCAACAATATTCGGTATTATTTTTGCCCAAAATACTTTTGCATTTACGATGAGATCATGGTATTAGAAAAAGAATTTGAAGGTACTGCAGGGCGTGATGGTAAATCGAAACCACCCAATACCTGTCCGTTTTGCCGCGGCTCATTAATTACAGGAAAAACCATGGTTCCAGGTCAAACTGTCCTTAGAAGCAAAACAAAACCAGGATCTCGCCCACCTCGCCATCAATCCAATCCTGACTTTCTATCGACAACAACCCATCCCAATAAATGGGAGTTGCCTTGTTGTTTTCTCAAAATGCGTAATATTCCATTAAAGGATCCAGCCTATGCACGATTACAATTAGCATTTCAAGAGGAACAGTACAATCCCCAGCCAGTAGAAGAAGAGGAAGAAGAGGGAGATCAACGAGATATTCTATATCAAGGAGAAGAGACCGTCGAATATGGATATTTATTTCAAGTGCTCCATGAAAGTTACATTTTAGAATCAAATAAAAAAGATCTAAGCCCTGGCACATTTGCAATGGCATCTCCCTCATTTGATCGATATTTTGCGCAGAATTCAAATGAGAGCATTGCCATACGACCCGCTGTGAAGTTTGAATTGCGCGCCAATGCCGTTGGTTTTTTACGAATTGGTGTCGAAAATCCGATCTATGAGTCTCTATTAGGCGCCCTTGTTCCCATTCTCTATCAAACAACCATTAAACAAGTGAAAGAGTTGATTGAGGAGAAAATTGTCCCAAAAATATTTCTCAATGCAAATTTTGGTAATTTGGTACTTGAGTTTTTCGATCCAACGGATGCCAGTGCCATGCCATCCAAGGGACTCCAGGGACTAATGGACTGGGCTCAAGAGAAGCTTAAGATCCCAATCAGCAGCAATAATTTATATCAAATGATGCGCATTTACAATGCCCACACGCGATTCATTCGATTTATTAAGAATCCACGATATTTTAAAGACTTTCCTCAGCCGATTGAATTGAGACATATTCAGCCGTTATTGGCCGAGCCTGGTCTATTTACGATTCGTGGCATTCAGCTAATTATTTTAGAGAACAATGATCCTGTTACCGTAAAATGCCCTCCCTTTGGCATATCCATGGATCGACACATTAAAAATGATTTTGTGTTCCTTTCACGAACGATGCTAACTATTGGAAATACAAAGAATAAATATTCATACTATGAATTATATTTCTATACACATAATCGTCCTCCAGGAGGCGCTGCTGCTGCTGTGCATCAACCCAGTATGCGATGGCCTTATCATACGCGTGGCAATTGGCCTCCCATTGTGAAGCAACGCATCGAAGAGTATACGACACAATGTCAAGCACGACATCGTTCCATTGATACTTCTCAGCAGGGCATTCAGCCGATGGCAATGGTTCCCCTGTCCATGACACTAAAGCAAACACTGCGGCCAACAGGAGTCATAAAAGATAGCTATAATCATGCGGTAGCGGTTACTTATCCAGTAGAGGAAGATTCACCCTATATGGTCATTCTACCAATCGTAGATGATGGCGTATTTACGATTTCAGCATTAATGGATCATACCTATTTGGATTGGGCAGATGTGAAAAAAGCGCCACTTGATCAAGTCATTGAATTCTATCAAACCCAATTGCGCGCATTTACTTCATTGTATCCTGGATATGATATTGAGCATATGGTTCGCAATGCAGAAGATCAGCAGGTGGTTGCTCTTCAGCTACGAAACAGTCTCTATGTCCCTACTGCGCCTCCTAAAAGCGCCATTAACTTGCCCACTACATCAATTACGATGTTTGAATGGGATATCAATAAGGATATTGCGGGAATACCGCATACGCTTGATATGGAAGATTGGGAGGGAGTCAAGGAGGAAATGGAAACGGAAAAGGGATGTGGTGAAGATTCGGAGTTAATGCGAAAATCGGACGATATGGAGTTTGAGGAATCCTATCAACAATTTCGCTTAATGGTGTCCAATTGGATTACGGGAGAACGAGCAGGACCCGAGTTGCGTGCTAAAATGGAAGAGATCATGTTTAATCGCACGCTTCCTGAGTATGAAAAGAGAAAGCGGATGTTTTTGCTTATTGGATCTATCTTGCTAAAATGGTTCTATGCGGATGAAGAAGTGTGGGATAAAGGTCCTGCTAACTTTTTGAGAAAGGATTGCAATCTGATTACACAAGCAAGATCCTGCACGGGAACTTGCGTATGGAGAGAAGAGGAAAATAAATGCTTACTTCATGTACATGCACTGACTAATCTGGGAAGTCAAGAGGACGATGAAAAAGAGCCTCAACAGATGGAAAAAGAGTCTCGAAAAGTGAGTACGCCTCAGCTATTTACAAAGCGAGTGATTGATGAATTGATTCGATTTCCCGCCCGCAGAAAGCAGATCATGAGCGAAGGTAAAATCTCGAAATTATCGACGATTCTTCAGCCGATTCGTCAAGGTGATCAATACATCATTCCTGAATCCTCGCCGACATGGACGAATTTGCTACAATTAGAATGGTTGCAGCAAGCCTCTGAGAAGCCGCGATACTATGAGGAAATGTCGCGAGAAGATGATGAAGATGATAGAAAATACGAAGATCCCATGCCTGATGAACTCAAATTGATGTTGGGAGACCATACACCGTTTCATATCATGGATATTTCTAGAGATGGCGTTCAGCCTCTCGCGGCACTACTTGACATCCTAGGAATGACAGCAGAGGAACTTGGAGTAAAAGAGGGGGATACGATCTTATCGATCGATCAGATGGTCCAATATGTAAAAGTGAAACAGCGGCCGATTGGTATGATTAATTTTCGTGGTGAGCCGCGGATTCAATTTGTAACACCCTATCCTGGGTCGTTTGATTCGGTTCTTATTGTGGTCTTTCTACCGGATGGCATGGGCCTGCTCGTTCATCATAATGATACACCTACCGTTTATATAGATGCATTGCCTGATACGATTCGCCGACGATGGAAAGAGGCGGGGCGTATACAATTTGAGAAGATCGCTCCGCCTGGACCAGCCCCTCCTATGCAATCTCTTCCTCTTCTGGCACAAGAGCAAGCAATGGCGGTACCGAAGAAACTTCCGAAGCCAGGAATCGCACCAACTGCAAGCGTTAGCGCTGCACCGATAAGACTAAAGAAGCCAGGAATCGCACCACCTATGAAGGAGCCTCCGTTGTTATCACAGGATCCACCAAAGAAACTCAAGAAACCAGGTATTGCACCAAGCGCAAGCGCAGCATCATCGTCATCGATGGTACAAGATGAATTACAGAGGCTTAGGGAACCCGTTGCTGCACCAGTCAGTGCTAAAAGCGTAAGCGTAGCACCTGCATTACAGAGTGCAGTACCAAGTGCATTACAGAGTGCAGTACCAGCCGCTCGCCCACTATCTACTATCCCTGAATCAATTGAACCGATATCGGCTCCACGAGTGTTACGCGCAGCATCCAAGGCGCCAGTAAGTGCAATACAGAGTGCAGCATCAAGTATGATAGCACCAGCAAGCGCTAAAAGTGTAGCACCAGCAAGCGCTAAAAGTGTAGCACTAGCACCAAGTGCAGTACAGAGTGCAGTACAGAGTGCAGTACAGAGTGCAGCATCAAGTACAGTACCACTCTCTGCACCTAAATTAAAAAAACCAGGTATTGCACCAAGCGCTAAAAGTGCAAGTGCAGCACCAGCAGCATCTGCCAATTAGAATTTAAACCCAAACGAAGCCAGCGGCTTGCCACGATCCTCTTCCTGATCAGGAATCGGCAGAATCACCGACTGCTTGCACCCTGCCTCCACAGCCCGTCGGCGACACTCAATCATATCCTCCACTTCATCCGTCATGATATTGAGACGCATACGACGATACGACGGCTGATCTGGATGGAGAATGACAAGATACAAGTCCGCCACTTCCAGGCCATAGTACTTCTCCAACATCCATTTATACACATTCAACTGCATGGTATAATGCCAATAATTTGTATCAGGTAAGTGCTCCAACGGAGGCAGACCCGATCCAAACGGATTATCCGACTTAATCTCCTTCGATCGTTTCCAGTCATAAATCACAAACTTCCCATCCGATTTACGACGATACACCATATCAATCGAACCACACAGCTTGATCTTTCTCTCAGATGCAATCGGCTCCAATGAATCAGTGAAGACTTCCCATTCACTGCGATAGGGCTCCAAATCATGCCCGCACTCTGCCCAGAACTTCATAAAGTATTTCCACTCCAGTGTGTCCTTGACTTCAGGCTTGATCTCGTCCATCGCACCATGCATGAATTGTTCGATCGCAAAATGCATGGCCGTTCCAGCAGCCGATGCCTCTTTTCCGTTATCAGACCACTCTTTCATGATCTCTTCATCCGTTTTTCCATAGTATTTGCTGGTGGCCCATTTGGGACCTTTCTTCATTTTAGTAATGATAGCCTTGGCATCAAAGTGTCCAAAGAATTCGTGGATAAAACCAGTACAAGAGATGTTTCCCTGACAGGAACCATTGACATAGTACTTGTGGGTAGGTTCATCAAAGGCAATGTGCGCATCACGCGGGTGACGATTGATGCGGGTAAGTGTTTGCCAAGAGTGATGAGGCATGATAAATATACAATGGATTAGTTTAAGTCATGATAATCGGTTGATATCAATTTTTAATCAGGTAGACCTACCACCAACATGGCAGTAGGAATCAAGTAGGAAGGAAGCTGAAGAAGGGAATGAAGCGGCGGTACTTGAAAACCATCAATCATTAAACAAGAGAATCCTTCTTGCTCACATGCAACCGCAGCATAACCAACTGCCATATAGGTCTGATGTTTTGCCCATGCAATCCTATCGGGTTGATATGGATTCCAAAATTGATTTAGAATTTGGCGAATCGATTGCCGTTCAAAGGATTCCTCCACTAAATTTTCAACCGAGAGTACAAAATCAGTACGAGTACAAAATACGAAAATGGTATGACATAGTGTAAGTTGAGGCTGATCGTAGGAAATGTTACGAATCTCTTCTTTTTGTTTTGGCTGTTGTACAGCATAAATGGTATAAGGAGAGGAACCAATGGTAAAAGAAGGAATATCAGAATCCTCTTGGTGTCGCATGTATTGTTTTATCTGACGCTGCCATGCGGCACGATCAACAAATGTATCTGTAACATGAAAAATATCATGAATAACATCATTATCTTCTTCACGGCTCGACGATGTACCCATTATAGGGTGTATCATTGTAATGGTTTAGGCTTTTCCAAACGAAGTAGCAATATCCATCAGCATGTTGCCCACCTTATTTTCACCCTTGATGGTGTGCTTTTTGGGGCCAGCCAGAAGTCGTTCGCCACCCAATTCCTCTGCAGTCGCTACATTTTTACCGGTATTCTTTGTGCTATAGAGTAAATCACGGCCATCGCGAATAATTGCTAATACCGCATTCTGAAAGCGTGCATCACGATTCATACGATAATCCAGTGCATAATAAAGGGCTTCATCTTTGATTGCGCTCCACATTGCATCATCAATTGTGATATTATAGCGCTTCAAGGAAAGATCCGTTGCGGCTTTTCGAACCTTTACCGCCTCCATTAGTAAGTATTCATAATCGCGTTCAGAATCCTCTACAATAGGCGGGCGCGCTTTGCTGCGTTCTTCCAGCATTTCTTTATGAATTTGACCGTCCATGCTAAACAGGTTCTTTGCAAGATCGCTGGTATATTCGGCTTTGGCCGATGCGCCCTTCTGTTTCTTACCAGCCTTCTTCACTTTCATGGCTGCCAGATAGTGTTCAACGCTGGGATACATAACTGTTTCATCCTGTTCATCTGGAATGGGAAAGGGACCAATCAGACTCATATATTGTGCAGCATTCTCATCGGGTTTGCCTTGAAACAGGATATCAACGCCTTGATTGGTTTTGACATCTGGGCCGAAACGAAAGAGTTGCGCTGCAGTAAGATATTTCTTTGGCCCAACTTCTTCCAATTGTGGTGGAACTTCCGCTTGTACAGAAGACTCTGCTGCAGGTTTTGCGATGCTTGGTTTTTTCATAACAGACTTCGAAGATAGTGTAGATGCATCTGCACTTGGCGCTTCAACAGCCTCTGCCGCTTTAGCAACCTCTGCCGCTTTAGCCGCCTCTTCCACAACGACCTCTCCCTCTCGTTTAAAGATGAACCAGCGATTCAGAAACGAGAATTGCTTCACGGAGTCACCCATTGGATACTTCTTGCGCGTTTGAGGAAGCATTTGATTGTAAGTCTCTTCAAACAATTCCGTGCTATTCTTCAGCTTCATCTGTCCCAGCTCTCTCATATTTAGCAACCGAAACCCATTCTCTTTCATCTTAGACTCCAGAAGTTCAAAGGGAACAAGGTATTCCTTGTGAGAGGATCCGATACTAATAAACTCCACATCAATGCCCATACCAATGGAGCTATCATCCATTTCCAAGACATCATCCTGGTAATCCTTAGTAATGCTCCAGACAGGAACATCATTCTCTACTCCCGTTCGGCGTTGGCCCTTTGAAAGCGGTGACAGGAGATCAAAGATTTTCTTACCATCAAAGCAGCACCCAATAAAGAGACCGCCTACTTTTATCGTCGTTTTCAGATTGTACAGGAATCCATCCAACATATCCTTATTGGCAAAGAAGTAGTGAAGGGCGAACATACAGGCAGCCACATCCGCGCCACGGCTAAACTTATTTGCCATGTGATGAAGAATGAAAGGTGGCACATCGCCCTGAGGATCTTGGCCAAAGATGACACGGAGCATGTCCTGTTCCTGGCGATTCGCACCCGCCTCACCGTTTGCAATGGGCTTAGAGCTGTCACCAATGATAAAGGCCATCTTCGGAACCTGATCTCGTCCATACTCTTCCATCAATTCCATATAACGCTTGTAAGCACCATCAGATGGATTCGTAATATTCTCACCTGCAGTATCAATGCCAACCACATATTTAGCACGATGATTCCACTTTCTAAGATCACCTGCCTTACCGCATGCAAAGTCAAGAAGACTCTGATTTCCACCAGAGAGTGCATGCTGAATCAGGATCTCATTCTTGATGATTTTGTTATGGAAGCCCTGCAGTCCTTTTACCAATGCCATATTCGCTTCAGGAGCCTTTCGCTCATAATACTTTTTACTAATGTCTGTCTCGCGAACACGCAATAATGCAGCCAATTCCTCATCCGATGGCTCCTCATTTCCTGTGCGAATCATGCTATCAGTAATCGGATCATGAATAGATTTCCAGACAGAATTGGCAACCTTTTCGTCATTCATCATGCTCCTGTATTTAATGTTCTTGCCAGTTTCTCTTGCCAGAATCGTTGCACGGACCAGGCGCTCTGTCTTATCATGGCGAATGCGATACGGAATCCATCGCCAGCCTGCCTCGCGCGTTGAATCATAGCGCATTTCAACAATGCTTCGATTGGGAATAGGCTCCTTGGTGCTCTCTGTCATTGCGTATTCCTCAGTGGAGTCTGCAGCGGGCTCCACCGCAACATAGCAGGTATTTGCCATGGTATCTGGGAAGTCCGAGGGAGTGAATAAGACGGGCATGTAGGATCGACCCCCTCGCTCTCGAGCAATGGGCTCATCACGAAGGATCAGTTCGCGCGGATTAAGATAGATGGCGCCTTTTTCGGCACCCACGAAGAGACGCATGGTTTTGTAGTGAATGCTGGTATCTCCGTTACTGGGGAGAATGGTGCTTGTAATCTTATCGATAGTGGGAATGTCCTCATCCTTTTCATATTCGATCAAGAAGTCCACTGTATTGTCCTTTGCCGGCTTCCATTTGAATTGCTGGTTAAACCGAGCGCCGGCATCCGCAGGAAGAGGCTCTGAATTGCTCGTAAGAATCAAACCGTCTGTGTGATAGACATGCGGCGCATTCATAATCTCAGCACATGCTTGAAAGATACTGAGATTGTTGGCGGATCCAAACTTAAAGATCTTAAGGGCAACCAGCAGAGATCGCTCCTTTCCAATTCCTTTGGCGATGAGTGTGGTACTCTCTCTCCATTTCAGGTGCCACTCCTTCATTTTGCTATACCGACTGTTTCCTCCCTGATCGACCATGCCCTCGGCAAAGGTGACAAATGGGAGTGTGCTGACATTTTCGCCTTCATAATGATAGATATCGAACACCATATAGTGATTGACGGTCTCTCCCATGCTGGTAAGGGTCACCCATTCTCCATCCAGCAGTGTATTGGCACATGATTCATTGTGAAGACCCGTTCGATAGACATTCATGCTTTGATCAAAGAGGAAGAGGTCTCCCTTTTGATTGATGAAGCCCATGGCACGAAGCCCGTCCGCCTTGTCTGTTACATTATAACTGGAACGAATATTGGGGATGGATGGGTCTATCAGAGAAACCATATTTTTCATCTCAAGAGTAACAGGGTTTACACCGCGAAATTCATTAATCCCCATCATCGTACGATACTCGCGCTGTACTTGTGCCGTTAGCGATTTAGTAATTAAGAGCGTATTCTTTTGAACAGCACGCAGAACCTCGCCTACACCACGAATAAGTGCTTTGAGTGCGGCTTCTTCTGTTTTGGTGGATGAATTACGCAACAATTCTACCTCCACCTCATACCGTGGAATTTGATTGAGAATGTTGTGCTGGAGAAAGGTGGTCGACCAATCATACTCGCCCTGTCGTTCGGCTACAGTAGGCGATTGGCGCACCATGGATAAATCCATCCGAACACCATCCCCTTCAAAGCTCCAGCGACGAATCAATCGGAAGGCCTTACGCTCCGATCCCCAATTCTGTAGTAACTGTTTGACCGCCGCATTCTCTCCTTCAATCGGCTGCTCTCGCCGGATTTTCATGCGAACATTGTACTCGTCCAGATTGAGATTGCTACGGTCCGCACGATCCAAACGATCTTTCAGCATCACGGTGTATTGTTTTGTGTCAATTGCGTCATCTTGGCAGTAGGTTTGAACTAGCCCCAATCCTTGAATCGTAAAACGGTAATTGCTCGGGGTGATAATATTGAGATAATCCTCCTGTGTATTGGGTTTGAATCCCTTCATGCGAAGACGCTGTGCGATTTGAAGAAAGGTGTTTGAATCAACGACTCCGCCTACACCAACCCCCGTCTCCAGCTCGTAGGTAGCGTGCAACGACCATTCATGGACAAGCCGCTGAAGATTGGCAAATTGGTCTTTTGTCAACTCCATGATTCACTATTAAGTATAGTGATAAAAGGACCTTAAGTTTTCTATCTAATTTTTAGTTGTCAATTTTATAGAAAGAAGGACGCCCCGTTTTTAACGCCGAATGATTTGAGAACGCACATGTTCTGTTTGAAATTTCTGTTTGATTCGCTCAATGGCATGCACCGGATCAAATTGGGGATTGCAACAAAAAAGATCCATATAGCATGAACGATATTCGGGATAGGTATGAATGGTAAAGTGACTTTCGGAAAGAACATAGGCGTATGTATAGCCAATCGGAGAAAACTGATGACCGGTTTGAGCAACCACATGCAAATCCAGTTCTTGAATCAGTTCCTCCATGATGGGGCGACCTCGTGTGAGATAGGTCAATAGTTCGGGATGCGGCACATCATAGACATTAATAAGCAAATGCACGCCAACCGGTAGTCCTGATGACATGGTATTCATTAGGTATATCACGAGTCCAATCATTTAAGTTCATTCGATTCATGTGTTGTCCAATTGGCAAACACCTGAAGACTAAGAGCGCGCCCCAGACGGGCAGATAGAATATCTTTGGTTAGTTTTCGATCCGTCTCTTTCCAGGTAGGAAGCTGACTGAGTTGTTCTACCAATTTGACCTTGGTGGCATCGATTTCAGGCCATTGAATGGTCCATCCATGTTGTTCCATGGTACAGAGCCAGTCTGCAGCAATGGTGGAGAGGGGTTGAGCGTGAATCTCAGAAGGAATGGCAACCCATCGTCCGCGATAATCCGCTACCCACAAGGTATAATCGCGGTTCCATGTCATAGGATCGGAAGAGAAGATGATTTCTCCTTTATGCGAACTCTCGCATTTTGTCTCATGATCCTCAATATGATCCTGAACAGCCTCTTTGATTAGGATAAAGTGTTGTTTTGTCATGAGCGAAAGTCCATGGTAGAGATCCAGATAGTCCTTCTCCTGAAAGGTTCCACCGTTATAGGAAACAGCGATCAGATCATGGATCTTCTTGCGCTTACGAGAAAGAGAGGTATGAGTAAGGTCATCGGTTTGCTGTTGCAATTTGGTGCTATACTCAATCAATTGCTGCGTGCGAGCATTGGCGGGAGCAAGTGAATAAAACTGTGGGTCGGAAATACAGGAAAGGACGCTAATAATCCCTGCTGGATTCACATTAAAGGAAGTATATCCTGGCAAGTAAAAGGAATCGAGGGAAGGATCGGTAGCAGCGATATGAACCTCAATGGACTCCAACAGTCGGTGTCGATTGGGATTTTGTTTGGAGAAGGCGAGTAGTTCGCCAAAGCTGACATTCTGATATTGTTTACGAGGGGTTGTCATACTATCTATTAGATCTACTCCATGCTTTAGGTTAATCAAATTTTATGGAGATGTAGGCTGGTATGTTTCGTTCTGAATACGAATCGTTTCAAGGTCTTTCAAACGATCTTCATGCTCTTGACGAGTTTTCAGGCAAAAATGGAGATATCCCTGTATTTGCTGAAAGGTCTCTTCGGAGAAAGAGGAAAGATCAAAAAAAATACCGTTTGAATTTTCCGTATATTGCTCTTTGGTCTTCCGTATGATTCTAAACAGTTCTTCTTGTTCTGGTTTTGCCAGGAGTCTGATGTTGTCAAACACCTTTTTACGATCATCGTAGGTTGACATTTCTAATTCCGTAAAGATGTTCCTGGATATACAACAAGCGCATGGTTTATTCTTCACTGGCTTCTTCGGCCTCTGACTCTGACTCTTCAGGTGCTGACTCTTCTTCCACTTCCTCGGGCTCTGACTCTTCTGCTACTTCTTCGACTACTTCGACGGCTGGCTCCTCTTCCACCACTGGCTCCTCAACAGCATCCGACTGCACTTTGGCAGCAGGCAAGGCAACCTCTGCCTGCTTCTCTGATTCCACGGTTGCATGAAAGATACCACTTGCAAGAATGTAGGTATCATTGATGGCAAATTTAGAGCGTTTTAGCTCCACCTCGATAATATCACCGATCTTTACATTTTCATATTCAATCATCCCAATATGCAGATCACGCGGAACCTGAATGCGAATGGCCTGCTTGTAATCCACATAGAGACCCATCTTGTTCTTGCGGATCACCTCACCCTTTACACGAATACCGTCTACAGGATAAATCACGGTACCCTGTAGCTTCACATAATAGATGGCATCGCCCGTAAAACGAGCTGCTTCGAAATACCCCATGGAACGAGAAAGCATCTCAATGGTACCGGGAAGGACAAACCCCTGTTCAGAGCATTTTTTCTCCATGCTATCTTTGGCTTTTTGAAGTAAAATGACATCAACAGACAGTGATTTCACTTTATTGAAATCGCTTGGAGTTAAGCTCAGTTTCTTTTCAAAGAATGCGGTAGATTCCATTCTTCTGTTTGCTATGAATCTTTTGAGGGTTCCTCTTCCTCAATTTTATTTATTTTTTAGAGGCTCGAAATACACCAACATGCCCTGAATAAAATGCCTGAACAGCACGAATAAACCATCGTTTATCTTGTATTTCCTCTGCATCCAGAAATCGAAGAAAGAGATTCATTAAGGTACAGAGGCGTGTTGGATTTTTAATGGTGACTGAAGTAACCAGTGATACCTCGTTTAGATGAAAATCAAATTGAAATGGACTAGCCTGTAAGATCTGACCGATTTTTATTAGGTTTTCATAATGGTTGCCCTTTCCACTTACAATGGCACATTCACTTCCCTTTCTTCCCTGAAATTTTCCACCTGCTTCAGGGGGTTCACTTGTTTTAAATACAATCTTGCCATATTTTGGAACAAGGAACCCATATAGGCCTCCCGTGGATCGCTGTGTAACATGAAAGAATTGGACAGGGTCCTTTGAACGATCTTGATGAATGGCATCAATCACAGCAGGCGAACAAGGCTCTCCATTGGGAAGACGATATTCCACCTCACCCGTTTTCGGATTAAATAAGCGATTGATAACATCATCTTCATCAAATTCAAATTGGCTATCTTTTATACAATCTTCAACTGCCTCTCCCTGTTGCAGAATTAACTGGTTCTGCTCCGTAACAGACATCCATTCATCCCAGAAATAGAAGAGCAATGCATTTCGAAATGCGTTTGTATTTACATATCTGGATTCCTGAAATGCGGCGTGGAAGGTGGGAATAACGCTCAGCATCTTTTCACGATTCTGAATGACAGACTTGTTGTGATTTGCAACCTTAATAATGTATTCGTTGATTTCATATGGCTCTTTAATATAATCTTCACTCACTGATAATTCATCGATCCAAGTGACAATGGCGTTCCAGGTATCAAGAATGGTATCTGATGTATTGACGACATCCGCCTGTTCCTCCTGTTCAGCGGGTGCCTCGTATTCCATGGGAATATACATATCGCGCTTAATGGGAAACTTCGCCACACGAATGGCCAGAGGAATGCTGACATCCATATATACATTGGGTTGAAATAGATAATAGAGGTTACAGTATCGAATGTACCCTTTTAGGCCATTATAACTAATTTGAAATGCCTTATTATTAACAATTTCACGCAATAAATCAACCTTTGCCATACGAGGAATATCGGTGAGTAGATTCCATAAATCTTCGGACTTATAAAAGGGCTGACGCTCAAATAAGACACGAAGCCGTTGTTTCATTTGATTCACACGCCACCGTGCAGAGTATTCATCGTAGGTGGAATCGTCCAGGGTAAGCTTTGCAACATCAATTGGAGGAGTGCATTGATATTCGCAGTTCTCAATCCAATCACACACTGCAGTAAATGGCATATCATTGATGCTCACCTCTCTTCGTAGAACACCTTGCGAATCCAATTGCTCAATAGGAGCTTGGCCTTGAATAATGATCGCATTATGATTGAGATTACAGTCAATCGCGGATTGCTTCATGGCACGCGTCACGCGACCGATCAAGACCGCCTTTTTGAACCCATTTCGATAACTATACAGATCAGCTGTTTCATAGTATGGCTCGCTGGGTGGTAATACGGTTGCATAGAGATACACAGTATTATTACGCTCCAATTTGGGCAACATACAATGAGAACGAAAACGAATGGCACGACCGAGAATCTGTTCCGTTTTATTTAAATGATACCATGAATCAATCACATGGGTCTCGCGCATAAAACGAAAATCGACACCTTCTGATGCAATTTGAGAACCAATCACCACCTTCATATGAACACCATTTACATTATTGTCGGCGCGTTGGGCGGCAATGGTTTCCTGGTTATGAGGTGAAACGGCAACATTACCTGTAAGGAGACCGTAATAGGCAGGAGAAAAGGCATGCTCTGCATTTCCATGCTGTTTCTCGCGTCTTGGGCAAAGGGCGCATTGTCTTCCACCATTTGCTTCCACGACCTCTTTCTTTTTCCCGAGGAGGCCATGTGTGCGGCCATAGAGGGTATATCCATTTGCTTCCAGAGCAAGACCGATCGAAATGGCACCGCTATTGACAAAGCGAGTATAGACAAAGATGCATCCCTCTGTCCGCTGAATGCGACGAATCAAGAAATCGAATTTAGGGCTATAGTTCGCTAAGGGACCCACGGTTAACCACTCGATACCCACCGAATCAAGTGGTTTATATTGTACTTGCTTTTCGATGGTCTCTTTCGTAAATACAGTTAAGAGTGCATTAGTATCCGATCGTGATTTATAGGCCGCAAAGGTTGTACCCTGTGTAGCAGGAGTCGCTGGAACAATGATGTTCCCTGCAGGAACCAACATATCCAATTGAAAAGGTCCCAATTCCTCGCGACCTTTTGATGCGGGTGGAAGCGCCTTCATGATCTCCAGTGTAGCCTGAAGAGATTCACCGCCCAGTAGAATGGGCACAAGAGGCAAGTGCCTGTAATAGTCGCGCTCTGATTCAGGGACGAGTGCACCACGGGGATTTAAAGAAGGATAGGCGGCAGGAAAGGCGGGAATGGAGAGGGGGAAGAGACGCACAGGGAAAGAAATGGGATTCTCGCCGCGCATAAAACTCACATAGCGCTGAGAGATATAGGATAGTATTTTTACGCCACCAGGAGTAATGTTTCCGCGCGGGTCAAAGACATCCGCTTCGCTAATGGTTGCTTTCTTGTCATTTAGTAACAGCAGGTTAAGGATAAATACAATTTCCTTATAGGTGTTATACATGGGAGTGGCTGTTAGAGCGCAGAACTTCATACCCTCGGCATAGCGTAACACATCTTCGAGAAAGGGTGTCAAATATTTGCCACCGAGCGCATCGGATTGCTCGGCTTTGCTGCTGAAGGCCTCCTCTTTCTCATCGATGTCGAGGTGATCACGAAGGGATTGATCGCGAAGATTATGGGCTTCATCGACAATAAGTAATTTGCCGCTAAATTGGTCGCGGATGCGCTGGATTTTAATTTCGCGCTGGCGCTTTTTAGAAATCGTGGTAGGAATACCACTAATGGTCTCTTCAATGAACTTGGCAAAGGATACATATCCAAACACTTTGTAGCGCTTATTAATGAGCTTCTTGACGGCTCTCTCGATTTTATTGATGTCACGCTCATAAAGGGTATTGGTCAGTTTCATGTAGGTCGTCCCTGTGCACTGAGAGGCAGAATTGGGCTCGGCACCTTCTCCGAAAATGATCTTCTTGCTATCGAAAATGGTTCGGTAAAATCCTTCGCGAATCGTGGGAGGGGCAATCAGATAAACCTCATTTTGTGGATAATATTCGAGCCATGCCTCTGTAATTTGAACGGCAGCACAGGTTTTACCGACACCGACGCCGTGAAATAGGAGCGCGGACATATAGGGTGTTTTGGGGGACATAAAATTAGAAATGAATCGCTGAACGGGTGTTACTTCAAATAAGCTATCTCCTGCACATGGATCTGTAACAGGTTGCCATTCATTCTGCAGAGATTCAGCAAATTCTCGTTTAGCAAGGAGCTTTTTTAAGAATTTGGGATCAAGGAGATCGGGATAGGCACCTGTTTGGATTTCCCATTCGGTCATGGCGGCAGAGGGGAACATCCCTCGTTTTTGGAGTTCTTTGACAAGTTGATTGCGTACTGTAAAATCAGTCTCTGTATCCCATCGTTCCAGAAGATCATCAGGAGGTAGATTGGCAAACTCCGTTGGATTATTATTACCATTATTATTGTTGTTGTTATTGTTATTGTTATTGTTATTGATAGCAGGAAGAGGTAGTCCTCGTTTTTCAAATTCTGCCTGTACTAATACACGATCGGCTTCATTCAGATTCATTTTCCACATGAGTTCCAATTGTTCAGGTGTCTGGCCAGCAAGAAATGCGTTCCATCCTTGATTATTTTCTATAATGGGCTGTTCCATAACGGGTTGTTCCATAATGGGTTGTACAGGTAATTGTTCCACATCGGACTCCTCTGGATCATTTAATACAAATTCATCATTGTCTAACAATTCATCCTCATCCTCATCCTCATCCTCATCCTCGTCTTCCACAATTGCATTTGGATATTCCTCATCATCCTCTATTGCATCTGGATATTCCTCTACTGCATTTGCCTCTTCCTCTACTACATTTGCATCTACAGCTTCCTCTTCTTCCTCTTCAGCTTCCTCTTCTACATCCTTCTCTTCAGCTTCCTCTTCTTCCTCCTCTACCTCATCATTTGCCTCCTCATTTAGATTATTTAATTCAAATTCTTCCTCATTTGAAATAGAAGCAGGCGCTGATGCAGGTGCTGACGAAGGTGCTGACGAAGGTGCTGATGCAGGTGATTCCTCCAGATCACCAAATTCCTCTTTTAACAAATTGTATAAAATGGGATCATTTTGTTTATTTTGCTGCATTGCTTTCCAGAATTTGAGCCGATTCTCTTTGCTAAATTTCATTAATTCTGCCCGTGCCTCTGCCACCTCATTTACAGCTTCGTTTGCCACTGCTACTTCGTTTGCCGCTTCGTTTGCCACTGCTACTTCGTTTGCCTCTTCGTTTGCCACTGCTACTTCGTTTGCCACTGCTACTTCGTTTGCCGCTTCGCTTGCCACCACAGGCTCTGCTACTGCAGGCTCAGATGGCACATTGCTCGAGACAGAGCGGTTCGGAGAGGACTCCTCATCTTCATTCTCGAGTAATAAATTTTTGGAGATTCCAAACATCTTGCTATTTATAGAACTACATTTGATTTTCTTTATAAACGCTTTGTCTGTATTTCACCGCACTACAGAAGGTGCTACAGAATGTGCTACAGAATGTGCTACAGAAGGTGCTACAGAAGGTGCTACAGAATGTGCTACAGAAGGTGCTATAGACGAGGCATTTAATTCGTATGAACAGGGTGAAAATTCTTCATAATTTTCCCTGCTTTTAGCAATATTTCTCGTTTTTCTATATTATCCGGACGAATCTTTGAGGTAGCTTCATCTAATGAACACCAGCAAATCCCCCCAATCTCGCGTGCCATGTGAAAATTATCCATATTCATTTCGACCTCCGTGAACTGTTTACAAATAGCAATGTAATATTTATGACAGTAATGTACCTGATTGGAGCCAAAAAATGTTTCTGAAATGCAATTTGTATTTTGAAGAATCGAAAATTCATACGGATGTAGCCCTGTTTCCTCCTGAAATTCACGAACGGCACAGTGCAGATCCGTCTCATAGGGAGTACGCCGCCCCTTTGGAAATCCCCATTCAGGCTCCGTCCATTTGGTAGGATATTCTAATTGAAGCCGTGGTAATTTATCCTTAATTTGTGAAAATCGGCGCTCCGATGTTTCATACTCATTTTTATGAGATCGAATCATGAAAGATTCCCCCCACACACCATGCCATAGTTCTTGAAAGGTCTTTGTACTGATTTGTTCATGTTCTTTTTGTGTCATGCGAGATAATAGTGATCCGATATAAGAATCATCGTGTTGTATGTATTTTCCCCTTATAAACTCTACAAATGCCAGAGAGTCTTTTCGTTGAATCAATAGAAACTGAATCGAGTCGTTACCATTTGAAATATTTGTCGATTTTGAATAAAGTGATGCAATATTAGCATCATTTGCATATCGAACTGCAATTATTCCATAACTTGTAACAGGTGATAAACAATTACGAAATAAATGTCCGTTTAATCCACAATTGGTACAATGTAGTGTCCGGTTTGCTATCATATTATGATTCTCTTATCCGATACATACTCAAAGTCTTTAGACCATCTGTCAGCGTGCTGACAGATCATACTGCCCTAAGGCAAGGACCAGATGAGAAAAAAAGAATCAAAGAAATGATAGAGGATAAATAGAATGCAATTTCCACCAAGTGTATGGGGCCCTTTTTTCTGGCACACCATGCATATTGTTGCATTGGGATATTCAAAAAATCCGACCTACACCGATAAGAAATGTGCTAAAGAGTTCTATGAATCCCTTGCCTTTCTACTCCCTTGCTCGATCTGCCGCGAGCACTATAAAGAGTACTTACAAGAGAAACCTATTTCAACCTTCCTGGATTCCAGAACCGATCTCATTAAATGGACCGTTCAAATTCATAATAAAGTCAACAAAATGCTGGGAAAGCCCGAATGGACGCTCGAAGAGGTGCTTTCCTATTATGAGAAGGTGGGTGCCAGAAATCGATCCCCTGTATGGACCAAAGAGGACATGAAGGAAGTAGATTATGGATCTTTTGTGAAGGGATTTCTGACAGGAAGCGTCGTATTATCCGTGGTAGGTGGTGTAATGTATGCTGTACATAAATTATAATCATGTATCATTGCCATCTTATAAAAGAAGGATAAATAACAGAGATATGGCAGGTATCAATATTTCCAGATATTTGGGTTGGCCAGGATCAGGAAGTCAAGGACAACGTAATACAGGCCTGTTTTCGTCAAAGGATACCGGTTCTACTTCCTATCCATCTACTACGCCCAGTACGGGATCGTATTATAATACAGGTGATTCATCCAGCTCCATTAAGCGCATTTTGGCATTCGTGTTAGCAATTATCATTGTCATGATTATTCTGTTGTTATTCGTTGATAAATACATTACACCCATTTTCCGTTCACAGCCTGGTTCTCCCGGTATCATTACCCTACCGTGGACAGATACGGGTGTATTGTTTTGGAAAACAAATTCAGACACGATTAAAAATGAAGTAACGCCGATTCGAAATAAGTTCTTTGACTACTCCTTTATTCTTGACATCTTTATTGAGAATCCAATCTATTTTACCAATCAGCCCCGCATTTTAGTCAGTCGAGGTGGAATGCCAATTACAGCGGATACATCCACAACAGTCGATCGCACGACCCTATTAAGCGTGCTTCAGTACTATAATTTTGTTGTTGCCCTGTTACCTGATACCACCGATATGATTGTATCTGTACTAAATCAAAATCACATCATGGAAAATATTATCATTCCCAATATCACCGTTCAGAACACCTTTCGATTAGGTGTCGTTATCATGGATAAGGCATTTGAAGTCTATATTGATGGGCGTCTCATGAAAACACGCTCCTATGGTGCGCCTCTTCTGGATGTAAGGGGAGACATTGTCGCAGGATCTACGAATGTTGCCAAACTGCGTACCCTTAAAATCTGGGATCGTGCCTTAATCGCGCCTGAAATTCGAGAGGCCAAGCCGCCACTTACTAAAGCATCTATCTTTGGAGCGGATCCGATTCCTGGTTCATCCACTTGCCTGGATCAAATCAAGAATGTAGTGGATCCATCTGCTGCAATGGATGCTATTTCATCAATCGTTCCTGACTCTATAAAAACAGGCGTATCAAATGTTACCTCATCTATATAAGATACGCCATATAAGATGCCCCTACGGGGGAAAATCAAATGAATCAATAGAGAATGTCGATTATTACTCAAATCGTCTTTGGTATCATTATACTACTTCTTGTCGTGTATATTGTTAATTATATGATCTATCCGTCATCAGGTAACAATGATATACTTCCAATAATGACTCCGCTCAATACAAAGAAGGAGATTGCTGCTGCAGATATTGTTAAAAAGGTCCTGTTAGGGTCATCGAGTTCTACTGTGATGGGCTTTTTCAAATTAGAGAATGGTAATCGTACACTTAATTACCAAAATCAGTACATTCCATTACTGCAAGTTGAAAATAACTGGCGGCTTGAAGTGATGCCCTCTTCGATGGGTGATCAAAATCCGGCAACAAGACTACAAGTGAGAACACAGCGCGGTACAGTGAAACAGACTGAAATCATTGATCTCCCACCCATTCCGAGACAAAAATGGGTATTTATTGCCATTTTGCGAGATGGCCGACGATTCGATATTATTTACGATAGACAAATTGTCGCCTCTCATCGAACGAATGATTATCCGGTTGTCATCAGTAGCCCTCTATCCATTGGACACGATAAATTGGATGGTTCGGCGATTCATGTTATTTTAAATGGTGCACGGTTGAGTCCCGAATATGCGGAACGATTACGATCTACCTATGTGGATACCAATAATGTGATCTTAGAAGACAACCCCATCAATCTTACATTACCCAATGTGTCGCTTTTGGCGCAATGCCCTTCCGGTTTTCCATGTGATACTATTACACAAGCCCCCCTCAATAATTTGGTTCAATGGAGCACACCCTATGCTTAAATTCCCTTGATAGAATATCCGTGTATTTGTCAGAATCATGAGCACCAATAATAGTTCATCTCCTGTCTCCCAAATCATTCCTGTGCTTATTTTGTTTCTGGGATTGTTCGGATTGTATTACTTATACCAATACCTGTTCGGAGTGAGAACATTAAATAGCTATCAGCTGATTACAAAGACGCAGGATGCAGCGGCAGCTGGCCCCATTAACATGGGATCCGATAAATTAGCACCTCTGTTTGAAGGCGGTGAATTCACCATTTCTACATGGCTATATATCAGCGACTGGGGTGTTAGACGAAATCGCCACAAGCACATTCTAAGCATTGGTGGATCATCTTTTCAGACCATTGGTATTTCTCTGGGTGCCACAAAGCCATCTCTTCGTGTTCGCTTTCAAACCTGTGACAGACAGTCCACCTCCTTTTTGAATAACGACGAGAATGGCACACCATGCGACACACTTCACACCAGACAATACAATAAGATGTTTACGGACATTCAAATGGATTCGGGCTTACTCGAGTCTACGCCACTATGTGATCTACCTGAAGTGGACCTGCAGCGTTGGATCTGTCTTACGGTAGCAGTAAATGGAAGAACGGTGGATGTGTATCTGGATGGTAAGTTGTCTCGTTCATGTGTATTACCAGCACCGTTTAAGGTAGATGCAAGTGGATATCGTGCAACGATATTAGGTCACGGTGGTTTTGGAGGAAAGATGTCAACAACGACGATGTACGATCGCGCGCTTAACCCTGAAGCAGTTCATACTAATTATATGGCGGGTCCTGAGCCCATTCTCTCTCTTAGTGAATGGTTCTCCTCCTTTTTCGAGCCATCGGTATCCAGTAAGGTTTCGACCAACTAATTCACAAATAAATAATACAATGAATTAAAAGGAGATCCATGTTCTCATCAATGACTGGAATGAATGCAGCACAATCCGGTGAGGCACCCGGTAGCGGACCGCAAATTCTATATGCAGCACTGTTAACTGTTGTTGTTTACCTTGTCTTTATCTTTATCGAGGTGATTTATAATTACTACAATCGCATGTCAATGAATCGAACGGAACTATTACCCAATACCTATGTGATGAATGATAAATCACAAACAATCGTACAAAACCCAAATATCCCTGGTTCAAAGCCGGTTCATTTGTCCGAAAATGAGCGAAGTGGAATTGAATTCAGTTATTCCTTTTATTTAAATGTGAATCCATCCACCTTCCGACAAGAATATGGCCTACAGCACATTTTCCACAAAGGATATTCCTCGCAATTTCCCCTGTTAGGGCCCGGTGTTTATCTTCGTTCGGATACCAATACTCTTCGTGTGTATATGAATACCTACAAGACATGGAATAATTATGTGGAAGTGGAGAACATTCCCGTTGGAAAATGGGTGCATGTGGTGATTGTCTGCCGAGAAAATGCGCTCGAAATTTACATCAATGGTAATTTATCGAAAAAATACTCATTTGACGGATACACGCCCTACCAAAACTACCAGGATATCGTATGTTTCAGTCAGAGACGCATTACCCTGCCAAAAACCCTTGAATCGGTGGATGAAAATGGGTTTGATGTATTTGGCGCGGCGCAGGGCATGATCAGCCGTCTCTATTATTTCAGTTATGCACTCTGCTATGCTGAAATTCAAACACTGGTCAATGAGGGCCCCTCATCGAAAATGGATTCTTCATTGCTAAATGATAAACCGCCCTATTTATCGGATACATGGTGGGCAAAATCGTATTAATTTTAATAATTTTTATAAATTTTACTCATTTCTTTTATGTAATAATTGTCAATCTGTAGGTCTAAAGGGCAAATAGATTAACTATAATAACACTAGTGATGCCTGGAGGTGGTCTGTACTCCTTGGTAGCATACGGAGCACAAAATGTGCTATTAAGTGGTAATCCCAGTTTTACCTATTTTTATAAAACCTATAAGAAATATGCACATTTTTCCGAGGAGTCCGTGACATTTGCGATGGATGGTCCGCAGAGTTTATCGTATGATCAGCCGATTCAGGTTCGATATAAATTTCAGCGCATTGCCGATTTGGTCCGCGACATTTATTTTACATTTGATCTACCTGACATTTACTGCAAATATATCGAGGGCCTGCCTCTCCAGAATGGTAGACAGTCTCAATACAATTTTGCATGGGCCGAATACATTGGATGCCAAATCATTCAAAGTGTAGGAATTTATATTGGAGGCCAAAAAATCCAAGAGTTTGATGGATACTATATGATCAGTAAAGCTCAATGTGATTTGGACAATCGTTCTTATCAAAAATGGAGAGTCTTGGTGGGAGATACACTAGAGCTAAATGACCCTTCAAAGGGAATCTATGGAGGTGGCTCCACAGGAACAGGATATCCGCTGGTCTATAATAATAATGGCCCATCTGTACCACCAATCATAACTCCACCCAATGTGAATCGTCCATCCATTCAGGGCCGCCGCCTTCAAGTTCCTCTACCCTTCTGGTTCGCGGAATCAACCTTTGAGTCTCTTCCCCTTGTATCGCTTCAGTATCATGAGTGTGAAGTTCAGCTGACGCTTCGCCCGATTAACCAACTCTATACCGTGCTGGATGTCAATGGCTATCAAGTTGCTCCAGGATATCAATATTATCCATCTCCATCCAGTCTGCAGCCTCAAAATGTATATTATCAGGCGGTGGCTAATATTTCGGATGTGACCATTAATAACTTTTTAACCGATATTGGAACACCTCCCCCACTCTTAAACACATGGCCGCTTAACCCTGCCATTCAGCTAACCTATGTCTATGTAACTGATGATGAGCGCGCCCAGTTTTCCGCAGAACCTCTTCAATATCTGGTGCGACAGGTGACGAGTTATGCCTTTCCAGGGCTCATTTCGCGCCAATTTGTGGAACTTGATACACATAATCCGATTGAGCGTCTCATCATTCTTCCGCGGCGATCGGATTCGCTCCTCTATCGCAATCAACCGGCCAATTTTACCAATTGGATTAATCCTGATAAGACGCCATTTATTCGATCAGGAACCAATTTGAATACGGGTGTATATGCCCCTCTATGGCCACCCAGTTACAATCTTACCTCTGCCACAGGTGTCCAGGTCCTTAATGGTCAACGGCAGATTCTTCGAGCATTGTCCGTGTTGGGCGATGGAAACTTGCTACAAGAAGAGAAGCCGATCGAATACTTTACGGAAGTCGTTCCATGGAAGTACCTGACAGGTATTCCCGATCCAGGATTGATTGTGTATCCGTTTGCATTAGCATCCCCTTCACCACAGCCCGATGGAAGCATTAATAGTAGTCGAATTAAATTATTTCAAGTTGACCTGAATGTCTATCCGCTGCCCTCTAATAGTTTTTACCAATATGATGTTGTCATCTATGTGGAAAGTTTGAATTGGGTAAGCATTGCTTCGGGCATGGGTGGTCTAAAATACGCACTATAAAGACTCGTTTGTTAGGATACCATTTAAATCCATCCTTGTCATAGGAATGTCGGATTCAGGTGGATTTATGGACAGTATCACATCGGCATTTAATTCTGCAATTGATAAAGCAAAATCAATGATGGGAAGTACACCACCAGGTGCTACGCCTACACCAGGTGCTACGCCAGCAGCAGCAGATCCACCTACGGAACCCTCCATGATAGATAAATATCTTTCCTTTATTCCAGCCGATGTGAGGGATTATCTAACAATTGCAATTAAAATCATCATTCCACTATTATTTGCAATGATTGTTGCCAATGAAATGATCATTTACAAACCATCTGTCCGCTTATTTTATTTTATTTTAACATGGATTCTTTGTTTTTTATTTGGATCATTTCGCTGGATTATTGTAATGTATTATGTATTACGGTTGATCTTTAATAAATATAAAAAGAGCGAAGGGGCAGGCGGAGGATTCTTTCCAACGATCTATGCACTATTACCATGGTCGACTGATATAGAAACAATTAGACCATTTCGATATCTTACACTTGATATTGGTACTCAATCAGTAGCAGAGGCATTTCAAAATAAATCATTTCAAAAGGAATTAAAAAATGCATATTATCTTGGTGAAAAAATGGTAGAGTATTTTAATGTATTAGAGAGTGCCGATCCTTATCGTGGATATGGTAAAATATATGATGAGAATTATGCAAATGTAATGAAATCAATATTTGAAATGCATATGCCGGCACTGGAAATTGATCATAAAAACAAACAGTATGTCATTGAATTGCGTCGAACACCACATAAGGATGATATTCCTGCGCCTGCTGCACCTGCAGCAGATGGCACTGCTCCCAAGGAGGATAAGGAAATCATTGAATATATTCAAATTGGGGAACATAGCATCAAACCACCCGTTACGCCAAATAAGGCACTAAAAGATAAAAAACCACTCTATGCTGTAACATATAATAAGTTTACAAATGCATTTACAATGCAAGACAATGAAGCTTTGACAGCAGATACTCAAAAGAAAAAAGAGAGGGATGACGCAAGGATAACCGCTGCAGATAGTGTGCGCAGTGCAGCAAGTACTGCGTTAAGTCAAAAGAGGAACGAGCGAGAGGCTGAAACGAAACGCAAACAAGAGGCTGATGCAAAAGCAGCAGCAGAGCAAGCAGTACAAAATGCGGCTGAACCGAAACGCAAACAACCGAAACGCATTGAAGAACGAGTGTCTAGCAATAATGCTAAGGTAGCTACTGGACTATTGTCAAACAATAATTCGTCGGAAATGTCAAACAATAATTCCAGTGGACTAGAATTGACATCATTAAGGGACATGAGTAGCCCACAAGGAAAATCGATGTTTTATGAACAGGGACAGAGTAGCTCTCTTCCATCAAAAATACCTGGTCGAACGGCTCAAAGTTTTTTAGAAAACAATAACTCTTAATCAAATAAGTAATCTACTTAAACCATCCTCCATACTAACTCACAATGATTGAAGTCTCTATCGTGACCCCCACCTATAATCGCCGCGAGTTTATCCCCACCCTTATCCAAATCTACCGCAGCCAAACCTTTCCCAAAGAGAAGATGGAGTGGATCATTCTGGATGATGGGCGCGATAAGGTCGGCGATCTCTTTGCCGAGGCAGCCAAAACCATTCCTAACCTTCGCTATGTAACACATGAGGAGAAGCTGCGAATCGGTGCGAAGCGTAATCAGCTCAATAAGGAGGCAAAGGGTGCCATTATCATTGCCATGGACGATGATGATTTTTATCCACCCGATCGTGTTGCGCATGTCGTAAAAGAATTCAAAAGTAATCCAAAAATCGAACTGGCAGGATCCTCCGAAATGCATTTGTGGTACATGGATACACAGAAGGTTCACACAGTGGGCCCTTATCATCAAAGACATGCAACGAATGGAACCATGGCATGGAGAAAGAGCTATTCCGATACTCATCGGTATAATGAATTTGTGACCCATGGAGAAGAAAGTTCATTTTTGGAAGAGTATCGGCATCCGATGATTCAATTGACTCCGAAAAAGACCATTTTGGTCATCTGTCACGATAGCAATACTTTTGATAAAATGAAAATGAGGGAAGAGCAACAAGCGCAGCAACAAGCGCAGCAACAAGCGCAGCAAGCACATCCCTCCGCCATGAGAGAATCCTCTTTTTCATTGGAGCATTGGGTAAAGGATCCCTCTCTACGAGAATTTTATTATAACCTAAAGCATAGAAATAGAGACTAAGTAATATTACAATACATGTCCGAAGACTTTCACTATGATAAACTCGTGATATTAAATCAAGTATATCACCAATCTCTTACGCCATTGAAACAAATCACACATGATTCTATTAAGAGCACACTCTATCCGCATCAATCCACCCTTGTACAGGGAATGAATCTGTACCGAGATAAAATGACCCGCGGCTTCTTGATTGGAAATCAAGCTATTAATGGTAAAATGGGAATCATTGGAGACCCACCAGGAACAGGAAAGACGCTGAGTGTTCTCGCCTATCTTGCTTCCCATTCTACCACTTTTCCTCGAATGACTTCTGAACTCTCACCACATTCTTCCACCTATTTTTTCTCCCATCAATTGACACGCCTATCCGATGCCTCTTCCGCCAATCTCATTATTGTCCCCCATCACTTATTTTCTCAGTGGCGCACCGAGATTGAACAACACACCACCATGAAATATGTTTCCATTGAAACCAGACGAACCATGAAAGGAGATCAACTGGCACAGCAGATTCTACAGAGCAAATTTGTATTAACGACCAATAAATGCTACCGATTCGTACAAGAATATGCAACAACACATGGAATAGAATGGGATAATATCATCATCGACGAAGCCAGTTCCATTTATATTCGCTCTTCGGATCCACCGCTACGCTTCCAATTTCTCTGGCTGATTACCAATAACTGGATTCCACTCCTATTCAAACATCCCACACTGATTAAAAGTACCCTCTTTTTCTTGAGAGATCGCGTCCATCTTCATCCTGATTTGGAGGAATGGCTATTGAATGATATTACCATCCATTATCATAGTACGCTGGCATCTTCTGCCTTTTTAAAGGATTATCTCCCCTTTTTCCATACCCATCGCGGTCATATTGTTCTACGAAATACAAATGCACACATTCAGTCGAGTATTTCATTGCCACATATCGTATATGATGTTCTAACCTGCCGGCCCATGATTACACTACAATCTCTCTCCAATTATTATGCTGCAAAACATGCTGATCCTATTATTCGAACACGAAGCATCCCCATTTTATTTCAAGCATTGCATGTGGAATGGACAAATGTCACTCATTTTCTTTCAAGGCATCCAAATAACCGCCACGCGCTTATTAGAAAGAAAGTCGAGGAAAATGAGTGCGTCATTTGCTTTGAATCCTGTGAATATCCGAGCATGGTTCACTGCTGTTATAATTTATACTGTGCAAAATGTTTATTGCGAAATACGATGATGACATTTAAATGCCCGACCTGTCGGGCAAATGTAAATACATCTACGATTACATGTTTGGCTTCGCCACCGCCACAGGATGTCATTTTTGCCAAAAATAAAATGGAGGCCTGTCTGGAACTATGCAAGCAACATCCAAATGGAAAATTTATTATTTATTCCTCATTTGATAACATTTATTATCAGCTATTGGAGGAAATGATTAAGATTGGGCGAAAAGCAGAAAGAATAGAAAATAATCTATTTTCACTGCGTAAAACCATTCGCAACTTCCAAGAAGGCCATACTACCATCTTATTTGTATCCGATGTGGAAACCATCAGAGGTCTATCCCTTCTTTCTACAACTCATTTGATTTTTTACCACGAGCTACCCGTTTCCGAGCAGAAACAGGTTTTGATCCACTCTTCTCAGCGCTTAGGACGGACACAGCCTCTGCAGATTTACCATCTAAATTCAGAGATTCCAATTTAACGCCGAGTGTATCATACAATTTACCCGTTTGATGAGTCGCCCACTGGGTCACACATCGAAAGGGAATATCATGTTCATTTGCGACACGATTCATCTCCTTCCATGCATTAAAGAGGGCCGACTGCTTTGTTAATACCATGGTATATTGCAATTCAGAGGGCTCAGGAACATGGGCCGGTTTTCGATAGTGTTGTAGATACAAATTCGGATATTTCAGTTTCAGTCGATAGGAAAGGGGGAGCAAGTTCCAACATTGATGAAAAAACGCCCAAAAATCGGCACGATCACTCCACCGCAAATAATCCAAGATCTGCTCATAGGCTTCGAAGGGTGCAATGGGGAGGAGAGATTCCTGTTTAGCGGCCTTACTTTCTAAAAAGAGGGGCAAATTTTGGTGAAATAAGAGCCCTGCCAAATTAGCATCTTTTGTCTCCAAATCCAATTCGTCTTGTAGCCCCCAGTTTTCAAATAGGGTAAACCATGCAGCACGAATGGCAACATGGATCGATTGATCGAGAGATTCCTCCTTTCCCTGAACATGTCGACCAGAAGGATCATGATAGGTTAAACTCTGTGAGACCTTGCGAATGTCACCCAGCATATACAGGGAATCAGGAATGTCTTTCTTGAAAAACTCGATCAGTTTTTCCTTCTTTGGCATATTCACATAATGAACACAGCAGTATTTGAGGAGTTGCTGCATGATTCGGCCTTCCAGAATATTACAAATCAAAATGAGCGGGCAATCATCCAAAAAAGGCCGTTTCGACTTCAAATAATCAAGGAGTTCCTGAAGACCACCTTTTTCACCCTGAGAAAGACCGTCCATTTCATCAAGAAGCACCGCGCGCCCATTGGGCGTGGTAGGATGAATCCATTTACTGACGCCGGTTTCGATAAGGAGCGGCATAATCGTTTGGCGAAAGCTGGAGCCCGTTCGGGTATGACTGGCATTGAATTCCTGTACCCAGAATTTGGCCTGTTTGCAGACACGATAGACCATGGTCGTTTTCCCCACACCAGGCGGTCCGATTAATAGAAAGGCGGGATGGGATCGTGTTTTCAGCCATTTGATCATCGCTTCTTCGATTTCAGGATGAAGGCATGTGGTATCTTCTTCAGGTAAACTTGTGCGAACCATACTATCCCTCCATGTAATCTATTCTTTACATTCCTATTGAGATTTCTTCCATACCTCAAAAAAATTAGCATAACATGGCGCCCAACCACCAGACTCCACATAATCTACCAAAAAATTCTTTTCTCTTAATATTTTGTCTATATATTTCTTATGAGTGATATCATAATAATCATTTTCCATAATGATTAGGCAAATATGATCTAACATTTCAGGCATATCCTGTAAAATATAATATAGTGCTCCTTCACAATCTACCACCAATGTATCAAAATCAATATTATATTTTAGAACTAAATCATGATAGGTAATAGAAGAGACAGGGGTGTAGCCATCCAATACAGTATCGCTTACAATGGTATCCCATCCTTTCTGGATCAATGGACGCTTCGATAAGGCGGATGGTTCAATGAAAAAATGAAAATGATTAAGATCACGATTTTCAGTTAGCTGAGCTACTATATCTGTATTACATTCTAATACAACAAAGTTAGGATTATCTCGTAAGATTGATGCAATGACAAGTGAATTTCGTCCAATATTTCCACCAAGTTCCAACACCTTTTCGGTACCAGTTAGATAACGAGCCACCATACGCTGTTCATGGATTTCCTCTTGAAGGGATCCGTAATGAATTCGTAGTTGAGAATGAATAATAGATAGTTTCTTGTTTGATTCTTCTCGATCCAATAGTATATAATCAGGCAATGATGTAGTAATAAGGTTGGAAGATAAATTGATGTAAACATTCTGAGTATGATCGTATACATATGTCTGGTCCTCATGTGTAATAAAGATCGATTTAAGAACTCCAAATAGAGGATCCGTAAAGTATTGGGCTCGAGTATAATCATGTTGTGGAATGGTAATTAAATTATTTACATGCAACATGTCATAACAAATAGTTGTTACATCAATGCGATGATCTTGAGTTCCGTATTCAATCTTCATGTATTATGATACTCGATTAATTTTAATAGAGTAAAACACAGTATTGATAAACGAATATCATCGATTATCAATAAGGAGATGCATTCAACGGGAATTGAACCCGTGTCGACCCCTTGGAAGGGGGCCATTCTACCACTAAACTATGAATGCGTCGCTCCACTCGTATCGGAGATCATTTTATCTGGATTCAAACGCATCAATTAGGTGTGCACTGGGTATCGGCACTGCCTGATTGGGGAGAAGTTGTGCTTCCATCCGAGGAATTGCAGGCCTCTCCGTTGGTAATTCCCTCCCATGTCAGTCCATACTCCATGGTACGCTTGCAGAGCTCCGCCTGTTTAGAGGCTCCATCAGAGCTTTTGGTGGTTAAATCAAAAAAACAGGCATCATCATCAGTACCTTTCACATATCGCTTCAAGCATTTCGTATTCTGTCCACATCGAGCAACTCCAATCAGGTCAATGCAGGTATCCTGAGCACCGCGTTTGTAATAGGTTAAGTAATCGGGGCAGGTATTGATAACAGGCGGCCAGGAAACCGGAGTGGCCGAGAAAAGGGAACTACCTTTTGAAAACCAACGAATTCCATAAATGATAAAAAGAGTGAGAGATCCAATAAAGAAAAAGAGAGCGGCGACGGATTGATTTTGTTGCATGATTTTATAGGATCCGCCGCCGATCACCAGCAAGGCGGCGACGATGTACATTATCATATAGATGTTGAACATGCTTCTAATAGAATAAAATGATTTTTACCGTATGGATGCCACTTACATTTGCCCACCTGCAAGGGCAATGGCACCTGTAAAGGTAGATCCTCCTCCTACAATATTTGCAATGGTGACAGGGATATAAAAAGTAAGATAACTTGTGGTGTTCTTTAGAGGGTTCAAAGAATCATTTGAGATTACACTATTTGGGTATCCTGTTACACCAAAAGTAGATCCGTTTGGTCCTCCATTCCATCCATTTGCACCGATTGAGGTAGGAGAGATTAATTGTACTTGACGAAAATATGCCTTTTTTGTTGGAGGTTTAACATCTGAAGTAGTGACTAAATATGGAGTATATATTGTTTTTCCCATGTCGCGAAGAATACAATTTCCTCCAAATGGATTTTCGATAAAGAAAGAACATATTTGATTAATAGAATCTATTAAGTTACCTCCATGCGCTTTATCAACATCTCCTGACATCATAATTCCTTGTGTTGAATTCACATTTGCATAGATTCCTTGTCCTGATCGAGGATGAAATGCAAATGCAAGTTGGGCTGGAAATATGGTAAGAATCGATGCATCATAATAAGTGGTAGTTAATGGAATTTGGCGGGTAAGTTTATATTTAGATTGCATCTTATTTAGATCATATAAAATTACATTTGACCACCTGCCAATAGATAGGCTTTTACTATTCCTGCATCGGGTGAACCTATTCCTCCTATGATAACAGGTATGTAAAATGTCGTATAGTTGGTATAAGCATCAGGAGTAGCCGGAGCGCCAAAGATACCGTATTTTGATCCATTTGGACCGCCGAGTTGATTATTATAAACACCACTAAAAGGGATGGCGGGTGGACATATTAATTGTACCAGTCGGAAATAGGCAAAAGAGGCATTTGGATCATCAGATGTAGCTGCATAAATCGTTTTTCCCATGTCTCGTAAAACAAAACAGATAAACCCACCGTTACTATTCACAATTTCTTGAATAGCAGCAATAAGAGCAGGAGAGGCCTTTTGCATATATCCTGGAGGATAATTACGATTACAAATACTTACTGGTGTTGGTATAAATTCATAAACAGTACTATTCAAATTGTTTATCACATCAACGGCACTATAATAGGTATTAGCGACACAAATTGTTTTAAAATAGTCATCAGATGACATGTTCTACGAAGATGATAGAGAAAAGCTACAAATCATAAAATAGTTGAAAACTACTAAGTGATTTCAATTTACATCTGGCCGCCTGCAATCGCGTATGCGCCCGCCGCCGACGGTCCGCGAACACCCGCCACCGTCACTGGGATGTAGAAGGTGAGGTAGTTCGTGTAGTTGTCTGGGTTAAGTGGCGCGCCGAGAACACCAAAGTTGCTGCCGTTTGGTCCACCGATGATGCTACCCGATGTTCCTCCCACCTGAATGGCAGATGGTCTAAGAAGTTGCACCTGACGGAAGTATCCAAATAATACTGGTGCAGTCAGTCTCGGGTCAGATGCGGCAGGCGTCCGACTGGTAGTATATGCGGCATAGATGGTCTTGCCCATATCGCGGAGGACGGCTGGCGTGACACCGTTATTGGTAGCAAGTAGGATCTGTGTATCCAGTCCAAGGCTGGAGAGAGCCATGTATCCAGGCGGATAGTTAGCAACATAGTTGCTGCCATCATTGATAAACTCGTATACATTGGTGACGGCACCAGAGGATACAATCGAGTTCGTATCATAGTACGTGGTGGAAACGGGGATCTGGCGAATAAAACGAGTGACCGAAGACATTTTATATTCAGAGCTTAGAAAAAAAACACAGAGGGGTGGTAGAATGTTCTCGGCCGGTGCTCCTCAAGCCGATTTCCAACTCCCGTATACCGCCTATGGCTATGGGGGCCAAAATGGTCGTGTCAACCTCAATGCCCAAAGCAATGCAACCGGTACCCCCGTACCGGATTCCGCTGGCTTCAGTTATCCCAAGCAAACGGAAGTTAACTTTTCAGGTGATATGCTCCGGGGAAACTGGGACCATACGCCACTTTCTGATGCATTTTTTACACGCAACAATGTCGACCGGATCCAGATGGAGATCCGAAAGGAGGTCTACCGTATGAGTGGACCCAAAAAGTTCGTCATTGATGATCAGGATGTTGATGAGATGAAGATGATTATGCGTGCCATGTATTTACAATATGCCCGTAACGATAAATTCAATGTAGAAGGCCAGATCAATGAGCTTAACAAGCTTGTTATTAATTGGTCAGCACCCCGTATTATGTCTGAGATTGAACAATACAATTACTACTTGAATGATATCAGCCATTTACCAATCCCCCTGGCACAACCCATGAATATGTCGGGTGCAGGTACGAAATCGTTGCCGTTTCAGCCTCAAATGTAGGGGGACGCTGGCGCCTCCCCCTTACCCCCTGCACCGTTATATCCCTTATATCTTGTATCATTATAGTACTATTCTTACGAAAATTACCAATAGAACACTGTTTATATCATTGTTCTCTTTGTCATTATGCTAACTTAAATATAACCATCAAGTACTATATCATGTCGATTCTCCTTCGCAGACTTCCATTTCAGCGTACATTACAACGGCGATATAGGTCATGTGAATGCCCTGAAAATAGTAACTTATTGAGCACTACCTTTAAAGTGAATGTATGTATGCTTTTCTGTACAAGTATCATATGCGGTCGAATTGAATCCGCTGTGCATATATTGAAAGAGGATCAAATGGAATGTGATAAACGATGTGAAAAACGATGTGAAAAACGATGTGAAAAACAAAATAATTTATGATATAGTGGTAGATAAATGTTGCACATTACAGCATACAGCTCATTATTTATACAATTCACAACGGGTATCATTGATCTGCTTGCGTTAGGTATTGATGTGCCCGCTGATAAAAACATATTCAAAGATTTATTAACCCTCGAATTAATTGTTCAGCTGATTGAATTTATCTTTTACGCATGGATGATATATCATCTATCCATTATCAAAAATATTACACCCTATCGATATGCTGACTGGTTTGTGACAACTCCCGCTATGTTAATTGCATTTATCGCCTACCTTGATACAAAACAATACACAGGTCTTTTCGATTTTATCTCCAAGAATGGATCCTTCGTGAATCAGATTGTGATTCTCAATATATTTATGCTACTATTTGGATTATTTGCGGAATTAAAATACATACCCTATACACTTGGAATCGTACTCGGATTCATTCCATTCATTTACTATTTTAAAAAGATATACGATACCTATATTCGCCCAGATACATCAAAGGATAAACTCTATTTGTACTGGTTCTTCTTGATTAGTTGGAGCATGTATGGTATTGCCGCACTAATGCCCTATTTTGTTAAAAATACGATCTACAATATGTTAGATGTAGTTGCTAAAAACGGATTTGGACTCTTTTTAGCATACATTTTATGGAGCAATCGCTTACCAGAGGTCACAAATGTCACTCGCGATCACGAATCACAGACTTAAAATAATCTTTTATGAAAAAATAAATGTATTTTTCATCCGGATCAGCATCATAATACCAATAGTTCGGAAAGATGCGTCGTACAAGAATCGTCGCCTCTAATTCAAAAATCGGCTCCATGTTCCACTGAATGTGATAACTCATTTCCCCACATCGTATCTGAGCGCGTATCAATCCATCTTCTGAAAAAGATAGAATGATATTTAGTATTTCATAAGGGAGTTGCGGAAGCAATAAAATAAGATCCCCCATCTTTATTAAACGGCGAAGATTACTTTGCAACGCCAGGTCGCTTCTTCTTCTGAACCTTTGTTGAGTCCGATTTTGCCACAGACACGGCACTTGCCACGCGTTCCTCGGAATACTGAACCCATACCAATCGAAACTCCTCCAGATCCGCGAGCCACAGTGACGAACCCGTCTCCCCCTCCAGATGCTCGATTTCCGCACCCTTTTCCGCAATCTGTCCGTCCAGCTCCGTCACTGCCGACTGCTTCACGCGATCCATACGCATCCGTAGCACATAGTCATAGGAATCGTATGCATCTGGTAAATCCATATTGGATAGCGCAGGAATCTCACACGCCTTCAGCTGTGCCACAATGTCCTCATCGCTGCGACGCGAAAGCACAAGGCGCTCATCGAGAAGCGCCTGGAGGAATCGTCGCTTGGCATCCAGCTCCCTCATCTGTTTCTCCAGGTTCTCCATCATCATGATGCGGCGTGCCTCATACATCGGCAGACGCTTCTCCACGAATGTCTCCAGAATGTCGCCGACCGTCTTGTACTTTACAATGTTGAAGTCTGCATCGAAGCAGGTCATATTGGTGGTCTTCCATGACGAAGTCAGCTTGAACTGCTTCTCGAATTTCTCCTTGTTTTCCTGTAGGGCTTCATAGCCTTCTTCCGTGAAGTAGAGTACAAATCGCACATCCACATCGTTATACAGGTCATCGAACCCTTTGAGCCCACAGGGCTCCACATCATCTTTGGACGATCGATTGGATCCCGTCTCCGCCTTCTTCGCCTCTTTCTTGGCCTCCTTCGACTTCTTGTCCTCTGCCTCGTACAGGACATCCAAGAAGGCCTTGTAATCCTTGGTCCAAGTGCCCGCGGGCAACTCGGTAATGGTGACGGTCTTCTTCTCATCGTCGAATTCATAGAGACCCTTGGTGATCCAGGTCTGTTCGTCGTGACGATGGATGGCACCCCTGAAGCCGAACCACCACGGATCCAGTGGGCGATCCGCCAAGGTCTGAATGGATCCCTCCAAGCGATGGCGTAGAAGGCAGATGATGTCATCGGGTCTGTGGGGCGGAATATCAGTGGAGTAGCCCGTGCCAATCCCAACGGAGCCGTTGATTGCCAGAAGGGGAACGACGGGCAGGTAATATTCGGGCTCTACCAAGTCTCCATCATCGTCGATGTGCTTCAAGAGTCCTGCATCCTCTTTTCGAAAGATCTTGCCGACGATCTCTTCCAGGTAAGTGTGAATATAACGAGGAGAAGCGGCATCCTTGCCGCCCATGAGGCGCGATCCGAACTGACCCACGGGCTTTAGCAGGTTCACATTGTTTGACCCCACAAAGTTCTGCGCCATTCCCACAATGGTGCTGTTGAGTGACGCCTCACCATGGTGATACGCGGCATGTTCCGAGACATAACCCGCCAGCTGTGCCACACGGATCTCCTCTCGCAGATTACGCTTCAGACACGAGTACAGGATCTTACGCTGAGAGGGCTTGAGGCCGTCCATCACATGTGGCAGTGAGCGAATGTTGTCGGCATTACTGAAGTGGATCAGCTCACAATTCACAAAGTTCGTGTAGCTCGTCTTGGCATTCACGGGAATCAGCATCTTGGTCGGGTCGTAGCGGCTGAGCCACTTTTTGCGATCATCCGCCTGTTTCTTGTTGAACGCCAGATTCATGGACTCATCCGTCTTCTCGTCCCACTCGTACTGAATCTCGTGCAGATTGGTGAACCACTCTCGCGCCTCGGCAGGTGTCGAAGTACCCAATCCTTTGTAGTACTTGATTTTCCAGCCGGCCAGGGAGTTAGTCTCCTTCCACTGGAGGAACTCAGGGAGGGAGTAGAAGGAGAGAGTGGACTTGCCTTTTGATGCCTTCAAGATTGGCGTCAAGAGAGTACAGAGGAAGCCCGCCTGCATCAGTCCAGGCCACTCCGCATGGAACAGATTCATCAGCAGACCTTTGATGTGGGATCCATCATGATCCTGATCGGCCATCACCATCACGCGTCCATAACGCAGTTCTGAGATATCCTTGTACTGTTTGCCCTGCTCCAGACCGAGGATCTTCTTGATCGCCGTCAGCTCCTCGTTAGCATTGAACTTCTGAATGGTGATGTCGCGGACATTCAGGAGTTTGCCTCGCAAGGGAAAGACGCCCCAGCGCTCTCGACCAACTTCTTTCAGACCTGAGATGGCAGAAGTGGCCGCTGAATCACCCTCCGTGAGGATGAGGGTGCACTCTTTGGACTTGGCCGTACCGGCCAGAAGGGCATCCTCCAGTTTCGTCATGCCACGAATGACTGAACGCTTCTTGCCGTCTGTCTTCTTGGTCTCACGCATCGACTTCGCCTCCAAGAGGAACTTTGCTTCTTCCAAGAGACCCAGCTTCCCGAGCCCATCCACAAGCTTTCCTGAGTACTCGGGGCGCGATCCGAACTCTGTAGCGGGTGTCGTCAGGAACTCCTTGCTCTGTGAATCAAAGCTCGGATTCACAATGGTGGAATTGAGAAAGAGCACCACGGAGTTCTTGAGCTGGCCTGGTTTGATATCGACCTTCTTTTTCTTGGCGACTTCGCAGAAATCGGCGAGGACCTTTCGTGTCACCGTCTCTACATGCTTGCCGCCTTTCTTGGTATGAATGCCGTTGACAAAGGAGATGTGCTTGTCTTCGGGCAGCTCCTCTTCATCGGAGTACAAGTGACTCGCAAGCACGGCGCCGATCTCCCAGCGCGGTCCACAGTTCTCATAGGCAAAGCCGGTCATGCCGTCACGCAAGAACAACTTGATGAACTTCTCAAAGGTATTTGACCCGATAGCAGCGCCATTCCAGCTGACTTTCACCTCCTTGCCGACAAGGGCGGCAAGCTCAATGATGCGAGTGTGAAAGCATGCACTCATATCGGAAAGAACACCAGCCTCATCAAAGGCTCCCGCAAATCGTGTGCGATCGGGGATAAAGGTTACTTTGACCGAGCCCGTTTTGGAAGTCAGTTTTCGAACGCTCGGCTTTTCTACACGAAACATGTTGTCGTACCATGATTGCGAATATTGCTTGCCGCTCGCTGGGTTTTTGATGTCAACGGTAAACAATTTGCTGAGAATATTGGTGCAGTTGTGAGTCACTGTAAAGTCGTTGATGAGAAAGCGCTCATTTCCATCAATTTGAATTCCCACATAGGGTCCCACACCCTTGTCTACAATTGTAAGGAATCCAGTGCTCTTTGCTGTATTTCGCTGAATGGGTGCGGTACACTTCTTTCGAGGCAGATGCGTAGGAATATCTTGAACACCTTCGCCTGAGATATTCATAAAGAGTGCATCTCCTTCTTTCTTTTCCCCGTTCAAGGTCCATTTTGTTTTATTTTTATGAATTTGACAGTTGAATCCGAGAGAGCGCGCTAAGAATACAATCTCATGTGCCAAACGCTCATGATTCATACCCTGTGAAATAGAGATTCTGGTTCCATTTCGTGACACATGCCCGTCTGTATCAATAATTCCTGCCAGAAGAGATAGCCGTGTTGCTCGATCATTGAATAGATACGCCTCTGGAATATGTTTATTATTGATTAGTCCATAATGATCGAGATGTTTTTTAAGAGGAGCAAAGCCCTTTTTATGGAAGTGATTGGTAGAGGTAATTCGATAGTTATATTTTCCTGCTTTTGTAATGGTTGCATCATTTTCTTTACCCCATTCGGTCAAATAGTCAATAATTTCAGGATCTTTCTCTCCATAACACGCATATCCATATCCGGCAGAATATCCATCACCCAGCCAAAGACCAAGTACATACGGGTCAAGAGTAACATTTTGGTACGCCCATTGCACACATTGTCCACGAACACCTGCAAGGCGCATCTTGGCAGTTGAATTCAATGCCATATATTCTTTGATACTCATGTCAAATACATTATTATCATCGATGGTTTCGCAAAACTCCTCGAGCTTCTTGCGAACCAGAAGAGATTCGGCTGACTCTTGAGGGACTTTAGTGGGGTGTTTGCGTTCCACTACAGGAATTGCAACATCTTTATGCATTCGTTTATAGTGACGACCCAGATTTTGGCCAAGAACTTGTTTGCATTCAGGGCATTCAATAGAAGGGCGTTCTGAACAGTTCTCGGTTTTTACACGGATGCGTTTCTCTTCATGATCCCACCAGAGAACCGTCCAGCCATTCTTGGCCGTATTCCAGAAGATGACTTTGTGATCAGGCATATGGAGTGTAAGGATGTGATCCTCATTCACCACATACGACTCGCTGTTTGCCTGTTGAACTTCATAGAGTTGTCCTTCACCATGCACAATTGCTTGGATCGTTCTCATTTTTCCATCATCGCCAACCAGTTGATCACCAACCACCAATTTATCTGCTTGTTTTGGCATAGAAGACCAGAGAATAACCTTTGTGTCAGGTGAAATGCATTTTGATCCATACCCATTCTTCCCGCCGACAATCTTCTCCTCTGATTTATCGTAATTGCTGGAGGTCAAGAGGTGCCCGAAGATCATCTCAGGAATCATGACCTTCTGCTCCTCATCCATTTCAATCAAAATGCCATCTCCATCATTCTCTACAGAGATAATAGCATCACCATCTCTATTTTGAACGGTGACGGCAATATGTTTAATGGGAGTCATCCCAGCCGTCACAGTCGAGCGCACAAACTCATCGCGGGCATTGACAACGATTTCATCAAAGATTTTGTAGAGACCTGGATTGAAGAGAAGCTTCCGCCACACCATCTTATTGGAACCGGCATCATAGACCCAGCGCGTCTCCTCGTTGGTCTTGGTGCTGCCAACATAAGTATCAGGGAGTTCCAGAATGTGCTGATGGTGCGTATGCTTCTGATACTTTCGCGTGGCCATTGATAGAATTGTCACGCGAAAGCTTTATACGGTCTTCTCTCTCTAATCGCTCATCAATTTTATTTATAAAAAGAAGATAGAGAATGAGCGCAAAGCGAAAAAGCGCAAATCGAACCTATCTCTTAAACCTACCAGGTCGAGAAGTACCCCTAAAAAGTGAATTGGAGGTAGATATTGTGAATGAGCCTGACATCGTGTTAAAATTCTATCATATTATGAAATATGCCGCAGAATTGGCAGTAAATAAAATGCAACCCGTTGAATGGGATGATGTGCGATACAATGTATTAGCATTAGGAGAAGAAGGAACGCTTCGTAGAGGAAGCCATAATCGTAATAATGCACAGACAATTGATTATTTTGTAGAATATAATCCAAAGGATATTTATGTCTATGGTGGATGCGCTCTGACACTCTATGACATTGCACTTCGTGGACTTAAAGAAAAGCACACATTGAACGCCCTGGAAAAGCGCGTGCGTAGAAAAACAACCGATATTGATTTGGTATGGTTTCCTCGTGTTCCAGAAGTGTTATTTGGAACGGGACTAATGGTTACTTCCCAATCTCCTGCCATTAAAGCAATGGTATTACGCGTAAAGAAATATCTGGAAAGAATTCTATCGCGTTATGAGCGTGAATTACTGAAACTGTTTCGTGTAAAATTGGCAGATCGGTATGAGATTGTTTCAGTCGATAACTTTGAAGTTCATCATACACATATCATTGAGCCTGGCGTACATAACATTACAATAAAATGCAGTGTAAATGGAATTGCACTTAAGTTATGTGAAATGTCAATTCATGACAGTGGATCCTCTCAACGATATAATGAAAATTATGAAGAAATTCCCTTTCTGCAGCCGATGACAGAGGATGTAGTCTATTGCCCGCCAAACGAATTAGTACATTTAGATATACATGATAAGGAAATTCTTGTACCAAATCTTACACTCTATTGCAAACAGCAATTATTTACATTTGGTAATCTTCTAAAACGACATGATTATGAAAAATCACTGGGAAGTTTTTACCGTGTTGCATTCATTCTATATCTTTTAGAGCCATTAGGACAAACCAATCGAAATAAGCGAAATGTAAGAGAACGAATTGATGTGGAGAACATAGGTCATACTGTGAATGAGATCCACGAAATGATAAATCATGTTAAGCATGTGTTTCATACAGAAATACGATCATTATGCTCTAGAGAAATGAATGATGAAGTGCGTATGATGCTATGTGGCCCATTGAAACACATTAAAGGTCTTCCCTCCTATGCAATGTCTTCTCGTAGTGTATCGACTAAAAAAAGACAGGCTCATCATAATGCATCCTATCAGGCACTCTCTCGTCTAAAAAAGCGTATTACTGATTTTATTCAATATATGTATAAATTAATGGCATCATTTACACCATCAACCCCACATCACATTTCAATGGATTCATTACAATTACAAGAAGAGGCATATGAGATAGAAAGAAAAGTTATAATAGAAATAGATACACCCTTAGCAAATCATCGTAATTTGGATCAAACAGTAGAAGCATTACATCGTGAGATTGATCATTTATATGCTAGATATCATTCATTAGTAAGTCAACTACCAAGAGGATCTCTTCCTATGGCTTCTGCATCATCTACCCGCAGTGCGGCAAGACCACCTCTTCATCCATCTATGAGTCATCAATCCATTAGCCGCAGATCACATACAAGAAAGAATGCAAATAATCGGAAGAATTAATCGGTTATCACATGACAGTACCCCTTCTTTTTCCGCCGATCACATAGAATCGACATGGGGCGACAGTTCACGGCTTTGATACGATAACACGATGCCTCGCTAGGAATGAATCGTCGCTGATTCGCAAATAAGAGTTCACTGTGTTGATAAAGAGCCTGGACGCACCCACTATAATCAGATTGATCCGTGGTAGCACGGCGACATGCATCGGCTACATGGCTGGAAAAGGCAGCAACAGACTGAGAGAAGATGAGATCTTGTAGGGCTTTTTTACAAGTCGTACAAGAGATCATAGTAGAAGTACTGGAATAATGGGTTCGTGACCCGTTTTTAATGAGATGGATCTTGTGTACCATATTCAGCATGGGAGCCGCGATCACCACCGATACCAGGAGGGAAAAGAGGAACAGGCGCAGCATTCTGATGGATAGATTCGGCCAGAATGAATTTCAATTTTTAGATTCGTTCCAATGTAATCCCCATGCTATTCGTAAAATAGCTAACCAATTCATCATTACGATGATCATGAATGTATTTAATAGACCGAATACCAGCCGCAAGAAGCATGCGGCAACAAATAATACAAGGATAATGGGTAATATAGGCGGTGCACCCATCACATGACACTCCGCGCTTGGCACAGTCCGCAATCGCATTTTGTTCGGCGTGAACGGTGGCCTGTTCGTGTCCATCGCGCACAATGGACTGATGCTCGCATCCAGGTAGGAATCCGTTGTAACCCTGGCTAATAATACGATTATGTAAGACCAAGACACACCCGACTTGAAGGCGTTCACAAGGACTCCTGGAAGCAGTGACTTGTGCGATCTCTTTAAAGTATTCGTCCCAGGAAGGTCGCATTCTATGATAATCATCGTGAAATCATTTTATGTTCCGTGTATGATATAATTTCTTCAATAGGAATAGAATGAGGAAAAAGCAACGAGCGGGACAATATGGCCCGATGCCCTTGAAATATTTTGATGATTCGCTGACGGGACCTTCCGCCCCAGCAGGACATGATTTGCTGAAGGCGATTAGCCCACTTGGAGTCCGCCCCATGATCGGCCCCGTCGATGTGGGTCCTGCTACCATGTGCAGCAGGGGAGGCAAGCGGAGAAAGGCCACGCGCCGTCGTAAGACAAAGGGCGGCTTTGTCCCATCTGTCATGGGAAATTTCCTACAGGCCGCCTCGAATTACATTGCGCCCGTTGCCTTATTTGCAGGGTACAAGCTGATGACACGAAAGAAGTCGAAGAAGCAGTCTCGTCGTCACCGCCGTTAAGTGCGTCTAGAAGCCGCTGAGTCCTCATTCCGGACTGCCGGACAAATGGGAACACAGCAATAGTCTAAAGCCAAGACGGAGAATTACACACAATGAGTGTCGCACCCAGCAAAGCAGTCGCAAACGCGAATGGCAATCTATTCGAAATCCGTACCGTACAATCTGCAGCGTTTCGTACCCTAATCGAGGCTCTCAAGGAGATTCTAACAGAGGCCAACCTGGAATTCGATTCAACGGGAATCAAGGTCATTGATGTCGATGAGACCCATACTGTGCTGACCTATTTGCGCCTCCATGCTGATCGTTTTGAGTATTTCTACTGCCCTGCAAAGTATGTGCTTGGTATCAACATGATTTACCTTTTCAAGCTCATTAAGACCCTGTCAAACAATGATAGTCTGACCCTGTTCCTTCCTGCGAGTAACCCGAATAAGCTGGGCATTCGTGCGGAGAATGCGGAGAAGGGGACGACCAATACCTGGATGATGAAGCTCTTTGATACGAATGTGGAGAACATTGAATTTCCGAACATTTCGTTTACCTCGATCATTCACATGCCGTCGGTGGATTTCCAGAAGATCTGTCGTGATTTCAATGCGCTGGCGGAGAAGCTGGAGATTACAAGCTCGAACTCGGACCTGATCTTTCGCTGTGTAGGTGACTTTGTGGATGGTGAAACGGTCATCATGTCAAATAATCAGAGTGGGGTAGAGGTGGAGCGGAATACAAATGAGATCGTGCAGGGTATGTTTGAGCTGAAGTATCTGGTTCTGTTTACGAAGTGCACGAACCTGTGTACGAGCACGCAGATTCATTTGAAGAATGACTATCCGCTGGTTCTGCGGTATATGGTGGCAAATTTGGGTGAGGTGCGTCTGGTGCTGGCACCGCAGAAGCAGAAGACGGAGACGACGAAGCCTCAGAAATTGTAAGTGGGTACGCTAACACACACTTCGTAAACCCACACCCCTGCACCTATGTATTTATGAAAACAATAATTTGCTATGTAATAAAAAGAAAATAATAATTATTGTCTTTTTATGTAATTATGATAAGAATTTATTTCTAACAAAATCCATCGGTAGAGGGGTGTGGGGACGCTTGCGTCCCCACTTTACATTTTCTTCTGCACAAACGGCGTATAGATAATATCCGCCTCACGAATTGTGCTAATCGCCGCCAAATCAGCGGGTTGGCTGAACTTCTGCGCATCTGTATTCCACACCTTCACGATATTGAACCCTCGCTTCGGGCTAATAGAAATCCCATTCATGGAGTTAGCAGGATCGGCAGAAAGTCCGCCTAACATGGATGCAATGCTATAATTCAGATAAATCTCTGCAGCATCTTTTTTCTGGCACCGAAACGAATAGCAACCGCCACGAATATGATGATGACTCTCCCACAGCGGCGGCGACGGATCGCGCATCAGGAAGAACATGCCATCGGAAAAGGAGTCGGTTTTGAGAGTATCCATGACGGCCCAGAATTGCTGCCACGTCTTCATGGAACCCAAATTAATGAAGGTGTTAAGTGTCCATTTGGTTTCCTCTGGTGAATGAAAGTAAAGCGTCCAGGGGCCCGTCGGAATCACAGAGGAAAGCACAGTGGAGGATTCGTCCGAGGCCATGATCTAAGGGTAGAGGTAGCCCATATCTTTAAATTGCTGGTTTCAATTTTTACATTGTTAGACTTTTAATTGCGTAATTATATTATTTTTAATTACTCAATTACAAATACAATGGAGCACATTTTTACAAAGGTGTATGAAACTAAATTATGGGGTAATAATAATTCTACGGAATATAGCGGTAGTAGTGGAGGAGGAAGTGACATCGATTTTAATAAGGATACATATGTTCCTTTTTTAAAAAGTTTTATTACAGATTATCATATTCAAAGTGTAGTTGATTTAGGCTGTGGTGATTTTAGAATTGGAAAATTACTCTATGATGATTTAAATGTTACATATCATGGGTATGATACATATAAAAAAGTAGTGGATTATAACTCAAAACAATACCAGCTTCCAAAATATTCTTTTACACATTTAGACTTTTGTAATAATAAGGATATTATTATAAATGGAGATTTATGTATTCTGAAAGATGTTATTCAACACTGGTCTTTAGATAATATATATACATTTTTAGACTATATCATTACAAATAAAAAATTTAAATACATTTTGATATGCAATTGTTGCAATCAAATGAATGATAACACTGATATTGCTGACGGTGAAGGAAGACCGTTGAGTTGTCATTATTTTCCATTAAAAAAATATAAGCCTATCAAATTATATAAGTATCATACCAAAGAAGTATCTGTTATAGTAGTAAATCCCTAACAATGATGATTGGTGAAAGGATCGTATTTATCGGCGACTGGACTAGTACTGGTACTAGGTAGTTTATCATACAGTTTTGAGTTACGAATCTCCAGACAAGTATTGTCTACATTAAGCGATAGCATGCGCTCCTGGCCTTCATGATCGATGATATGAAATTGAACGATGCCATTTGGTGGGAACCAGTTTCGGGTATGCGCGCACCATGATAGAAAAATGGAACGAAGAGGTGGTGCAACGGAGGGTTCTGTCAGAATACGAAAATTCTCCAAAAAAGGGTCCATATCATAGTCGGTTGCCTTATCTTGAATGACAACCGTGATCTTTGTAGAAAGCCAGGAAAGTGTGCATGGATGGGTGGGTACAATATCTTTGCAGTAGGTCAGGGTAGAAGTATACTCATCATAGATCCAGGAGGCCTGAATGGGAGAGGGGGTATAGGCCAACAAAAGGGGAAGGGAATGGTCATCGATGAGAAGCCATTTCCTATGGGTTCCTTTTCGCAGAATGGTGAGATAACGCCATAGCTGTCGAGCAGATGATAGTGTGTAATAACCCAATTCCTTTGCATGATTCCAAATCGAATAGAGTGTAAAAAATAGGGAAGTGGTAGAACGAACCATTTATATAATTAATACTCAGATATATTTAAGTTGTATTATTTTTTGTAAAAGGCGATCGAATTCGTTTTCTCTTTCCAATATCCGATGGCAATTTCGGAGGGCTGTTCGTCTTCTTCAATGCTGTAGATGAATCCCTCGGAATCTTTATAGTAGGACATACCCTTGTATTCAAGTAGTTCGACACCCTCGTCTTCTTCCTCTTCCTGTTGCTCCTCTTCCTCTTGCTCTTCCTCTTGTTGCTCCTTTTGCTCCTCTTCTTCCTGCTCCTCTTGTTGCTCTTCTTGCTCCTCTTCTTCCTCTTGCTCATCCTGTTCCTGTTCCTCTTCTACAGGCTGCTCCGCTACAGGCTGCTCCGCTACAGGCTGCTCCGCTACAGGCTGCTCCGCTACAGGCTGCTCCGCTACAGGCTTATCCGCTACAGGCTGCTCTATCACATGCGGCAATACCACATTCTGCTCTATCACATGCGGCAATACCACATGCTGCTCTGTAACAGGACTCAACACAGGTTCAAACAGTGTCTCCGTTTTACAGATGTGATAAACCGGTTCAATCGGATCGATGATTTCGTTTTGAAGTTGAGTCGGCGAATGATCCAGCCAGGGATCATCATGCAGATCCATGTAACATGGTTCATTTCGCATACCCTCCAGGATATCCAATCGATCCACAATATGATTCAAGGCATGCTGTTGAACTTCAAACTGCTTGGAGAGTCGTTCCACAGCAGTAAGGAGAGAGTCCGTGGAAGGGCTTGGTTCAGGGCGAGGAAGCGATCCACCCAACCACTTTTCCAGCTGTTCCAACTCTTTTTGGATAGAGGACATGCAGGTGCGAATCAGAATTGATTGAATCGAAGACATTTCGTGCTAGCTGACATGTATTCCATCCCATTCATCAAATTTTATTTTATTTATCATCTTATTTTCTACCAGTATTACGCCACTTTTAGCAAGAGTACAATTAGACCGAATGCTTAATCTTCAAATTGATACAGGCATCCAGTGTGGACTCCCAGGCCTTCAGCGGTTTAGTACGACGAAGACGAAGAACTTCTTCCGCCTTCTGCAGGCGTTCCTTCACCGTCTCATTCACATTCTTGGTAAGGCCAGCATCATAGAAGTCAATCGGCTTGGTATCCATTGTCGCCAAAATGCTTACCATCGGCGGCAAATGAACATCCACTCGAACCTTCTGCGACTGAATCATCTGACGATACTCTTGAATGGAAAGGGATCCACCAAACAGAGTAAGAACCGTGCGATGCGGGGCTGGATGAATCTTACCCCCACATGCTTCGCCATACACACGGTAGAGCAGGGCCAGCTGTTCCCACCGAGTATGCGAATCCTGACGCATATCAAACAGATAGGCTACCGCGCACTCAGGGCTGCAGAAGTTACCCATCACCTGCAGATATTCGCCCGTATCACGGATGGGAAGAACCACAGGGCGATGTGTAAATGAATGACAGCACCAGAAGCAGGCCGCATCTGACTGCATCGGAATTTCTTTCCGTTCTGCAGAGTTATGATATTGAACCAACATGGTTGATTTCAGGGCATAATAATCAATCTCTGCTTCCGATTTTACCATGGGTTCCACCGCAGGTTCTACCATCGGTTCTGATCGAACAGGAACATCGATTACTGATTCCTGAATGTGCTCTACTTCCTCCGCAAATGGATTGTCTGCATTGCTATCATAGGGCTGTGCATCCGTTGGTGGGAGCGGATCATACATAATAGGCATGTCATTCATAGGGATATCCCTGCTTTGAATGGGAAGATGGACGATCAAGGGGCGGCGCGTGGCCGATAAGAGATTACCCTCAATTCCATCGGGTGTAATAACTGCCACAATAGGAAACTGCTTTTTCTTACTTATTTTCTTTACCGGTTTCTCCTCTTCCGTCGGATCAACTACATTTTTAACAGCGGCTCGTTTGCCTCGTCCTCGTCCACTCATATTAGTATCAAGATCGCGCCCATTCATTTAAGTTGTTTCCTACCAAAGAGGGTTTAAAGACGCAAATAACGAAGATACCACAGAAAAAGGGTTTAAGCTTTTCAAAACATGATAGACCAATATGGCGGTGGACACTGCCTTTTGGTGTGAGCGGGTTCGAAAATGCTTTTCAATGTTTGTAAAGAATCCGCAATCACTCCAGCATTTGCTGCTATTTGGCCCACCTGGCTCAGGAAAAACAACCAGTGCAACATGGCTCATGAATCAAATATGGGGAAATCGCAAATCACTTATGTGCATTTCCATGAATGCCGCCGATGAGCGGAGTCTGGAGTCCATTCGCCAAAAAGTATTTCCCTTTCTCAGGGTGGATTGGAGAACGGATACAGAGACGGCGCCCCGTTTTTTGGTACTGGATGAATGTGAAACACTAACGGAGGCCGCGCAGCTCTCCCTTCAAACGATTCTAAATACGGACCCCAAACATATGTGCGTCATTTTAATTTGTAACTCGCAGAGTCGAATTCATCCCAAGCTGCGCCAGCGATTGCTAAAAGTCCGCTATGATCCTCCCAATCGCAATAATGAAGTCGTTGATCTATTTACTTCGATGACACGCGGTGATCTGCGTCAAGCGGCGCGAAAGTCAGAAGTCGAATTGCGTATTTGGAAGTATCTTCATGCGCATCCATCGGATCGCATCCATTTGATTCGAGAGGATAATACGGATTATCAGATGATTGTATCCGAAATATTACTATTGGTCGACATTTTTAAACTCATGGACCATGCTATGATTAATCGAATCAACCTTATCTATCAACTCATCATTGACAGTACCAATCTGTATGATAAAACAGAGGAACAACTGATTTTATTATTGGATGAATTTAAACAAAAATTTGAACAAAAATATAGCCCTTTATCTATGCACGACTAATTATGGCAGCTACTTATACAAAGACAAATCTCCGAATCTCTACGATGGTGATTACCGCCCATTGGGGCACTTCCATTCAGCTGGATCAACTCTTTGAATCACTTCGAAGTGTGATCCTTCCCATCTGGTATCCTGGGGAGGGAATTCTCAAGTTCGAACACAAGAATATGGTATTGGGCTCCAGTTACAAGGACATCTTTACCAATCGCAAAATCACTTCGAAGTCGTTCTTCAATCAATCCACAATTGTATTGCGCCGAAAGATAACAGACGATGATGAAAAGAATGAGGGAGACTATCACTGGAAGGAGGTAAATGTGAAACTATTTGCAAACGGCGGCATTCAGATGACAGGTGTCACTTCTGAGCCGTTTGCCCGCCGCGCAATGGAGTGGCTCTTACAAACCATCCAGTCGCTCCCTGAGTCGCCCTTTCCATCACCACCTTCGATTCAGCGATTCTCGATTCAATTAATTAATACCGATTATGCACTCAATA